GATAAGAAATTAAATTCTTTTTCAGATGAATTATTAAATAAAATTGATGAAAAACAAAAGAGTGGGATTCTAATTCAACAAGAAATGAATGATAAACTTCATGAAACTATAGCATTAACAGTAGATGAGATAGTATCTGAGAAGCTAGACAAATCTGTATCTGAATTTAAATGTTATGTAGATGAAAAAGAGAGACAAGCTACTAAAAAGGATACAGAAATGCTTGATATGCTAAAAAATAACATGGAAGAAAGAAAGAAGCAACAAGAAGAACTAGAAGCAGAAAAGAAAAAATCATTTTGGGGAAGGTTATTCGGATAATCTTCCGTATAACTTAAATAATAAATTTAGAACTATACTAGAGGGAATATGAGAGAAAATAAAAAGAAATAGGTATAATAAGACTAGTAAAAGATAATATGCTTTAAAATAGCTTAGAATGAGTTTTAAGAATATATGTAAAATAATTTTAAAATAAAAAAAATAATAGTTGACTAATATAAAACAATTTGGTAATATTGAAATAAAGCAAACGAAAAATAAAACAAAAGAGAAGAATTGCAAAAGTATAAGAAACATAAACTGAGGTACGAAGGTTTTGTTTCTTATAAGTCTATCTTATTAACCTATTAGTATATATTGTTATATTAGTATATATTGTTTCACTCTCTTTCGCAATCCACAGGGATTAACGCAGACTCTAACTCGTTAACTCTGGTGGATTAACAAAAGGAAGTGAAAGTAGGTTCTGTTAATCTGTGTGGAACAACAAAGATTAGAGTGAAAAAGGAGGAAGGTATAGATAATATATGAATAAAGATTTTTTTGTACAAGTATCTAATAATATGTTAATAGAAAATAAAGATTTAAAAGAAAATTGTCTTTTATCAAATGAAGCTTTGCTTATATACATATTAATTATTCAAACTATGACATTAAGAAATTATTGCACTTTTTCTATTTATCATTTATTAGATTGCATGTGTATCAATCATAAGCAAACCGTTACAATAGAAAAAATAAAAAATTGTTTATTAGAACTAAATCAAATGAATGTTTTTACTTATTATGAAGATGTTTATTTTAACAAACAAATAAAAGATATAAGTAAAATAAAGAGGGGAGATAAATATTTTGTAGAAGTTAATTATGTATTTGATGATAATTTTTTTATAGTATATGATGATGAAATAAAAAAATTATTAGATTATTGCAAAGGTAAAAAGAACATAGATAAATTCAAATTAGCAGGCTATTTTTGTTATTTAGTTATGAGAATGAATAAGGAAAATAAGATTTGTTATCCTTCGTTTGATAAAATTGAATATGATGTCGGAATAGGGATCAAAGCAATAATGTCTTATAATAATATTTTAAAACAATTACAATTGATAGATTATATAAATGGAGGATATAGAATTGTGAGGGGTAAAGTAAAGCAGGATGTTAATTATTACTGTAGATATGAAGATAGAGATTGTTTAAAGGAATATGCAAAAAGATTTAAAGAAGATAACAACTTAAAAGGGCAAACAACTTTAGAAAAGAAAAAAAGCAATAAAAAAAGAAGTTTAAAACAGAAAATCAATTACTTAGAGAAAGTTGGTGATGATAATGGAGTAATGCAAGTAAAAGAAATATATGATAGCTTATAGTAAATTTAAAACAATTTAAATATATAAAAGTATAATTTTATTATAAAATAGAAAATTTTTCATAATAAGACTTGACTAATATAAAACAATTTGATAATATAGATACATAGCAAACAATAAATATAATTTAAACTTATTGAGAGTGATTTTAAGAGGTTCAATCTTCAAATGTATAATTACATCTTAATTAAATTTAAATGTAATAGAGCCACTCTCAAGGACATATAAGCATAATATAAAATAATTTAATAAAGAAAGGAAATGATAAAGTATGCAAATGATGGAAACATTAAAATTAAAACCACATCCAAGAAATAAAGAATTTTTTGATGATATGGAAGGAGAAAGATGGAAGGATTTTGTAGAATCTATTAACAGGAGAGGGATAGTTGAAGGAATAGTTGTAACAGAAGATCCCATAACACATGAATTAATAATTGTTAGTGGTCATCAACGCCAAAGAGCAGGAATTGAATTAGGAATAGATAAAGTGCCTTGTAGAATAGTACATTATCCTGATTACAATGAAAGATTACATATTTCAAGAGAAGATATGATACTAGAAGATTTAATATGTACAAACATAATGCAAAGAGGCGTAGGCAATGTAAATCCTATGAAAATGGCTAAATGTATTAGAGAGCTAGAAAGAATTTATGGAATTAAAAATGGGGGTAGTAATTTTACTGGAAATCAATTCGTAAAAAGAGAGGAGCTTGGAAATAATTTCGTAGCTCCAAATAAAACTCAAGAAGATTTAGCAAAACAAATGGGAATAGACCAAAGACAATTACAAAACTATAAAAAACTTAATGAACTTATACCAGAATTACAATCTTTAGTTGAAACAGGTGCTTTAAAATCGACAACCGCATATAAAATATGGGCTAGATTATCAAAAGAAGAACAAGAAGAGTTTTTTAATGAAATAGGAATAGATAAAGTTAAAGAAATGACACAAAAACAAACTCAAAGCGAACTAAATAAAATAATTTGTGAAAAAGAACAATTAGAAAAATCATTTAATGAATTAAGTGAGAAATATAATAAAGAAAAAAATAAAGAACCTAAAGTCGTTGAAGTAGATAAAACTGATTACACACAAATAGAAAAATTAAAAAAGGAACTTGAATCTAGTAAAACTGAAAAAAATAGAATAGAGAATAGATTAAATTTAATGACTGAAAAAGCAGAGCTATATGAAAAAGATTCACTAGAATATGAAAAAATGAAAAATGAAATTGAGTTTTTAACTAATAAAAAAGATGATTTAAGTAGACAAATTGAATCTATAACAAGCATATCAGGATTAGTAGTTGATATAGACCATTTAATAAAAGAAAAATTAGCACCTGTTAAATATTCAAGGGCATTATTAGAGGCTAAAGATGATGATATTGTAATAAATAATCTTAGTAACATTGTTCAAGTTGTTAGACAATGGTGTGATGAAATGAATACATATTTACCAAATAAAAATGATTATGTGGAGGTTTTATAATATATGGAGAACAGAATAATAAATTTAGATTATGAAAGTATGTCAAATGAAGAATTAGCACAAATTCAAGAAAAAATAAAAGAGACAAGATTAAAGAAGATTGAAAAGAAAACATCTGGATTAGAAGATCGTTTTAAAAAACTAAAAAATGCTTTTGATTTATTAAAAGATGATAATAATAAAATCAAAGAAAAAAATCAACAATTAGAAGATAATTTAAAAAGCATCCAAAAGGAAACCAATCAAATAACTAAAACTTTATTTACACATGGGAAAGAAAAAAGAGAATTAGAGAATCATTTACATGAAATCATTTACAAAGAATTAGAAAAGAATAGTACAAGAGATGAATTATTTCATGGTGACTTAACAAGAATTTGTAAATATGAACTTTGTAAATCATTAGGAGTTAGTTCTTTTGCATGGATAGAAGTAAAGGATGTAGATATAGCGAAAAGATTAGCATATAAAATATTAAATAAAGAATTTATGCATAGATTAATGAGAAATAAGACAAAGGATTTGCAATTAAAAATGGACAAACTACAAACAACTAATAAAAAACCAACAGAAAGAGAATATAGAAAATTTGAACTATTAGAAGAATTGTTAGAGGAAGTAGAAGGTAATGAGAATAGAATTTAAAACAATTTAATAAAATACATATGGTAAAGTTAACTAGAGAGTTTCTAAGGTAGGTATAATTCAAAAGGTGTAATTCTATACAAACATAATAATATTGCCTTAGAATGGCTCTCAGTAGTAAATAATGATATATAAGGAGGAAAGACTTAATGAAAACAAAACCTAATAAACAACAACAAACAGCTATAGATTTTAATGATGGGGCTTGTGCTGTAAATGCTAGTGCTGGTTCAGGAAAAACATTTATATTAACTGAAAGGATAAAAAGATTAGTTAAAGAGAAAAATATTTCACCAAATAGCATATTAGCTATTACTTTTACTCATAATGCAAGTGAAAACTTAAAGAAAAGATTGAAAAAACAAGGCATAGAAGGTGTGAATGTTGGTACATTTCATTCAATTTGTGCTAGGATTTTGGCACAAGAAGGATATGATCTAAGTAAAAAGCCCATGAAGTGGCAGTTAGAAATGGCATTTAAGGACGGATACAATGATAAAGTAGATGTTGATAATATATTACAATTCATATTGTATCAAAAATGCTTTAATATTACATATAACGATGAATTTGAAGTAGATGAAAAGTTTGATATGGTATATACAGAAGAAGAATATCGTGCATATTGGCAAAAATACGAAAAAACAAAAGAAAAATATGGTCAATATGACTATGGTGATTGGTTGCAGATAACTTTAGATATATTGAAAAGTAATAAAAATCATATTTATCATTGGGATTATATAGTTGTAGATGAGAAACAAGATAACTGTTCAATACAAGATATGCTTACTCATGAATGGTCTAAAGATGGTAATGTAATGGTAGTAGGTGATTATAGACAAAGTATTTACGGATTTAATGGAGCAGTTCCAGAATTATTTATGGATTTTGAAAATCAATGGGAAAATCCAACGATTATTAATTTAGATTATAACTATCGTTCATGTAAAAATATCGTTAAAAACTCTAATAACTTCATAAAACAATACTATGGTAATTATAAATATTATTCAGATTCAATTCCAATTAGGGAAGAAAATGGTGTAATAAAACATATAGATAATATTAGTAAAGCAGAAGAAAGTGTAAAAATAGGAGGTATGATAGAGAATTTAATTAAACAAGGTGAAAAACCTAAAGATATAGCCGTATTGTATAGATTAAATTCACAGGCTGATTATTTAGAAGGAGTATTAAAAGAAAAAGATATACCATATTACATATTAAACAATAGTTCGTTTTTCAAAAGAAAAGAAATAGATGCTGTTTTATCATATTTGCGATTAATTCATAACCCACATGATAATAATGCATTTGATAATATATTTAAATTTAGGAACTATCCTTTGTCTTATATAAGTAATAATGTGTATGATGAAATAAAACAGTTTGCAGGAGAAAAAAACTTGAGTTTTTACGAAGCTTTTGAATTGTTTAAATTTAAGAAAGCATGGCAAGAGAAAAACATATTAACTTTTAGAAATAAAATAGAAAATTTACGATTACAAGTAGATAAGGGATTAGATTTGTATAAATTAATTAAAAATATAATATTAACTTTTAGAATAGAGGAATACATAGAAGATAAATATAAGAGTCAAGAAGAAATTGATGATAGAAAACAATCATTAGAAACATTAATGTCCTTTATAAAAAATAATAACACTATAGAGAGTTTTTTAAACTTTGTATACAATACAACAGATAAAAGAAAAAAGACTAAAGATAAGGATTGTGTACAATTAATGACTTTACATAGCTCCAAAGGATTAGAGTGGAAACATGTATTTATAATTTCTATAGAGGATGGAAAATTTCCACATACAAAATCAGATTTAATGGAGGAAGTTAGGTTATTCTATGTTGGAATCACAAGACCAACTGATAATTTATATTTAAGTGAAATAGGAGAAGGGAATACTTTTATTGAACAATACAAACAGTAATATAAAACAATTTGACAAAATATAAATTATATGTTATAATATAAGAAAAGAGGAAAACAATGTTAACAATAGGTGGTTTTAATTATATAAAACAAAATATATCTAAAAGTATCAAATTAGAAAAGGAGATTCTTAAACATTCAGGTAAATGTATTTCTTATAAAGTAAGTTCAGAAGAAATAGAGAAATATTTAAGCAAATACAATAATATAAAATAATTTAATAAAATATATTGGAATTGAAAGGGGATAAATTATATGAAAAGATTACTAAAAGTTAAAGGACAAGTAATAGGGGAGTTTAAAGGAGATTCTAAACTATGTAATTACAGATTATTAGAATCTAAGAAAGAAGATTTAAAAAATCATTACATAACAGATATAATTAACAAAAATTTATTTGAAAATGTACATATAAGATTGTTAGATGGCAGAAAAGAAATATTTAATAGTAAAGGTCTATTGGAATATAAAGACGATTTAGGTGGCTCTCTGTGGCGTGTATTTGTAGGTGATAAGTGTTTAGATGATGTATTGTGGACATACTCAGATACAATAGATGAAATTCAAATAGTTATAGATTTAATTGAAGAAGGAGGGGCAGCAAGATAATGTGTATGTGTGATGATATAAAAGAAGTTGTAGCTGAATATAAGAATATTTATGATTACAAGGGTAATAAACAAGCTTGGGAAGAATATGAAAAAAAATTACATAAGATCGAAGAACAAAGAAAGTTATATGATAATGAATATGATTCTGAAATTGATATAGTAGATTTTGAAAGCGAAGAAGAATATTGGAATAATGAAATAAAAGAATGGGAGAATATACTAGATTAATTATTATGTACATAATTTGAATTTATTATGAAGGAGAGAAAATAATGAATTGGGATAATATTAAAAATAAATTGATACATGAAAAAGAATATTTGGTGTGCTTGGACATAAAAAATGAAACTTATAGTCTTCAAAATTATTTCAAATATTCTGATGGTGATACTATTTTTGAAAAAGAGGGGTTTTATTATTTTGATGTAAATGAAGAAGTTTTTAAATATAGTCGTAGACAACCCAAGTTTTGGATGGCTATAACAAATCCGACAATATAGTAATTTTACTACACAATACAAATATTTGATAAAGGGGGAATGATGATGGAAAGAAATTATGTAGTTGTATGTAATAGACATAAAGGTATAAGTGGCTCATTATTATTCTGGGGGAATAAAACAGAAGATAATGCTAAAAGAAGAAGTTTTGGAGGATACAGAAGTAATTTTAATGAATGTGAGAAATACACACTACAGGAGATAAAAGAAAGTGGCTATAACTTCCCTATATACGGAAAAGATATAAACCATGATAATTACATGAAAGTTGAAGATTTCGCTATTGAAATTAAGAGATTAAAAAGGTTAGGTTATAGACCTATATTAATTTATTATGGATAGAATTATGTTCACAATTCAAATATAATATAAAACAATTTAATAGATATATTAAAACAAGTATTTTATTTAAATTTAGGAGGGGTTGAATGGATAATAATTTTTATGTTTATGAATGGTACAATGTGGATAACAAAGAAGTATTCTATGTAGGAAAAGGTAAAAATAAAAGATATAAAAACACGACTAAAAGAAATCAATATTTTAAAAATTATTATAACAAGTACGAATGCGATGTAAGAAAAGTAAAAGAAAATTTAACAGAAAAAGAAGCGTTTAATTACGAAATAGAAGTAATAGAAAAATATAGGAATATTGGTCAATGCAAATGTAATTTAACAAACGGAGGAGAAGGAGCAACATTCCCAGAAGGTAGTTGGAATGATTTGTTTAGGAAACTTCAATATTTACATGATGTCAAATGTGCAATGGATGATATGGACAATGAAGAAGAATATGATATTGAAAATTTAAAAACAAAAACTTTGAAAGAACTAAAAGAGTTATATAAAAATTATATTGAATATAAAGATAACGAAAAATTAAATAAGGAGTATTTTAAATCTATTGATATACAAACAGAAGATTTAACAGGTTTTGAATTAAAAACACAAAATGAAGAAATAGTTTTATTTACAGAGTTGATTGCGAATGATATAGCAAAAAGTAATAAGGAATTTAGTGATTTTTTAAATTGGAAATCAGAAGTTGATTTTATTTGTATTGATTTTAATTCAGATAAATTTTTAAAATTAATGTTTGATAATACAGATTATTATAATGAATTAATAAAAGTAATCACAAATGTGTTATGGTTTATGAAAAATATAAGTAGTAATAAATCTGTACGAGTACCAATAGTTGTTAAAAGTTATGTTATTAAAAATAACTATATACATATAAAATTTAATACATATGATGATAAAACTTTAAGACGAGTAAAAATACATTTATATGATATTGTATGGGGTATTCTAATGTTTAAAGATAAAGCATTGTTTGAAATAATTTATAATGAAGTATTTTTTGCACCTTTTATTTAAATATATGAATAAAATAATTTAGGAGGGAATCATGCAAGATATGTCTAAAGCGATTATAAATCAAAGACAAATTTATAAAAACACATCAAGTAGATTTAAAGATTTTAATTGGAATTTAGAGTTAGATGTAGAAACAGCTAAAAAAAATAAAGAAATAGTATCTATCAATGATAGTATAGCTTTAAGAATGATAAGAAAAATGACTGGACAAGAAGTAGATGAAAAAGAAATAGATAAACTTAAATTAGAAATTAAAAAATTAAAAAAGAAAGGGAAAACTAAAGCTAACATAGAAAAAATCAAACAAAAATATAAAGAATTAGAAGATAAAATTTTAGTTAAAGAATTAAATTCTATTGTTTTTGAATCTATAGCAGATTGGAATAGGGCAAATTCTAAAAAAGGAATTAAATTAAATAAAACCAATAGAATTAGAACAATAGGAACAAGTGGTGGTGTTAAAAAAGATACAGTTCTTTTTTGTGAGGAAAACATACATGAAGAATTAGATAAAAAATTAAACAATGGTAGAAATATAAAAGAGAAATATGTACCTGCAAAATTTGAAGCATATAAAGCATTAGCATTTAGTGGTTCTACACCAGTAACACAACCAAAAGGAGTATTAGTTATAAAAGATGGTGAACATGAAATAGAAAGTGATGTATTATTACTATCTGATAATAAAAAAGGTGGTTTTGATTTAAGTAAAAAAGAAAAATACAAAATCAATAGACAATTTACTGATGGTTGTGGAATGATAAGTAAAGAATTAAGTGAAAAATGGGCAATTGACATGGGTTGTTATGAATACAATGATAAAAAAGAGAAAGAAGCTACTTATATCCCTAGTGGATTTAATATTCGTAACGCCTTTTGTAAAGGTATGTTGTTTACTTTTCCATTTTTAGAGTTTGCAGAAGAAGTAGCAGAGGATTATATGGTAGAAGATGCTTGGGGAAATATGATAGATATAAGAAAGGTAGATGTAATTTTAACAACAAATATGTTAAAACTTTGGAAGTCTTATGGTTCAATTGACCATTACTTAAAATGTTGCAAAGAAAATGATTTTGAATTTTGTGTCGCTAAAATATTACCTGAAAAGTTAGAAAATACAAGAAATATGAATTATCAATTTTTAGAATCTTATAATTTAACTGATGATGAGATTGAGAATTTAGTACAACCAACAGTAGATTCAATAAAAGGTGCTTTATCAGAAGATTATTTAAAAATGATTTTATTTCTGAAAGGTTGTAAATTAACAAAAGAAGATTTTTTAAAAGAAGATTATGATTATCTGAAAGCATTAATGATAGATAAAAGAATGAAAAATGACCCATTTATACAACAAAAGGTATATAGAATGATTAGAAAGAAAATTAATAACTCTAAAAAGGGTGTAATAGAAGTACAAGGCTCTTATGAAGTGGTAAGTGGAGATTTATATGCGTTATGTCAGTATATGTATGGTATGAAGGTTACAGGTATCCTTAAAGCTAATGAGTTCTATTCAAGGACATGGTTAGATAGGGGTGTAAATAAAATTGTAGCATATAGAGCCCCTATGACATTACATAATAATATAAAGGTAATGCCTTTAATTGAAAATAAAGATACAAAAAAATGGTATAGATTTATGAAAACTTGTTTAATAATTAATGCTTGGGATTGTACTGCTGAAACTATGAACGGAGAAGATTTTGATGGGGACGCAAATATTACTACAGATAATAAGATATTAATAAAAAATACAAGAGAAACATTACCCATAATATGTGAACAAAAATCAGCAGAAAAGAAAAAGATAAATAAAACATTATTAAAAAAAGCAAATAAAAATGGGTTTGGTAATAATGTTGGTGATGTAACTAACAAGTGTACTGGTATGTATGATGTTTTAGTTAAATTTAAGGCAGGTACTCCAGAATATGAAGAAATGTCATATAGAATAGCTTGTATGCAAGGATATCAGCAGGAGATAATTGACTCAATAAAAGGAATCATACCTAAAAAAGTACCTTCTCATTGGTACAATTATAAAGAGTTGAAGATAAACTATGAATACAAGGTAGATAAAAATGGTGTAATTATAAAAGAAAAAGATGATGAAAAAACTATAGAGTGGAAGAAATTTAATCAAAAATTATTAAGTAATAAAAAACCATATTTTTTTATATATAACTACTCAAAATTAAAGAGAAAATATAAAAAGTATATAGAAAATAATAATACAAATTGTTTGATAAAATTTGGTTTAACCTTGGATGAATTAATAAAAAAAGAAAATAAAAGTGAAGATGAAGAAGAATTTATCAAATATTATAATTTAATGATGCCAGTATCTATAGAAAAAAGTTTAATGAATAGACTTTGTTGGATATTAGAAGATAAATTTAAAGATATTGAAACAAACATTAGACAAGAAAATAACAATTTTGATTATGATTTTTTAAAATTGAATGCTAAGTACTCAAAAAAAGATAAAGAGATAATTAATGAAATTTATAATGAATATAAAAAAGAAGCCAAGCTATATAAAATGTCCAAAAAAAACTCAGATGAAAACGAAGAAAATACAGAAGATAGTAGGCAAGTATTAATTGATAAGTATCAAAGAAAAGTATTTGAAGTGTGCAATAATGAGGATATGATTTGTGATATATTATTAGATATTTGTTATGGATCTAGTCAAAATAAGCAATTTGTATGGGATATATGTGGGGATACGATTATTGATAGATTGTTGAAGAAGAATAATCATTCAATAAATGTACCAATTATAACAAATAAAATAACTAATACATATTGGCAAGGAGAATATTATGAATTAGAAAGTGTACAAGTTGAGGAGGATGATGTGTAAATATGTTAGACGAGATATTAAATGAAACAGAAATATTAGAAGAATATAAACAAAACCATCTTATACCTGAAAAAATTAAGATTACTGATATTATATATTTATTAACAAAAGATTATTGCTTACAAAACAAAGAAAGAAAAGAAGTTTATAAACTTATTATGGAAGATTTAAAGAAAACATTAGGCAATAAATTTATTTATACTAAATGGAATAAAACAGTTAAAGGCATAGTTAATAGATTTTATAGAGATAAATCAATTTATAAATTTGAAGTAAAAATGAATGATATAAATGAAATAAGAATTAGTCAAAATGAATTACAAACAATTAGGCAATTGGATAATTTAGTGTTAGAAAAAATAGCATTTACAATGTTGGTTTATGCTAAAATTTCAAAAATACAAATGCAGCGAGAAAATAATGATTATTGGGTTAATAAATCATGTTCAGTAATTTGTAGAGAAGCTAAGGTAGGATTAAGAGGTGATAAACAAAAAAGAATAATGAATGAATTATATAAAAGAGAATACATAACAACGAGTAATATAAATACTAAAATAAATATTAAATTAAATTTTGGTGATAAAGAAAATGTTAAGAATGAAGATGATTTAGTAATTACTGATTTTGATGGAGTAGTACATCAATATTTAATATGGAGAGGCGAAAAGTGGAAAAGGTGTCTGGTTTGTGATAAATGGATAAGAGTTAAAAATAAAGAAAGAACAAAATATTGCAATAAATGTTCTAAAGAAAAACGACTAGAAAGACAAAGAAAATACATGAAAAACTCAATAATTTAGCCTTTGTTTAAAATCACACAGCCATTGATATAACTAACTTTGAACATGGTTTTTTATAAAATGTGCAGTTTGTTATAATGTAATAGTAAATAACACTATTTTAATAAAATCAAGAATTTATAAATAAAACAATTTGACAAGTATGAGGAAGTATGAATGACTCCCTTGGTACTAAAATATAAACAACGGAGTAAAGCTCCAATTAATCAAGACAACTTTAATAGAACCCACTAAGCCTCTTAACAATGCTCACTGAGTGCAGTTGTAATCTACGAAGTACAAGTAGAAATTAGCATGGTCTAGCCGAGAATACGGTCTGGTGCTAATATAAGTATTTGTAAAGGGAGAATGATTATATGAAAATAGAATTTAAAAATAGTAATAAAATATTAAATACTGATGTTGGAGTAGTCGTAACTTTAAAAGATGGTTGTTCGAGAATATGTTTAGCTAAAAATCATAACTATATTTTTATAAATGATGATGATATAATGTGTTTTTCTGTATTAGATGAATATAAAAATGGTGATATACAAGGAGCTAAAATATAAAATAATTTAACGATAGGAAGTAACTTAATTAAATAGATAATTTTTTTCATTGATATGGGTAGATTTCATATTTACCCAATCCCTCCCTCCTATTTTTTAAGAGGGAATGAATAAGATATATGATCCAATAGGATTTATATAAAATATAAAGTGTGGCTACTGAAAGCTAGAAGGAGAATCAATATGGATAGTTTTAATGAAAAAGTAGTGGAAAATTTAAAAAACGAGGTAGAATATTTGAATCATTCTTTAGCTAGAGCTAGAGAAAGTGGGAACTTCTCTATGTATAAGAATTTAATTAATAGTTACAGAGAAACTGTAATGTTAATCAATGAGTTATCAGAAAATAAAAAATGCAAATCTAATATAATACAAACATCAGATAAAATAATTATGCAAGTTGAGAATAGACAACTTACTACAGAGAATAATGAGGTTATAATAGATAAAAATGGAATTAATATAAAGAATACAAATGGTATTAATATAAAAAATAAAATAGATTATTGGAAAACTGATGAATATAAAATAAGATGTGCAATTGAAAAAGAGATTGAAGAATGTATTAATAAAATAGAATTTGAATATAAAGATTATATTGAACATTTTAGAGTTGCTAGAACAATTGGTGAAAGATATGATGTCACATTTTTTATTACCAATGAGGATATACTAGAGCAATTCAAACAAGCAATTTCTAATATATTAGAAAAAATAACATTAAAACGATTTATTGGTGATATTAGAGGCTATGTTAAAGAATACAATGAAAATAAGATATTTTGCGAAGAATGTAAAAAACAATTAAATAAAAAAGATTTTTATAAAATAGATAATTCAGAATATCCTATTTGTAAAAATTGTTTAAGAAAAATGATTAGAGATGAAAATGATGAGTTTGATGTAGATAAATTTGAAACTATATTAAAAGATATGAAAGTAGAATTTATTGGTTCTATATTTTATTCAGTTATTGGAAATGTAATACATAAAGATTATAATATTATAGGTGATTATTTAAGAAAATATTTACCTTATAAACTTACACAAAAAATTGAATAATTAATTTAAAATCGTTATTTTATGTAAAATAATTTTACATTTAAATAAAATATATGGGTGATGACCGACATCAAGGAGAAGAACATGAATTTTGAAAAACACTTAAATAATTTAGAAAAAGAATTGTATTTACTGAATGACAAAATTGTACAGGCTAGGGAAGATGAGAATTGGGGTACTTATAAGAACTTAATACTATCTTACAAAGAAATATTAAATTTAATAAATAATTTCAATGTTAAAACTAATGAAGAATTAGAAAATAATCAGTTTAAAGTACCAGTGAAATTTTCTATTAAAGAAATTAGATGTAATTCTAATTATAAAATAGATAATTTTAATTGTGATTGTCCTATAGTTATAGATGAAAACGTAAATGGTTTTGAATTTATAGTAGATATTATATTAAACGGAGTAATAAATAACAGTTTTAAAATAACAAGAGAAACATTTAAAAATAGATTAATAACAAAAGCAAAAGAAATGCCTTATAAAGCTTATAAATGGGGTGGAAATACTCCAGAATTAGGATTTGATTGCTCAGGTCTAGTACAATATGTTTATAAAAATAGTACAGGACTAAAAATAGGAAGGACTGTATATGATCAATTAAAAAAAGGTAATATAATAGCTAAAAATAAATTACAAGCTGGTGATGTAGTGTTCTTTGGAAGAAAAGATATTCCGTATCATGTAGGAATTTATTTAGGCAATGATGAATATATACATTCACCAAAGTCAGGTGATGTGGTAAAAATATCTAAATTAAGTAATAGGAATGATTATATTACTGCTAGAAGGTATTTTTAGATACAATAATTTATAAAGTTAAAAACCACAAAAGTGGTTTATATAAACAAAATAATAAAATTTTTTAAAAAGAGATATTTTAAGGAGGAAACAAATATGGTAAAAAATGAATTATTAAAAAGAATGGTTGAAGAAACTAAAGGAGAATTAAATCAAAAGCAATGTGACTTAGCATTAAAAGCATTTGAGGAAGTAGTAGGAAAAGCTTTAGAAAACGGAGATAAAGTTGCATTAACAGGATTCATGACAATAGAAACCAAAGCAGTTGCAGAAAGAGAGTGTTTAGCTAATCCTAGACAGCCAGAATTAGGTAAAAAAGTTATTCCTGCACATAAAGGTGTAAAAGTAAAAATAGGTAAAGGGCTAAAAGATAGAGTGATTTAATATAAAATAATTTTAAAATTAAATGTATAAATATACATAAATAAACTTATATGTGAGAGGATGTATATCCTTTCACCTCTGTAAGAGAGGGAGTATTAAAATGGATAAAAATATTAAAGTGTTCATAGATACAAATATTTTATTACATACTGATAACTTAGATGTATTATTAGAGGAATATGGTGAATTGTATTTATCTAGTATAGTTATTGAAGAATTAGAATCAATAAAAACAGACTCCAGAAAAGATAATGAAGTTAAGTTTAAAGGACGAATCGCATTAAGACATATAATTGAAAATGAAGATAAGTATAAAGTAATATTATGTGAAGACAAACACAGAAAGATTTGTGAGGATAAGCATTTAGAACAGAACAATGATAATTTAATTATTGCGACTGCTTATGAAGAAGGTAAAAGAAGTGACGTTAAGTTTATAAGCAATGATATTTTAGCTTACAAAATAGCTAAAGAAATATTTGGTTTAGACTCAATGAGATTAATTCAACAAGAAGATGAATATAAAGGTTTTAAGGAATTCACAGGAAGTACAGACGATATTAATGAATTATTCTATCAATATGATAGTGGAAATAATTCATTAAATTTATTAGAAAATGAATATTTGATTTTGAAAAATACAGACTTAGATAAAGTTTATGAATATAGATTTAATAATGGAGAACTTAATTTGATAAAATTACCTCCATCAAAAGTTGTTAAAGGGTGGAATAGTAAGCAGCGATGTGCCTTAGACCTGCTGATGGATAAAAATATTCCTATTAAAATAATAGCAGGTAATTTTGGTAGTGGAAAGACTGTTCTTAGTATTAGAACAGCAGTATATCATATTTTAGATAAAGGAAATTATTCAAAAATAATGTTAGTAAGAAACCCTCTAGGTTCAGGTGAAGAAATTGGATATCTAAAAGGTACAAAAGAAGATAAAATAAGAGAATTTTATAAACCAATAGAACAAAATTTAGATGGTGGAGAATTTCAGTTAAATGATATGGTAATGAAAGGACAATTAGAAATGGAGATACCATATTACATGAAGGGCATGAGCTTAAAAGATACATTTGTTTTAGTTGATGAATGTGAAGATTTAAATAAGAAAATATTTAAATTAATAGGTTCAAGAGTAGGAAATAACTCATGTGTAGCTTTTGTAGGAGATTGGAAACAAGCAGAAGCAAAGTATGTACATGATAATGGATTGATTCAGTTTATACAATATGCAAAAGGAAATCCACTAGTAGGGATAGTAGTCTTAGATGAAGATGTAAGGTCTAGTGCAAGTAAGTTATTTGCAGATTTTTAATAATATAAAATAATTTAATAAAATAATATTTTTAAAGGAGAGATTTTATAAATGGCAAAACAATCATTAAATACAACTTTTAAAAATGCTGAAATTACAGAGGAAGACGGAATATTTACGGTTACTGAATATAGTAAAGATGAGACAAAAGTTTATAATTTAACAGAAGTATTAAGAAATCATTTAAATATGGAAGGCTTATCAATTAGAATAGCAAAAGATAGTGAGCTGCCTTCAGAAGAATAGGTATAAAACAAAGATTTTATATAAAACAATTTAATAAAAATAGTTTTAAAAGGAGAAAAATATGTATATTCCATTTAGTGAAATGACAGAAAATCAAAGCAACATTAACAAATCAACAGAATGTATAATATCTGAAAAAGAATATGTTAGATTGAAAAATATAATAGAAGAATTAAGTAAAATTGATTTTTTTAATAATATGGGAATAAGTAAACAACCTACAAATGTAACTATAAACATTTATAATGACAAACAAGATGATTTTAAATTAGCTGAGACAATAGTAAAACAGTTGAAACAAATATAAAATTTGTAATAAAGAGAAACTTCAAATGAATAATAAAAATGGAACAGTCTATTTTATATTAGATACATCTGCTGCTAATTTAGTCAAGATTGGATTCACAAGGAATTTAAAAAGAAGAATAAAACAATTAGAAACATCAAATTGCAATTTAAGATTAATACATAAAATAGAAAATTGTGACATGGAATATGAAAAGAGTTTACATATTTTCTTTCAGACAGAAAGAGTTAAAAACGAATGGTTTAATTATGGAGATTCAATTAAAGAATGGATAAAAAGAGATAAAATTAAAAAAGAATATTTTGAAAAAGTTAAAAAGTTAAAAAGTTAAAAATTTAAGTTAGCTATGACTTGTACAAGCATAGACCAAACTAATTAGAGGTAGATAGTTAAATCTACCTCTTTATTAAATTTAAAATAATTTGCAAATATTATAAAATTCATCTTTTATTTTATATAAGAGGTAAATTTTTAGTGTTTATAGGAAAGATGTATGGGTTTAGTGTAATGTGTAGCACGACAGTCTCCAAAACTGTTAGTGAGGGTTCAAATCCCTCAGTCCATGCCAAATTTTTAAAGCTATTTTTGAAGAGTGAATTAAACACTCTATCGCACTCCTACAGCGATTTAGATACTAAGGAGAAGGGATAGAACGAACTTAATTCCTTCTTCAAAGATAGCTTTTTAGTTATCTAAATTTTAAGCTGTAGGAGGCATAAGTATGAAAAAATTTAGTAAAAGATTTTTAAAAGAAGTTTTAGGTTTTAATGAGGAAGAAATAAAATTAACAATGGAATGTCAAAGAAAATTTCCAGAATTATTAACAAATGAGGCGAAAGAAATTGACAGTGCTAGAGAACTATATCTTAAATTAGGTTTAAAAGAAACAAACTGGTCAAGATGGAGTAAGAAAAACATATTAAACAATGAATTTTTCAAAGAAAATATTGATTGGAAGTCACTCTTCTTTAAGACGAATGGAGACAAATCAAGGTCTGAAGGGAATTTTGCTAAAGATTTTTCTATATCTATAGAAATGGCAAAACATTTATCTATGATGGCAAGAACAGAAAACTCATATAGGTTTAGACAATATTTTATATTAATTGAAAAATCAATTCGAGGACTTCAAGAACATAATGAAGTTAGAGAACCAGAAAAAGAAAATTATAATTTAATGAAAGAAGCAATTGTAAAAGATTATTCTAGTAAGCATGATAATGTTACTGAATTTGATATTAATTACTTAATGATTAGAGAGAGTAATATGATAAATCAAAATTTATTAGGATTTAAAGCAAATGAAGTAAGAAGTAAATTAGGTTATGTTGATAAAGAAACAAGAGAGCATTTAGAAATAAGTAATAATAAGATTATTAATGAGTTGGAAATTATAATAATTGGGTTAGTAACAGCAGGAGTTGAATTTGATGAAAGAAATAAAATTATTAAAAATATATGTGATAAAAAATATAAACATGTTAAAGAAGAATTTGTAAATAAAATAATTTAATAAAGTCAAATAATACATATTTTAAAAGGAGAATTTTTAAATAATGAACATAGAAGAAAGATATGGACAGAAAATCAAATGTAAAGAATGTGGTAGAGAAATAATATTAGATGAGTTTAGTATTGAAAAGGTGGGTACAAGTACATATGTAGTCTATTGCGAAAATGGATGTGAATTTATATTAGATGAAAAGTTTTAATATAAGATAATTTAATGATTATATTTTAAAATAGTTTTCAAAGGAGAAAATAATGGAGGAAAAATATTTAAAGAGAGAAAATGAAACAGATTATGAATATGGTTTAAGACTTATTGAAATTAAATGTGAAGAAAATCCACAGGATTTAGATTGGCAAGACTTAGTAAGTATGCTTGATTTAAATATACATAAAGATTCTTTAAGAAAAGCTTGTAACACAACTGAGTATAGTTCTTATAATGTAATGAAATACTTTAAAAATAAACAATTACATAATATAAAAGATAATGAAATATTGAAAGAGATAGAAGAAAAGAAATTAGAATTAAAGAAAGAACGAATGAAGTTAAATACTCTGAGAACCATAACAAATAGGGACTTGCGAGAAACTGCAAGAATAGAGTTATATTTGGAGCAATTAAAAGAAGCAGTAGAAAACATTCAACCATTGTATACTCCTAGTAATAAAGAATATAATTTTAATACAATAGAAGATAAAGTAGGATTATTAGGAATAAGTGATATACACTTTGGAAAGATAGTAGAAATTAAAGATTTAAAAGGAAATATAATTAATAAATATGACGAAGATGTGTTTAAAAAAAGAATGGACAGGTTATTTTGGGAAATCAGAAATATAATTATAAAAGAAAAATTAGAAAAAATAGTTATTTATAATTTATCAGATTGTATAGATGGAATACTTAGAATTAGCCAATTAAAAAATTTACAATATGGAATTATTGATAGTGTAATAAAATTTAGTGAATTTATGGCAGAATGGTTAAGTAGTTTAAGCAACTATGTAGCTATAGAATATTATCAATGTTGGGGAAATCATGATGAAATTAGATTGTTAACAGGTAAAAAAGGTGATTTCCCAGAAGAAAATGTTGGAAGATTAATAATGGAATTTTTAGAGTTAAGATTAAAGGATAATAAAAATATAGTAATTCATAATGAAAATAAACCTTATATATTTAGTAATATTTTAGGAATGAATGTATTTGGTTTTCATGGAGAATGCAAAGATTTGAATGGTGCTTTAAAAGATTTACAAATGATATATAAAGAGGATATAGATTTATTATTAGCAGGACATTTACATAATAATAATTTGAATACTGTAGGTATGGGACAATTTGGGGATATTCAAGCTATAAGAATCGCCTCTTTATGTGGTGTAGATGATTATTCGATGAAGCTAATGAAATCTGCAAGTGCAGGAAGTAATTTATTTATAATTGAAAAAGATAAAGGAAAAACAATTACATATGATATTAATTTAAATATTAATAATATAATTTTGAAGGAGACTTTAGTATGAGATTGAATGATTATGATGATTTTATAGAATATATATTGGATGAATTTGAAATAGAAGATGATATAACTGTTGTTTGTGATTATAAATTAGCAGATATATTAAACTATTATTTTGGTGATGAAGAGTATTGTGAATACAAAGGAATAAATTTACAATCTGATATCAATGAATATTATGTAACAAAATTCGGTAAAGATTTCTTTTGTATAACACCAATAAAATATGATGAAAAAATAAAAACAACTACTGGAGATTATTTCATTATAGATAATAATGTTTTAGAGGATAATCCAACTCTATTTAATTATTTAGAAGGTAATAATTTTAAAGTTGAGATTATATATTATGATGAAGATAGTTGTGAAGATGGAAAGGAAAAATGTAATTGGGATTATAACTATATTAGATGTACTTTAGAAGATGCTAAATTTAATAGTGCTTATATTGCAGACTATACTATGGAACATGATGCAGAGGAAGAAGATATATGTTATTTAGAACTAGCGGATTTAATAGAAGAATATACTGGACTAATATTAGATAATGACTGTAAAGAAGAAGTTTTGGGACATGCTTTAACTGAATTTGCAGGTAGGATTTTTGAGAACTTTTGTTTAGAAATAACAGAGGAATAGGTTAAAATAGGAGATTTATTTTAATTAATTTTGATAGAACACATCTTGATTTAGGTGTGTTCAAATGAAAATTAATTAAATATAGAATAATTTTAAAGAAGTTGCTATTACGTAACTTCTTTTTGTATTACATGAAATAGAGAAAGGAAGTGAAACGAAAAATGGCTAGTAAACCTAAGATGAAATGTTTAGGCAAATGTCAGAAAGAAAAATCAGTTGATAAATTTTATAGAAGTCAATCACCAAAACACGAAATGTTTGATGGGTATTGTCCATATTGTAAGGATTGTTTAAAGAAACTTGTTTATATAAATGGAGTTTTTGATGTAGAGAAGTTAAAATTTGTACTTAAAAATTATTTAGATAAGCCATTTTTCAATGACATTATAGACAATATAATGACTACAAATACAAATAATCCTTTGGGCATGTATTTAAAACAATTGAATTTAAGAAAACAAGTTGGTAATGATTCTATGACATGGAAAGATGGAGAAGCTGGCGAGATAAAAGAAGCAGAAAGCAATGATAATAAAAAAAATAATAATTATATTGAAAAAAATAATGTGTCTCCCAAAGAATTACAACGTTTAATTGATAAATATGGATATGGTTATACCAATGAAGAATATCTTCAATTTGAAAAAAAATGGAATAAATTAATTGATAATTACGGAGAAAAAACAGCGTTACATACAGAAAATTTAATTACATATATAAGATTTAGAGTAAAAGAAGAAATGGCAACTGCCGAGGGAGATGTTAAGTCAGCAAAAGATTGGGGAGCATTAGCAACTCAAGCAGCAAAAGATGCTAAATTAAATGTTTCTCAATTAAGTAAAAGTGATATATCAGGTGGAGTAGATGTAGTGTGTCAAATTTTTGAGGCACTTGAAACCGAAATAGGTGTAATTCCTCTATTGCCTAAACTGATAGAACAACCTTATGACGATGCAGATTTAATAATTTGGGCAAATATTAATTATAATAGAAGATTAGAAGATAAGCCAATGGTGCAATATAGAGATATTTGGGATTTTTATGATGAAATGTTAGAGGAATATTTTAAACAACAAGGGTATGATGACAATAAGAAAAAAGAATTTAAAGAAAAAAGGAATAATGTTTTTAGGGATTTACAACAGGTCTATAAAGAACCACTATACGAAGAGGATGAAATATAATGGCTAGTTATGAAAATTTTACATCAGATAACAACAAGCATAAGCATGATAGAAATGATATTTATAACAGTGCCTTTGAAAGCCCATTTAAACATTCAGATAGTGGTAAAAATACAATACAACGAAATATTCCTAAACTATCAGAGTTATGTGCTTTTCTAAGATTTTACCCTGATATATTTTATGATATGATTGCACCTGATTCAGGAGGGATTAAGCTTGACTTATATCAAAGAATAATGATGAGAGTATTAGCTAGATTTCCAGAAAATTATTTTTGTATTCCAAGAGGGGGAAGTAAAACTTTAGTACAAATAATGGTGTGCTATCATACAGCTATTTGTTTTCCTAATATTACTATAGCAATTACAGCATCAACTAAAGAAAGTGCTGTAAAAATATGGAAAGAAAAACATGAAGAAATTTTAAGATTCTATCCAGCTATAGCTGATGAAATAAAGTCAAAAAACTTTTCTAAAGATAGTGGGAGAGTTGAATTTCAAAATGGTGCAGTTATAGATAATTTAGCAAACGCACAAAGTAGTAAAGGTTTAAGAAGAAGAAGGGGTTCATTAGAAGAATCTGCTTTAATTGATAAAGATTTATATGAAGATGCTATAGAGCCTATATTTAACATACCAAGAACAACTATGACAGGAGAAATAGACCCTACTGAATTAAATGGTCAAATTAACCGTTTCTCTACATCAGGATATAAAAATTCAGATGAATATGAAAAAATACTTACAATGAAAAGAAATATGGTTGATTTAAAAGGGGTTTTTGTTTTTGGTTCAGATTGGAGAATACCAGTTCATTTTGGGAGACAGAAAATGTCTACAATCAATAAAGCAAGGCAAGGAAATATTATAAGATTTAGACAAAACTATTTGTGTGATTGGATAGGTGTAAGTGATGGTGGATTAATTAATATTAGTAAATTAATGAAGGCAAGAGTTCTTTCTAATGTTGAACTTGAATGTCCAAGAGATAAGAATAAAAACCTTTTATTAGAAGAGTATGTTATATCTGTAGACGTAGCGAGAAGTAATTCAGATAATAATAATAAAACAGCAATTGCAATACTAAAAATAAAACGTTCTAAAAGTGATGGGAATATAAGACAAGTACAAATAGTTAATATAATTGAGCCTCCAAATGGTTTGAATTACGAAGAGCAATCAGTAATAGTAAAAAGAGAATTCTTTAAATATGGTGGAGATTTAGATTTAAATAAATCAAGAGTTAAAGCTATTGTTATAGATGCTAATATTATAGGACAAGGATTAGTCGAAAAGCTATTAGAAGATGTTACAGATTTTGAAACAAATGAAGAATTACCTGCACTTGCAACAATTAACACAGATGATAAATGTAAATCAGATGCACCAAAAGTAATATATGCTTTAAAGGCACAAGGAATTAATGGCGATATAATAAGAACATTTATAGATTATGCAGAATCTAACAAGCTAAAACTTTTAAAACAGTTTGATGATATAAAAGATGATTTACCAAAAGATTGTGATAGTAGCAAAATAGAACAAGCTTGTATAAATACACAGTTTTTTATAGATGAAGTAGCAAATTTAAAATTAAAAAAAACACAAACAAACATATCAGTAGAACCTATGGTCAAAAGAATAGACAAAGATAGATATTCTGCCATAGCATATGGTTTATTTTACATTTCTTTATTTTTAGACAATCAAGAAGATGAATCATATGACGATGATGACCCATTAGTATATTATTAAAAATTTAATAAAGAAGGGAGGGTGTTATTTGGCAAGAACCAAAGGGAGTAAAAATAAAACATCAGTCGAATTAGAAATGCTGCAACAAAGAATATATGAATTAGAAAAAGAAACAAATTCATATAGCGAAACAATAGATGCTTTTACAGAAGGATTTGTAATAGATTTATTCAATAAAGACGTTATTAAAACAGTAAGTATGGAAAAGCTTCAAGAATGGTTTAATAATCCTGATGAACATATGCAGAAGATAGTAAATCTACTTGCATATTATTACATAATAGATGGTAACATATTTCAATTATATGATCTGATTTTTTCATTGCCGACATTAGAATATAAAATTAATGTTTTTGAAAAAGATAAACATTATAAAGAAGATATGTTAAAAATAAAATATTGTTTGGAAAGAGAACTAAAACATAAAAATTTGACTAGAGATTTAATAGTTCAATTAGCCCACGAAGGTACTTTGTTAGGGACATGGCTAAAAAATGGAAATAAAAATTATTTTTATGTATTTGATAATTTACAATACATTTATCCTTATGGAAGAAGCAAAGGTGAGATGGTTGGAGTTATAGATTTAGAATGGTTAGATGATAAAAGTGAAGATGAAAAAGATGCTATATTTAATAATTTAAGTCCATTAATAACAAAAAGAAAATATTTAAGATATAAAAATGAGACAAGCAATAAAAATAATAAATATATATTTTTACCACCAGATAAATCTTTAGTAGCTAGGATACATACTTTAAGTAGAAATCAAAGGTTAGGAGTTCCATTTGGAACACAGGCTATTTTTGATATTCAACACAAACAAAAATTAAAAGATTTAGAAAAAGCTATAGCAAATAAGATAATAAAAGCTATAGCGGTTTTAAAATTTAAAGGGAAAGATGACAATGATATTAAAGTAAAAAAAGGTGAGAAGCAAAAGGTATATAAAGGGGTAAGAAAAGCATTAGAGAAAAACTCCAATGACAAAGATGGTATTACTTGTATAGCTATACCAGATTTTGCATCATTTGATTTTCCTGAAATGAAAAATGGTGATAAAGCATTAGACCCTAAGAAATATGAAAGTATAGATGGAGATATAACAAATGCAACAACTGTTTCTAATGTACTAACAAATGGTACAAAAGGAAATTATGCATCTGCTAATTTAAATTTAAATGTATTATATTCTAAAATAGCAATATTATTAGAACAAATTGAAGAAATTTATAATCAATTAATAATTCTTTTATTGGGTGAACGAGGTAAAAATTACACATTTGAATATATAAAAGAACCTCCATTAAGTAGAGAGAAGAAATTAGATGTATTAAAGAATTTACAAACTCAAGGATATGCTACTAAATACCTATTAGATATGATAGGCGTGAATTCAGATGAATATTATTCTGAAAGTATATATGAGATTGAGGAATTAAAACTTAGAGATAAGATTGTTCCACCTATGAGTAGTTATACCATGAGTGGAAAAGATAATAATGAAACAGGTAGACCTGAAGAAGATGATACCACTCAAGATTCTACAATTCAAGATAAAACAAATGATGGTAATTCCAACCCAAAACCTAGTAAATAAAAAGTAGGTGAAAAACAATTGAATAAGATATTAATTGCTCAAAATTCAAATACAATAATAATCTCACAAAAAGGGAAAAGGTTAATTATTGATAAAAATAATGAATTATATAACCAATTAAAAGATTTAGAAAAAAGTGAAATTGAAGAATGGTATTTGAATAGATGATATTTTAGATTGTGTTGAAGGGAGGTGAAGTTATGGAATTAAATGATAAAAATACAAAGAAATCAGTATTAAAAGCCCAATTAAATAGTTTAGAAATAAACGAAAAAGACCCCACAATTTTAAAAGGTACTGTAATTATACATGATTTTGAAAAATCTTGGAATAATCAAATAATTACAGAGAAAGTTTGTGCTGAAAATATGAATACATTAATAGGGAAAAGAATTGTGTGTAAATATATATCATCAGAAGATAATTATGGATTGGATGCTTTAACTGACCATGAAGAAGTAGTTAGTAAAGATAGAGTAGGCAATGAAGTAATAACGACAGATACTATTGCGATAGGATTTATTGAAAATGTATATATAGATAATTATACAGATGAGAATGGTAATACTAAAAGGGTATTATTTGGGAATGTTGTTATTTGGAATGATGATAAATATGCTAATATAGTAGGCTTATTACAAGAATGGATTAATCGTGGTATTAAAATACATATGTCGGTAGAATATTTATATTGTAATTATAACGTAATAGATGGAATCGAATATTTACAGACACCTATTCTTTATGTAGCACATACACTTTTAAATTCGGAACAAAGAAATGAATATGCAGAAATTTTACCAGCGTATGATTGTGCTACATTAATTAGTTTAAATGAAAGAAAAAAGTGGAATAAAACAATTAATCAATTAACTAAAAAAAACAACAATAAACAAAATAGTAAATCTGAGAATAATTCAGGTCTAAATATAAAAAATAATCAAGTGGAAGGTGATAAAATGGCGGAAGATATTAAAAAAAATGAAATAGAGAAAACAAATGATAATAAGGAAGCTCCTGCTATAGAAGAACAAATAAAAGAAAAGCCTAATGAATCAATTGAAGTAAATGAAAAAATAAAGTCATTAGAAAAGCAATTGGATACTAAGAATGAAGAAATAATAAAAGCTAATGAAAAAATAGTAGATTTAGAAAGACAATTAAATGAGAAAGAAGAATCTATTAAATCATTAAATGAGAAAATAAATTCAACTAATACAGAAAAAACAGAAATAGAAACTAAGTTTAATGATGTAACAGACAAGTTAACTTCTTTAAATACAAAAGTAGAAGAAATGAAACCAATTGTAGAAAAATACAACAAAGAACAATTTGAAAAAGAATTGAATGAAATGAAATCTACTTATGAAAAGAAATTTAAGAGTGTTAATGCTATTGAGAAATTTAAATCTGATGAAGTTCAAGAATTAATTAAAAAATCATTAAATAAAAATAATGAAGGACAAAAAGCGATAACTTCTTTAAACAAAATGGTTGTAGATGCCATTTCTTTTGATGAAAAAGAAGATATTCAAACAGAAGAAAAGTTAAGTTTAAACTCTGTTGAAAAGGGAACAGAAAATAAAAATTTAAGAGAAGATATTAGTAAAATAGAAAACTTTTATGGTATCTCTCTAAATGAATAATAAATAATTTGATAAATTAAAAGGAGGAAATTAATATGGCAACAAGAATGTATGATGCTTTAATGGAAAGAGGAAATCATGAAATAGGGAATTTAAACTCTATATGGGCTAACCCATTTGTAAATGGGGCAATACTAGAAGAAAATGTAGACAACTTTACTTTAGTTGAGTTGACTGGTTATGATGAAGAAGGAAATGTAAAATGTAAACAATTATCAGATATTACTAAACAAGGATTTTTAGTAACTACTGTTGAGGAAGAACATTTAATGGAAGGAGAAACTTATGTAGATTTTTACAATGCAAAAGGTGAAATAGCTAGATTACATAGACCAAAACAAGATTTAAGATTTGAAACATCAGCTTTTGAATTAAATGCAGGAGCTGCAAAATTAGTTTATGGTCAAGTTGCTCACTTTGACCCTGCAAAGAAAAAGTATATAATATCTGATTCTGCATCTACACACGCAGATTATGATAAGGCAACTAATAAATTTGAAGTTGTAGGCATAGATACAGATTTTGGATATGCTTTTGATAAACAAACAATAAGATTAATGGCAAAATAATAAAAATTAGATAAGGAGAGTGTTATATATGGAAATAAAAAACTTTGATAAATTACTAGAAATGGGAAAAAGAATATATAATAATAAAATGGTAGAAGAAAAAGATAGAGATGGAAAGTTAATTCTTTCTGATGAAAATATGATTAAAAAGATATGTCAAGAAAACTTTAGTTCAAATGGTGAAATAAAAACGCTAGAAGGAGTAAGAAGTTTTAATAAATTAATAGTTGAAGTTGCAAATGAAGAAGCAGATGCAAAAATAAAACCTATATTAGATGCTATATCTGAATACGCAAAAGTAGGAAGATATGACAAAAAGATATATACAATAGATAAAAAGGCTAGAATATCTATGGCTTTAAGTGCTACTGCTTCAGGAGTAGATTTTGTAAGAGTATCACCTTATAGAAAAACTTTGCCAGCACAGCCAGAAGATCATCAATTCGGTGTTTATTACAATATAGAAAGAATGATAACTGATCCCGTAAATGAGTTTAGAAATGCTGTTAATTTAGTACAAGAAGAAAAAATTAAATATTTATTTAAGAAGGTAATGGAATTAACTAGAAAAGGAAAAACATTAAATAAAATACCTGCCAAACAAACTTTTGACGCTGCAAATATGACTTTAGTGAATTTCAGAGATATAGAAAATAGACTTTTAAGATATGGTAGAGGTGTAAGACCTGTTCTTGTAGCTGATATTAATTTAATAGATAACTTAGCTATGAAACAAGGCACAGAAAATAATAACTTCTTCTTAACAAAGGAATTAAGAGAAGAATTATTAAGGGATACTAATATTTCTCAAATATCTAGGTCAATAGCTATAGCTACAGATAATCCATTTGTAGATGACTTAAATAGTAAAGTAGATTTACCTGTAAATGAAGGAATAATGATAGCGGGCGGAAGTAAATCACCATTCAAGATAACTGAATTCGGTGGTCTAAGAACTGCACAAGATATGCCTTCTATAGAAAATGAAAGTGTATACTTAAAAATAGACTACAGAGTAAATGTTGAATTGTTATTAGGACAAGCTATGGGTTATATTAAAGATACTGCTGTATCTACTATTTAATAATTATAAATTATTTGGAGAGATAGATGATTTTATCTCTCTTTATTTTTAAGGAGGATTTTTAAAATATGAATAATGATAAAAAAGTTGTATTAATAAGAAAACAAAGTACACCTTTTACAGTAAATTACCCACATGATGGGATTTTTACTACTTATACATGGGCAGGTACACAAGGACAAATTCTAAATGATAGACCAGTTCCTTTTGAAGTTTTTGAATGGTTACAAAATTCTACAACTACTTTTAGTGAAGGTTGTTTATTAATAAAAGAAACAGAAGATGAAGATGTTACTATGATAAAAGAAAATATTATTAATATAGATAAAGTTGAAGAATCTGTAATGTCCAAATCTGAAATAATGGACATGATAAACTCTGGAAATCATTTAGCTTTAAAAAAGAAATTAAATGATTTAATAAAAGACATGTCAGATAATATAAAAGAAAATACAAAAAGATATATAATTGGAGTTGCATCCGAAGAAGGTGTTGATTCTAGTGCTAAAAGAAAAATATTATGTGAATGGGCAGATATAGATTATGAAAATAATGATTTATTTTTTGATAAGAATTTAAGGGAAATATATGATAAATAAAAGAATAGTGGTGATAAGTTGTGAACACCTCATATGATGAAATTTTTGAAAGCTTTCTTTTAAACTGTGGTATAGATACAAGTGAATTACCAAAAGATCAAAATAAAATATATTCAATAATTAATAATGCAGTTAATCATTATAATAATTTTATGGAAGAAGATTATTATATTACAACAAATAATGAAACAGAAACAATTGATAAAAGATTAGATGGTAGTTGTTTGCTAATATTAGCACATTGTATTAAATACACACATTTAGAAAATCAATTAATTGAATTTGAAGAAATATGGTCTCCATTTCAGAAAGAAATAGGATTTAAGAATTATAAAGATCAAATTGCTTCTAGGGAAAAAACTTTAGAAAGAACTAAAAATAAAATAATTGAGTTAATTAGTAACATTGAAGATAGAAACTTAATGGACTAGTAAGGGAGGGATTTATTTTGAAAGATTATAGCAATTTCAATCCTAACCCTATTAATAAGCTTATATGGAGTTCACAAAAGGTATTTAATAATCAATTAAAATTTGAAGGACAGGAAATTAAAATTGAAAATAAATTAATTAAAGCAATTATAAGAAATCATGGTAATCCTACCAATGAATTTAAGGAAGAAAGATTCTTAATTACAGGAAAAGAAATAGATATTCAAAGAGGAGATATTATTGAATATCTTAATGAAATTTATTTAGTTATTACAGATGTAGATAGAGATAATCAAATTTATAATACATGTAAGCTAAAAAAATGCAATAATGTTTTAACATTTCAATATGAAAAGGATATTCATAAGATACCATGTGTTTTATCTAATGCAACATTATATTCAGATGGTTTGGAAGAAAAACAAATGATATTAAGTAATGACCAAAGGAATGTATTGATACCATATAATAAACTTACAAATAAAATACAATTACAACAAAGATTTGTTTTTAATCATAATAGTGTTTTTTCAGTTTCTTTGATAGATGATTTTACTTTTAAACAAATAGGTAGTAATAATGGGTTATTACAACTTAATATGGTTAGAGAACAAAAACAAACTAATCTTGATGATTTTGAAAATAATTTAGCAGATAACTCTCATCTTAAAAAAGAAGAACCTATAATATTACAAATAGATAATAAAACAATTCAGCTAGAAATTAATAAAACTTATCAATTAAATCCTAAATTATTTCAAGGAGGTAAAGAAGTAAATTCACAAGAACAATTAAATAAAATTTCTTATATAGTTGATGATGATTCAATTATAAAAGTAGAAAATGGATTAATAATAAGCCTACAAAAAGGTGATACAAATATACAGGTTTGCTATGGTGAATATGTTATTAGTGTTCCAATACAAATTACAGATACAAGTGTTCATAGCGGTACTTGTAATATTGTTGGAGATACCTTTATGAAAATTGGAAAATTATCTAAGTGGATAGTGGAATTATATGATTCTCAAGGCAATAAAATTGATGGAAATGTTGAATGGGATATTGTAGGAGATAATGTAGATGAGTTAATTAAAATTAGAGAAAAGACATCTAATAGTATAGTTTTATTAGCTCATAAAAAACAAGAAAACATAGGTAAGAAATTTATTATTAAGTGTAAAACTCTTGATGGATTAAGTTTTGACCAACAAGAAATAATTTTAAAAAGTTTAATATAAATAATATTATAAAGTATGACTTTTATTTAGATTCCAATCATTGAAAATAGCTATTTTAAACCATTTTCACTTACAAAATTAAAAAAGAAAGAAGGAATAAACATGTCAGTAGTATTAAAAGATAAAGGCGAATTAGAATTTGATAATTTTGATAAGATTACTTATACAAATGTAGCAGTAATTAGAACAAAAAAGCTTGATGAAAATATGAAACTTAACACTTCGTTGGTAGATGGTCTTATAATTGTAATGAAAGATGGAGTACAGGTTGGTGAAATTGAAGACGGTGCTATAGATGATGCTAAAAGTATAGGTAAATTTTGTTGTGGTAGTGATGGAATGTTGAAATTAATAGTTGATAAAACATCTGTTGATTCTATAGATAAGGCAAAAACAGAATTAGCTAACCATCAAGCAATAGTACAATTAAAAGATGATTTAGAATATGAAAATGATTTATTTGATGTGACTATGATTGATAGAGGTACTAATAAGAAATTATTTAACACTATATTACTAAATGGTGAAAAGATGTTAGGATATGTAAGAAATAATATAGAAACTATAGATTTACAAACTACCAATCCTATAAGATTTATACTTGACCCTAAATTAAAATAATTTAATAAAGTAGCTGATAACAATGAGTAAGTATACAGGAAATAATAATCTGAATGATATTTTCTATGAAATAGTCACAATTTTGTTAGCTGATGAACCTGATGAAGCTATAGATTTAAAGAAGCTTTTATATTACCAAAATGAAAAAGATAAAGAGGGTAATTTGATTTATGTTAATCCTTATGCAAAAGATATAGTTTATGAAGATTTATGTAATCAAAACATTTATCAAACTGATTATATTTTTGATATTCAAAAAGAAACTAGGAATATAATAAATGTTCATTTTGCAGGCTTAGGATTTGATAGTTATAACGACTATGTTGAAGTTGACTATTTTATGATAGATATATATGTGCATAAGGATATGGAAGCTATAGAGGTAGATGGTAAAAGAATAGCTAGAAGTGTAGAAATTTTAAATAAAGTTAGAAAATTACTAGATGGTAAGAAGATGCAAAAAGGTGTAACATGTTTAAAATTGCGAGGGGTTAGTGGTGGGAAAATCCAAGATACCTACATAAAACTTACTTGTGATTTTAAAATAAAAAATATTAGGTAGAGTTGATTAATTATGAATGAAAGAATTGATTTAACAAATATAAGAGGTAAACCTAAAGTATATAAAGGAATAGAAATTTATCCTGTACAAATAAAAGACTGTGAAGAGTTTTATAAGAATTTATATGTATTACAATTTGATAAAAATAGCATACCAGATATACAAATTGTAAGAATGTCTTATTTAACTTTTTTATATAGTCTTCAATTAATGCAGGATGAGAAAGGAAAATTTCTTTTTGAAACATTAATAATAGATTTAATATCTTTATTAGAATTGGTTCTGCATAAAAAGGCAGAAGAAGACTTCTATTTAAATGTCGATGAAAAAGGTTTGCATCTAATTTTTAAAACTAAAGATGGAGAATTAGAGTTTAAAAGCAACGACTTTGAAAAGTTAAAGAAAATAATATTTAAACAAAACGTAATACCTTACGATGATGAAATTCTAAATCCTGAATTAAAAAAAGCCATTCAAGAAGCAAGGGAATTTATGTATAACAAGACCAAAGATAAATTACCAACATTTGAAGAACAAATTTGTTGTTATCATTGTGCTTTAGGATTGACTTATAAAGATATTGATGAATTAACAATATATCAATTCACAAAAGGATTAGAGAGAAGGGAATTAATAATTTCGTATCAAGTATATGGTACTGCTATAGCTACTGGTATGGCTAGTGGAGAAATTCCAAATTGGTCATCACATATACCAGAAAGAGGATTGTATGATGATGTAACAATTGATGGAAATGAATTAGAAAAAATTGCTTCACAAGTGAAGTGATTCATACAAAATAATTTGAAAATAAAAGGAGGAAAATAAGTATGGAAAATAATAAGGAATTTGCTGTATCCGTTGCTGATGCCATTATAAGAGATATTAAAACAAAGCAAATAGTTATGATTGGTAAAGCATTAATAGATACAGGTTTAAAACAAGCTGTACAAAACAAAGAAGTTAGAGGTGGATTCGGTAATGCATTACAATACGAATTCTCATACAATAAAGTTGTATCTTGTGAAATAAGTTCAGCTAACTTTAAAGAAGAATACATAGCTATGAACAATGGTGTTCCTATAGTTAACCAAATGGCTGAATATTGGAATTATAGTGAAGAACATAAAGTAAAATCTAAAAAAGTGACATTAGATGAAGTTCCAGTTGCAGGAACTAATGTTTATGTTGAATTACCAAATAAAACTATAGAAACTGTAGTTCCTGTAGGTAAGACTATTACATTAACAACACCTGTTGAAGATGATACTAAGATATTATGTACTTATAGAGTTAAGAATGTAATAGATACTATAACTATTGATACAAAACATTATCCAGTAGCTTATGAATTAACTTTAATAGCTAAGGTATTTGATGCTGGTGGACAAACTAAAGAAATGCAAATAGAAATACCAGAATGGAAAGTTGAAGGTAATTTTGACCTTAATTTAAAAGCAGATGATGTTACTGTACCTAAAATATCTGGTAAAGCATTAGATCATAATGGAGACTATGCAATAGTTAAGATGAAGAGAGTTGATGGTAAAGAAATTCCAATTCAACAAATAGCTGTAACTGAACCAGAGATAGAAATAGGAAAAGGCGAACAATACATCCCTCAAGTAATAGGTATAAGAGGTGGAGTGTATGGTAATGTACAAGTGCCTTTAGATAGACTTGATATAAAATCAAGCGATGCTGCAAAAATTAAAGTTACTTCAGATAATGTATTAGAAGGAGTAGCAGCAGGAGCATCAAAAATAACTGTTTCATTAAAAGATGACCCTTCTAAGAAAGACATAATTGAAGCAGAATGCACAATAATATAAAATAATTTAAAAATATTTGATTAATATAAGGTGATTTGATATAATAAAATATAAGGGATGAGATATTTTTCTCTCCCTTATATTTTAGAGTGTTTTTTAAATATAAAATATTGTAAAATATGAAAAAAGGATATTAAAAGGAGTACATACATGAATAAAATAGATTTTAAAGATTGTCCTTTAGAAAAGCAAAAAGAAATTAAATCAAAGATTGAAAAATATTTGGAAAAGTATAAAACATTGAATAATTTAAAAGGTAACGAAGATGGTAGGAAATTATATTATTTAATATATTCTAATAAAATATTTGTAGAAGATGTGTTAGAAGATATGGGATTTAATTATACTGAAATGACAAATATTTTGCCAATAGGTTCACGATATTATTATGATAATTTTGAAAATATAAGAAAAAGATTAGAGTGGTTTGTAGATAAATATAATCACTTTCCTACAAAAAAACAAATGGCTTCCACATTAGGAATATCACAGACACAAATAGATAAATATGGTGGAATTAATAGTTTAAAAGAAAAAATAAATTATTTTGATAAAAAAGATTTAATTGATAACAGAGGAGACTATAATAAAAGTATTATGGAATTAATGTTAGCAAACTGGTTTATTGAAATGAATTTAGGAAAAAGGTATGAAAGAGAAACAAAGCTTTTCAAAGAATATAATTATAGAGACGATTTTACATTTAAAACTGAGAAATTTGATTTATTTGTTGAGGTATGGGCTTATGGAGAAGGTAATAAAAATTTAAATAGTAAATTTTGTATGCAATATTTAAAAGCAAGAAAAATAAAAGAATCTCTTTATAAAAAATATAATATGAAACTGATTTCTGTAGAGCCTGAAGTTTATAACGGTTCTTATGAGGAAATTCAAAAAGGATTCTATAATATTTTTAAAGATTATTTTAAGTTAGATTTCAAAATAATTAAATATGAAAAATTAATAAGTCCTGTAAAAATGACTGATGATGAGATATTAGAAGAAGTTTTAAAATATAAAGAAGGAGATAGACTTCCTGCCACACATGACATTCCATGTAGTTTATATATGGAAATTTTAAAACGATTTAAAACCTATAGAAAATTTTCTGAAAAATATAATATTAAAACAAAACAAGATATTACAGATTGGAACATAGAAATAATCTTTAAATATTTTGATAAACTTATAGTTATGAATAAAACAATAGAAACTAAAAATTTATTAAAATTGAAAGTAGGTTTGCCTAGTGCAATACAAAAATTTGGAAGTTTAATTCATTTGAAACTTTTATATTTCTTAGATAATAAAGATAAAAATTTTCCTAAAGGGGAAATAGAATGGTTGATTAAAATTGCAAATGGAAAAAGTATTAATTCATGTAAAACCACTGATATAGATAAAAAACAAGCAAAAGCAATATTAGATTATAAATTCCCAAACTATAATAAAATTATATCTTGTAAAGTTTGCAGAAAAAATTTTAATATAGAACACATATATAATATTTATTGCAATGATTGCAAAAACCAAATTTCAAATAATGTTATTTCGAGAGATGTGTTATATAGTAAAAAATATATGTTAAAAGAACAGGACTATATAGATAATTTTAAAAATATAGAAAAATATATAAGACAAGATAGTAGATATTTAACTAAGAAACAATTTAATAAAATATCAAAAATAAAAACAAAAGCTTATGTGGGATTTTATAATAAAACATGGGTAGAAATAATGACTATGTATGGATATTATAATAAATTATATGATTATATAAAAGAAGAATTGGTTCAATATTTAAAACAAACTAATAATTATAATTTGCATAATTTTGGATTATCTCATAAATATATAACTTATGAATTAATTAAAGAATTTAATAAAGAAAAAATCAAAGAGGAGGCGATTAGTATTGTGAATAGAAGTGCTTAATTATTAATAATAAAATAATTTAATAATATGAAGGAGTATAGAGATAAATCTATACTCCTTATTTTTTAAGGAGTGATTTTTAAGTGATAAATTTTAATGATTTAAAACAACCAAGGATAAAGAAAACCTTAGAGTTCCAAGGTGAAAAAATAAATATATTGAATCCAACTAAAGAAATAAAAGAAGAAATAATGAAAATAGCTGGTCAATATTCTAAAATAGAAAATAATACAGTTAAAATAGATTCAAAATATGAAGATAACCCTCAATTTGCCCAAAATTTATTTAAATCTTTAGTTGAAGGAATAGAGTTTTCTGATAATATAGAAGAATTTAAAGAAGTAATAGATAATCCCTCCCCTATAGTAATCGAAATTCAAGAAGAAATAAATATGATAGTTAGAACCATTGGAATAGAAAGAGCAAAAGCAATTAGCAATGAAGTAAAGGCGACAAAAGATTTAATAGTTGTTAATGATATAATGGAAGAAATGGATGAATTTTCAAAGAAAAATAAGGATTTTCAAATACCTGAAATAGTTATTGAAAACAAAAAAGATATAACACCTAAGCCAAAAGCTAAAAGAAAACCAACTAAAAAAAAGACTAAAAAAGAAGAAAAAGTAGTTGATATAAAAACAGTTAAAAAAGAGAATAAAGAAAGTAAAGCTGATAACAAAGAAATAAAAATTGAAGAAACCACAGAGGATAAGGAAAATGGACTTCAATAGTTTAAGAGATTTATATAAGTATGCAGAAAAAGCACATGAAGAAGTTGCTACAAATGAAACTCAAGAAGGGATTAAAGAAGTAGCAAGTGATGTTGTAGATGAAGAAGTTTATAGTAAATATGATAATAAAGATAGAAGAGGAAAGCATGGTGGTGGATTAGGAGATATTAAAAATATGGTAGTACATCCTCCTAAAAAAATAGGAAATACTATAGAAGTGAAAATTACAAATGAAACTCCTTTAGACCCACCTGATGATGGGATACCAAGGAATTATAGATTGGATGAAGCTATTGAATATGGTGGCGATTATTATGAATATCCTAAAAGTAAAAAAAATAGAGATGAAGGAACTTATACATATCTGAAACCTAGACCATTTAACAGAAAAACAGAGGAAAGATTAAATGTAACAAGAGAACATGAAAAAGCGTATAAAAACGCTATGAAAGCTAAGGGGATAGATATTAAATAAATTTCCCCTATTTTTCTTTAAGTATATAGATGTTTTAAAATATCAATTTTATTAAAATTTAATTACAATGTATTTGTATGTTTAAAGAAAAATATTCATTATACTAATATTCGTTAAATTTTTCAATAAGATATTGTACCTTAATATATAATTTATAACTTTCAATACCTATTTTGTCAGTATTTTTGATACGATTTATTAGTTAATATATACCAATATATGGTAAAATATATTTGATGCAACCACTATAGTTTATCAAATATATTTTCGAAAATAAATATAAATCGTTCGACAAAATGTTGAATTTTGGTATATGGAGTGATAAAATGAATATAAGGAAATGGACAGGCTATAAAAAAGTGTACAAGCTTAAAGTAAAAAATAAGGGGGAAGAGATTATGGAAAATGTAGTAGAAAGATATTGTACTGTTTCTGAATCTCTTGAGGAAAGTTTAAAACAAATGAAAGCCATCCGAAGTGGGAAAATGAAAAAAAAGACATGGAAAGAATTTAAACAAGAACTTCAAGAAGAAGATAGCAATTAAAAGTACAGTAAGTAGAGGTTGATTATATGAATTACGAAATATATCTTACACCTAAATTTGAAGAAGATATAAAATTTTATAAGAAAAAGAGAAAGTTTTGTAAAATTGAAAAAGATATAGATGTTGTTATAGAAGAAATCGAAAAAGGGAATTTAGTTGGAGATGCTATTGATGATATACATCTACCAGAGGGAGAAGATACTTATAAAGCAAGAGCAAGTAATACAGATACTAAAGTGGGAAAGGCAAATGGATATAGAATAATATACTATGTCATAAAGGATGAAAAAACAATTTTTCTGTTAACTATTTATTATAAAAAAGATGATAATAGAATATTAAATAAGAAAGAAATTATAGATTTAATTAATAAATGTTATGATGATTAAACTCTTAACAAATAAAAGTTAGGAGTTTTTATTTGTCTTTGCAAAATAATATTTGACAATTATAAAACATAAAGAACTTTTTCGAGGTTGGCAATATTATCAATTTGTTATAAAATATACATATATTAATAAAATTATATATGGAATTATATATATACTTGGAGGTATTACAATGAAAAAGAAAAAGTTTTTTAAATTGGTCTTGCTATGTTTAAGTTTTATTTTATGTTTGGGATTGTTTGTTGGGTGTAGTGAATCAGAAGAGGATAAAGCTAGAGCTGAAAAATTTGGTGTTTATAAAAACACAACAGAAATGGTAGAAGATAAAATAAGAACTTCATCAACTGCAAAGTTTCAAGAATTTGATGAAAGTCTAGTTCAAGATTTAGGAGGAGGCAAATATCAAGTATCTGGATATGTTGATGCTGAAAATAGTTCTGGAGCTAATATTCGTTGGAATTGGCATTGTACAGTTACAATCGAAGGAGAGGAAGGCAATAGAACGATAGAAAGTAATGATATAGTAATAAAATAACTTTATATATATTAAATTCAAACCTCTAATTTTTATATGTTAGAGGTTTTTATATAAAAATAATATTTGAAAACATATATGTTATAATAGTTTCAGATAAAACTATATGGAGGTTTTTAAGCATATGACTGTAAAAAACAATCTAAAAGAAATATTGAAAGATAGAGGAATCAAACAAGTATGGTTAGCAGAACAAGTGGGAATTAATTCAAAAACTCTTAGTAATATTATAAATGGTAAGTACAATACAAGTTTAGAAGTTGCTTTAAAAATATCAGAAGTTTTAGAGACAAGTACAGATGATATTTTTAAATTAATAAAAGAGTGACGGAAAAATATATTAATAAAAGTATTGACACACAAGATAAAGGGTAGTATTATAATATTTGCAAGGTAAAAACAACCAATTAATCCAAGCCTTGCAAATATTATAATAGGGAGTTGTCGATATGTTAAATAAAACAAATGCTATTAATAATATAGAGTGGAAACAAGAAATAATCAATAATACTAAGAATTATCAAAAAGAAAACGAAGAAATAATTCAGAGGTTAGTTGAAAAACTAAAATCAATTAATCTATTGGGTACATACATAGAAAAAGAAAATATTGCATTAGCTATGGAAAATTTCACAGTAGAGGAAAATGACTATAATATCTTCATAACAGGACAAGCTTGCATTAACGCAGATGACGGAGAAGATTATATGGATAATTGTGTATTAGGAATTTCTAAATCAGGCTTGCTTAGTTGGAATGATGATTTGGGAGATATTGAATTGGAATATGTAGATAACATAATTGTGTTAGAAGTGTAATATTGTTAACAATAGTAATTGTAAAAGGATTATATTATGGAACAAAAGGAAGGAGAAAGAGTTAGGATGATAACATTAAATGCTATAAGAGAGAAAAATAAAAATGAACACTCCTTTTTAAATACAAAAATAACTAAGAACACTCTTTCTCAAGAAGAATATGCAGAAGGAAGAGAAGTATTTTTAAGATTCGTAAAATTAATAAATGAAAAATCTTTATATGATTATTTTAAAGAATATGAAGATATATAATAAAGGGGATAAGATCATGACAAAAATTAATAGAAGTAATAATATATTTGAATTTACAGTATCCAAAGATGATTTCAATAGTATAGTTAAAAAGTTAGAAAAACCAGGACTAACTAAAGAATACTTAGATGAATGTAAAAGAGTTGCTAATTTATATAAAAAACCATCTAAAAAATAATTTCAAAAGTATAGGAGAAAAATTATGAATGTCAAAAGGTGGAATGATAATAAAAATAAGCTTAAAGAAAAAAAGACATCACAAAACTATACAGTGGCAAATACTAAAGATGTAATTTTATCAATCAAAAAGTGTAATAGAAAATATGCTAAAGCGTTAAAGAAGTTAGCTGATTCGTAAAAGTGGAGTGATAGTTATGGGTAAAGTTATTAATATTTTTGATTATAAAAAAGAAACCTTAACAAAGGAAGAAATAATGGAAGCAAAAGCAGATTTACTATATGATGATGATGGATACTTAGATATGTTTTTTGAGGAAGAGTATAATGATAAAATAGAAATTGAGGATATAGATGTAGAAGCAAAATTAGCTAGAAGTAAGGAACTTTTAAAATCTTATTCTTTACTAGATATGATTCTTGATTCAAAAAAGAGAAAAGAAGTCTATGATTATTATGATAGAAATTATGAATCTACTCCAGAAGAAGACAAGATATTTAACGAAATGAGAGGAAAATATAAAGAAGAAGATTAAATAAGATTATTAGGAGGAGTTTATTATTAAAAAAATAATTAAAAAACCTAATAGTATATTAAAGTCTATAGAAATAAGTTTTCAAGAAATACAGGATTTTAATAAAGGTAAGAAAAAATTAAAATCATTAAAAGAATCTCAACAATTATGGGATAAATGGGCAGAAGAATCAGAAAAAGAGGTGTAATCTATGAGTGACAGATTATCTGAATTACAAAAAGAACTAGATAATAATCTATATAAAGCTACTATAATTGCTAAAAAAAATACTAAAAGAAATGAAATGGGGCAAGTTATAATTTCAGAAGATGAAGAAGAAAAGTGTGAATGGGACATTATTGCAGATATATTCACTAATGCTATAAGAAGAAAAGGATTAAATTCAAAGCAGGTTGAAGATATCTCAAAAAAAATTTTAGATGAGGTAAGAAATAAATGCGAGTAGTTGTAGACACAATAAAGTTAACTCCATCAGATACACTAGATAAAGATGAGAAAAGTGATTGCTTTGCAGATTGGTATGAAGAAGAACTTATTGAAAAGTATAGAAAATATAATAGATAAACTAAAGATATATAACTTATAAAGGCTTTATTATAAATATTTTGTTGGGGGTATAAGTGTTATGAAAAGGTCTTTGAATTTAAACAAACTAGCAATAAAAAATATAACTACCATATCATCAAAAGAGGCATTAAAAGATGTTGTACCTTTTAAATGGAGTGAAGAAGTATTAAATGGTACTAAAAAAATCAAAGTTATGAGCTTTTTGTTTCGCTAAAATTTTCAATAAAACTTTGTACTTTAATATATAATTCATAACTTTTAATAACCATCTTGTCTATATTTTTGGTACGAATTACCATCAATGTTATACCAATTTATGGTAATATATAAATATGCTAATTATTTAATATATATAAACGAAATAGATTATAAGCATATTTATTAAATATTATATTTTTCTTAAAGAATATTTTGTAAAATATTGATATTTTGTACTGGGAGTGGTAAAATTATGAATATAAAGAGATGGACAGGCTGTGAGAAGCCAAGGGTGTATACAGCTAAAATAGTTAAAAATAAGGGGGAAGGACATATGGCAGTATCTAAAGCATATTTATCTTGTTTAGATAAAGAAGCTACTCAATTATTTAAAAAAGACATAGAATCTGCTAATTTAAAACCAACTGTAGCAAAAAAAGGATTAGAATTATTTAAAAAACTAACTTGTGACGAAAGAGATAGCTAATATGAATTTTTGTGAAGAAAAACTAGATGAGGATAAACACTTTAAAGAAATTAGTGATTTTGTATGTGGTGAAAATGAATCATTAGAAATATTTTTAAAATGTCATGCAATAAAATATCATAATAGCTCTCAAGGTATGACTTATATAATAAAAATGGATAATAAAGTTATTGCTTTTTATACATTAAAATGTAATGCTGTTCAGGTTGAAGATACTAATGGTAAAGAGTGTATACCTATGGTTGAATTAGCTAGACTTGCAGTAGATTCAGAGTATCAATGTAAAGGCTATGGTACAGTAATATTTCTTGGATACATGTTACCTAAAATTTTGCACGTAAGGGATTTAGTAGCAGCAAAAGCCATTATGGTGTTTGTTGAAAAAGAAGATAAAAACGCTATTAATTTCTACAAAAAAGTAGGTTTTAAGATGGCTGATGAAAAAGTTCAAAATCATATAGAAGAATGGTATTCAGAGGGCTGTAGCATTATGGTGTTGAATTTAGATACAGCCGAAGAAATATTAAGGCAAATACAAGAAGGAAATTGAGAACTCTTAAATATTAAATTATTTAAGAGTTCTTTTATTTGCATAAAATTAATTAACTAAAGGCATTTTCATAATGTCTTTTTATTTTTGCTTAATATATCTACATAAAAAATATTATGTAAAGGTAATTAAAGTAAACAAAATATGAAAGGAGGAATTTTTTAATGGGTCTAGGCATACATACTTCGTTTACTTTCGAAAGTTTTGATTCGTTAAATGCAAAAGCTCAAAACTTATTAAAGAAAGTGGGAGAAAATAGTAAAATAAAATTAGATTTTTCAGACGGAATGTCTTTAGATAAAATGCAACAAGAAGTAAACAAGCTACAACAGGAAATTATTAAAGCTAGTAAACAGTCTAGTCAAACATTTATAAAGACTTTTGATGATGTAAATAAACAATTTGAACAACAAATAGATAAAATAAAAAATAATTTGAAAAGTATAGGGTCTAATGTAAATGTTAATTCTATAAAAGATGATTATGGAAAGATAATAGGTGCTTTAGCTCAGTATGAAGATAAAGCTGGAAATGTTATAACTAAAAATTATGAGATTGGGAAATCACTTAATGAAATAAATGAAAAAGGCAAATACATAGAAAAATTAAAACTAAAATTAGTAGATGACAGTGATTTAAAAAATCAAAATAAAGCATTGAGTTTTTTAGATGAAGAAAAGAAGAAAATTGAGCAATTAAATAAAACAACTGCAAAAGTAAAATTTGATACAGATGGTAATGGCAATATTCAAAAAGCTACTATTACATATACTGATGGAATGAATCGTGCTGTTGCAGAAACATATAAGTTGAAAACAGCAACACGAGATTTAGAAAATGTAATAAAAAGAACTATGAGTTTTGAAAAGACAGGAACTACTTATAGTGATAATATAGCAAAAAGTTTAAGAACTTTAGATCAATATCAAAAGGCTATAGATAAATTAAATGAAAAGAATATAAATTTGGGTGGTGGTCAACAAAGTCAACAATTTGTTAGTAATCTTAAAGACGCTCAAACAATAATTGATAAAACTAAAGCTTCAGGGGAATCTATGACCAAAAGTTTAAAAACCAATCTTGATATTTTAATTAACAAGATGAATTTAGAAAATAAAACAATTAAAGAAAATAACACTGAAATGAAGAAAAAAGAAAAAATAATGAAAGAAGCTCCTATAGCCATACAAGGGTATGAAAATAAAATAAATAAATTAAAAAAAACATATAAAGATTTAATTAAAGAAGCTGACTTGAAAAAATTAAGAGAAGAAATGGCTAAATTAGCACGTTCAAAAGAACCTGAAGAATACGCTAGACAATTGAAAGTTATAAAAAATGAATTTGATAAATTAGAGAGCTCTGTAAACAGTGGTGGTAAAAAGGGAAATGGAGGTATATTAGCTTCTATTGGTGAGGCAATGACAAAGTTTCCCATTTGGATAGGAGCTACTACAGCTTGGATGGAAGCTATCCACAAAGTCAAAGATGGTATTGGGTTTATATCTAATTTAGATAAGGCTCAAACTAATATTGCTATGATAGCTGATATGAATAAAAAAGAAGTTGCTGATTTAACAGGGGAATATAGTAAATTGGCTGGTCAATTACATACTACTACATTAGAAATGATGGGTGGACAAAGCACACTGCCCATGTAAAACCTCGTGAACCTAGAAATCTAGGGTGTCTATTCAACGTTAAGGTCAAATGGGAAATAATTTGTTAATGAATAGGCTAACAGGGGAAGAGAAATCTAATCCTGTGCGAAATTATATTTATTTTTAAATATATAATCGTTAAACGACTATCGAAACCATAACATAAATGTAATTAGGGTTGTTTATGTGAATAAGGAAGTAGAGTGAATTAACACTGTTAGTACATCCATAGCGAAATTCTGTGGGTGGAAGTGCGAGGACTTAACCTAATAAGCATGATATAGTCTATTGATTAATTTATAAATAATTAATGGGTGCAGAAGAGTTTCTTAGAGCTGGTAGAAGCATAGAAGAGACAAAAGGATTGTTGGCGGCTTCAACTATAGGTGGAGCGATATCTGGTCAAACTACTGAAGCGGTTTCGGAACAATTAATTGCTATAACAAATGGTTTTAGTAACATGACTGAACAAGCACAGAAAGATGGTAAAAGTTATGAAGAAGTTGTGATGCACGTTATTGACACTATTTCAACATTGGATAATGCTTCTGCTACTTCATTCCAAGAAGTTGCAAGCTCTATGATGAGAACAGCATCTTCAGCACAAATGGCAGGAGTAAGCTTTGAGACATTGGCATCTTATGTGGCTACAGTTTCGGCAACAACAAGAAAATCTGCGGAATCTATAGGAGAAAGCTTTAAAACAATTTTCGCAAGATTCCAAGACATTAAACAAAATATCAACGTTGATGATGGTGTAACTATATCTAATGTGGAAAAGTCATTGGATAAAGTAGGAGTTGCACTAAGAAAAGATAAGTATCATTTTAAAGAATTCTCACAAGTTGTTGAGGAGTTAAAGCCAAAGTGGAAAGAATTCAATGACTTACAAAAATCAGATATAGCTAAAAGTTTAGCAGGTAAAATGTGTGCCTGAGTATGCAGTAATGTATATTTAAAAATGCTTAAATTGACGGGGAAGTCCTTAGAGTTTTATATACCAAGTTATTATGGAAACATATATAATGGCTAAGTATAACGGCTTAGGTATGGTAAAAAATATAAAAATTGGGCAACCAAACGCAGCCAAGCATCTAAGTATAATTTAATTATATATGATGAAGGTTCAACGATTATAATAGCAATAGGAACTGTTTTTATAAATAAGCCTATAAGGTATAATCTGAACATCTATGGAAAACATAGAGAAGATATTTTAACGAATATCTCGCCATAACAAAATAATTTGTTGTGGTCAGTAGCTTATATTTTATAAGTGAAAGTAACAGCTTGACTCACCAAAGGGAAAATTTCTTAGTGCTGATGGATAATTTAGAACAAGTGAATAAACTTCAAAAAGAGGTAAATAAGGCAGCAGGAAATTCAAAAAGAAAATATAATGAAGATTATGCTGAATCTGTTGAAGCGAAAGTTAAGAACCTTAAACATGCTTGGGAAGAGCTATATCAATCTTTAATTTCTAGCGATGCCTTAAAAATAATTCTTCAAACAGGAACAAAATTGGTAGGAGTATTAGATGCCTTAATTCATTCAAGCAGAGGAACAAAAGTAAGTTTACTAGTGTTATTACCAACAATTATATTAATAGGTAAACATTTTAAGTATATGATAGATATCATAAAATCAGGTAAAGATTTAAAATTTATAGATGTTCTTTGGGGAAGTTTGTTTGGTAAAATGACTAGTGGAGTAGGGGTTGTTGAATCTCTTAAAGGTGCTTTTAAATCTCTTTTTGGAACTATAAGTTCTTTTAATGCTTTAATAACATCTCCAACAGGATTAATGTTTGCAGGTATTGCAGTTACTATAGGTGTAGCAACTGCTGCAATAGTTAAACATATAAAACATCAGAAAGATTTAAGAGAAGAAAATAAAAAATTAAAGAAAAGCTATGAAGATTTGACTAAAGCAATGAGAGAGAATAACAAGGAAGAAATAAAAAACGCAATAGAAGACCCTCAAAAAGCTCAAGATGAATTGCAAGCTTTAATGAAAAGAAGAGATGAATTAAAAAAGGCAATGAAAAATACTCCTCATATGACAGGTATGAGTGGAGAAAATAATGCTGATTTAAAAGAAACCGAAATTCGAATTCAAGAATTACAAAAATCAATTAAAAGTAGTAATTTAACACTAAATGAAACAACTGGTAAAATAATCGACATAGCAAAAGCAAAAAATCAAATTGTCAATTCAGATGTAGCAGATGCAATAAAAGAAACTGCTGAATATGAATTAAAAGAGAAAGATTATATCGCTGGGCTATATGATGAATATAATAGATTAAGTTCAATTAAAAATAAAAGTAAAACCGAAGAAAAGGAATTAAGTAACGTTTCTGAAAAGTTAAATGATAATGTAAAAGGTTTAATTTTGACAAAAGATAAAGAAGGTAATGTAATAATTGAAAATACAGGTTTGTTAAATGATGAAGTAAAAATGCTTAAAACCGAAGGAATGACTGTTGAAGAACTTACTAAGGCAAAATTAGAAGCAGCAAAAGAACACGCTCAAATACAAAGAGGAATGACTAAGATATCATATGAAGAAGCTAGGAAAAGAATACTTTTTCTACATGAGGAAATGAGAAAGAGAGAGCCATTAGCAGATGCTATTGATAAAGTTCTTCCATCTGCAAAGATTACAGGAATGAATCCTGTTCGAAGACAAATAGATATGTTGAAAGATGAAAGTGTGGAGTTAGAAGAACAAATGGCGAGACTAGATAGCATTTTTAAACAACCGAGTTCAATGAATATTAGTGAAACTCCAGACTTTAATCCTGTAGATCCAGAAAAGGAAAAGAAAAGTACAGATGCGTTAAAAGAAAATACGGGTGAAATTGACAAAAATCGTGAAGCTGTTAATAAAGCTAAAGAAGCTGTAAAACAATATGAGTTAGCTTTGAAATCATTAGAGTTACAAATGACTAAAAATGATATAAGTTTGGGAAGATTGTATAAGAATAGTGATGCATATAGAAAAAAATTAGACGAGAAGGCAAATTTAATTAAACAAGAAATAGCCTTAAACAAACAACAAATAGCTACTAATAAAGAATTAGCTGGTTCACTTGGGGCTGTTAGTAGTGCATATACTAGTGGTATGAGTAGTAGTATTGGAGAACAAGTTGTAAAAAATGCACAACAGTATCTAGGAAGACCTTATAAGTGGGGTGGTAGTACACCTAGTGAAAACTTTGACTGTTCTGGATTGGTTCAATATGTATATAAGCAAGTAGGAGTTTCTTTGAACAGAACGACATATGACCAAGTAAAACAAGGTACTCCTGTTTCAAAAAATCAATTGCAAGTAGGAGATGCTGTATTTTTTGGTAGTCCATCAGCACCTCATCATGTAGGCATTTATATGGGGAATGGACAATATATACATGCTCCAAAAACAGGTGATGTTATAAAAGTTTCTAGTTTAAATAGTAGAAGTGATTATGCAACTGCTAGAAGATATGTAAGTGGAAGTGGTGGGTACAATAGAGTCTCAGCATCTAATTATACTGGTGAGTATTCCAATTATATTAATGAAGCTGCTGCAAAATATGGCGTTTCTGCTGCTTTAATTGCAGCTGTAATAAAAGCCGAGTCAAATTTTAATCCTAATGATGTAAGTGGTTCAGGAGCAATCGGTCTAATGCAACTTATGCCTGCAACAGCTAGAGAATTAGGTGTTGGAAACCCATATGATCCAAAACAAAATATTATGGGTGGCACAAGGGAATTAGCTAATTTAATAAAAAAATATAATGGTAATTTAGATTTAGTATTAGCTGGATATAATGCAGGGGTAGGAGCTGTAGAAAAATTTGGAGGAGTTCCTCCTTATAAGGAGACAAAAGACTATATTCCTAAAGTTAAAAAGTACATGAAAGGGTTTGGTGGATCGGAATCATCAATCCATTCAGTAATAGACGAGCAAATGGATTTAATTGGCAAATCAATGGATATGGAAAAGAAAAATGCTGAACTAATGGAAAATTTAAATAAAATAAATATTGAAAAATTAGAATCACGTTTAGGAGAATTTGATGACAAAGTTAAATCTATTGATAGGACAATTACTCAATTAAGAACAGATGTCGATTTGCAAAATAAAAATGATATTAATTATATTAACTATTTATCTAAGATAGATGATTATACTGTTAAAAAGTTAGATACTTTAAGAAAAGAAAGAGAATTTATTGAAAAAGAAATGAAATCAGGCATTTATGATGAAACTACTATTCATATGTTAAGCGAAAAATATTCAGACATAGGGACAGAAATGCTTAATGTAACTAAAACTATCAAAGATGTGAGTTTAGAATTAGTCACTGCTAAATGGGAAGCCATCCAGCAGATTTATAAAGAAAATATAGAAATGATTTCAAATGAACTAGATAGACTTAGTTTACATGAAGAAAAAAATATCAAGCAAATAATGATATTAAAGAAGCAACTAGTAGAACAAGACGAAGAAAATATTAGAAGAATGACTGAGTTAATTCGAGAAACTAATGATATAGCATATAAATATGGCAAAGATTTCTTGTTAGATAAAGTTAGAGAGTATACTGCTGAATTAGATAAAGCTAATACTGAACTAGAAAAGCATAAAAAAGAGCTAGAAGATATCAAAGACAAAATGTCTGAAATGAAGTCCACTATAGAAGATAAACTAAGAGAAGTCTTAACTAAAACTGCTGAATTAGCGAAAGAACAATTAGATAAAGTTTTAAAACATTTCGAGGAATCTATAGATGCTGAGTTAAAGAAAATAGATGATGCAGAAAAACGAAATAGTTATAATGAACAGAAAAGCGAGCAGTTAAAAACTATAGCGGAATTACAAGAAAAGATAGCCAAATTATCAACAGATGATAGCGAAGAAGGCATAGCTAGAAGGCTAGAGTACGAAAAACAATTACAAGAGGAAATGAAGAAAAAGACTGATCTACAGATGAAGCACAATAATGAATTAAAGAAAGAAGCCCTAACAAAACAGAAAGAAGAAAAGAAAAAAGAAATAGAAAAGAAAAAACGTGATATCGACACAAGATTAGATAATGTTTATCTAAATTTAGATGCAAGAAAAGCACTAACTGAAGGCTATATTGAATGGATTGATGGTAAGAGAATTGGAATCCAAAATGCTCTATTACAATTTGAGGATTTATTTGGAAAAGGGTTAACTTCACTAGGAGACAAAATAAAAAAGGAATTATTAGAACAATTAAAAGCAGCACAAGACTTAGTAAATGGAATAGATAAAAAAGACCCTGATAAAATACTTGAAGAAAATAAAACTAAAAATGTATATGGGACAGGGGCGGATTTAGCCAATGCTCGAAAGATATTAGGTTCTTTAGGATATAACTATATAGATACAAGCCTTGTAGACAAAAACAAATTACATTTTGGGAAAGATGATATAGTTGTAGGAGATACTGGTGCTATTAATGGTGTTGACAGACAAGATTTAAATGGTGCTATAAGACTAGGTGGGAAAAATAGATATGATACGGCAGGAATCATACAATTATATTCAGATATTCAAAGTGGAAGAATTAAGCCTGTTGGCGGAATTGTATATGGTACAGGACAAGATTTAAAAAATGCTATAGCATGGCTTAGTCCTTTAGGATATGAATTTGTAGATACATCAAAAATAAATTCTAAAGATATTAATTTTAATCCAAATGATATTATTGTAGGTGGCAAAGGTGCAAAAGGTGGAGTAAACTTTGATTGACTTGCCAACGCATACTCGTGACTTCAGCCATGAGTTAGTTGGCAAACAGTTAGCATATAGAGAAATCTGTATGTAGTGGTATTAGTCACAATACCCAACACTACTTGAATTGCTGGGAAGCCCTAAAGCTAATTAAACTACAACATAAGAATGAAATAAGTCTAAGTGTGAAAGTTACGAAAGTAGAAAAAATTAATTGGATAGTGCAAGGTTAAATCCTAAACACTAAAACAATGGGCAATCAGCAGGTAAGCCTCGAACAGAGGAAACTTCAACGACTATTCCTCTTGAGGGAAGTAGGTACAAGCGTACCGAAGTGGGTAGACCCTAACATGTAATGATGAGGGATAAGATATAGTCTGTGCGTCATACGAAAGTATGAGAAGTTCATAAGAGAACTGCATAGGTAGTAGCGAACCTATGTGAACGATACCTCAAACATGATTAAAGAACCTACGGTTCTTATATATATTATTTAAATTATTTAGGTATGAATTCAATAACATTTTCAATGTTACAATTAAGATACACACAAATATTTTCAAGTGTTTCCATGGAAATATATTCATTTTTAGACATTTTTGCTAATGTAGCTGTGCTGAAACCAACTGCTTCACGAAGTTGAGTTTTGGACATATCTCTTTCTAATAATAATCTAAATAATGGTTTATAACTAATCATTTAAATCACTCCTTTTATTTAGATTGTATCATATATATTTTATAAGTCAATATATAATATTTATAAACCTAAACAAAATATGTTGACATTAAATTTAGAATATGATATATTATATTTAGAAAAGCAAATATAAGTCTTAAAATGAGGTGTTAATAAATGACTTCTACAAATATTGAAAAGAATACAATAGCAAAAGGATTTAAATATAGAATTTATCCCAATAAAACTCAAATAAATCAAATAGAATTGAGTTTTAATGCTAAAAGATATGTTTGGAATTATTTTTTAAATATTAATAAACATAGATTAAAACATCATAAATCAGTATTAAATTTTGCTAAAATGTCAAGATTATTAACACTACTTAAAAAGAAAAATATATGGCTTAAACAATGTGAAAAATCTGTATTGCAAAATACTCTAAAAAATCAATATGAAACATTTTTAAAATTCTTTAAGAAAGAATGTGGTTTTCCTAAGTTTAAATCATATAAAAGTAATTATCAATCTATTAAAATCAATTATACAAATAATAATATAGAAGTATTAGAAAAAGAAATAAAATACACATCTACAGGTAAATATAAGAAGCAAAATTGTAAAATTAAATTACCTAAATTAAAACAAGTAAAAATAGCTTATTCAAGACAATATCAAGGTAGAATAGTTAGTTCTACTTTATCAAGAGATACAGATGGTAAATATTATATTAGTTTGTGTTGTGTAGATGTACCACAAGAAAATAAAGAGAAAACAGGTTTAGTAGTTGGAATAGATTTAGGAATAAAAGAGTTTGCAACTACAAGTGATAATAAAGTTATTTCTAATCCTAAATATTATAGAAGATATGAAGATAAATTAATAAAAGCTCAAAGAAAACTTAGTAAACGTAAAAAAGGTAGCAATAATAGAAATAAACAAAGATTAAAAGTAAACAAATATCATAAAAAAATTTATAATTGTAGAATAGATTTTCTTCAAAAATTAACTACAGATTTTATTAATAACTATGATATTATTTGCATGGAAGATTTGAATACAAGTGGAATATTACAAAATCATAAGTTAGCTAAAAGTATAGCAGATGCAAGTTTCTTTGAGTTTAATAGAGAATTAGAATATAAAACAAAATGGTACGGTAAAATATATCAACAAATAGATAGATTTTATCCATCTAGTCAATTATGTAGCGATTGTGGCAATCAATCACAACAAACTAAAGACTTAGGAGTAAGGGCATATATCTGTGAGAAATGTGGTTTAGTAATAGATAGAGATTATAATGCTAGTATTAATATTTTAAATGAAGGTTTAAGAATAATTAATAATAAAAAAGTAGTAAGTATGTAAGTGTGTAAATAAGATATAAGAATAAAAATAATATATATAAGAACCGTAGGAACTATGGGGATAGCTTGGTGATACTTAACACATTAGTGTTATTGACCAAGAACTCCGTGACTTTAGTCATGGGAGGTTCAGGTAGACGGTGTTACTAGATTAGGTGGAAATGATAGAAATGATACATATAATCAAATAAGAAATAAAGCATTAATCGATTTAAATGCTATGAATAAAGCTAATTATGTTCCTAAGTCTAAATATGGAAAAGTATATGGAACTGGTTATGATTTGAAAGCAGCTAAGAAATATCTAACTAAATTAGGTTATCAATTTGTAGATACTAATTCTGTTAGGGATGTTCAATTAACAGCGAATGACATTGTTGTTGGTGGCACTATGGATGGTAAGGAGCAAATTTATAATAGTCAAGCGAGATGGTTATTTGGTAAAGATAGATATCAGACTGAGAGTGAGATAGCTAATTATGCAAATACCATGAGCGATATTAAAGGTTATTATGATAAAGGTGGAGTTGCAGATTTTACAGGAAAAGCTATGCTTCATGGGAATCCTAATGCAGTAGAGACTATATTTAACGCAGAACAAGGTAAGAAATTATATAATTTTGTTAATACCTTACCTATAAATAATTTTGGGTATGGAATGAATAGAAATCTACAACCCGCAATGGCAACTAGTAACAATAATAATATTGAAATAAATTTTCATATTGATAAAATGTATGGAACAGAAAATGAAGCTCAAGGTTTTGCTACTAAAATAATAAATACTCTTAGAAATAGAGGAAAGTATTAAGGATACAATTTTAATTGTATCCTTTTCTTTTTAAAGAGAGGTGATGGTTTTTGATAAAGAGCAGTTTATATTTCAATTATGCAGGTAGAGATAGTTTAGAATTTAATATTATAAATGGTTCTGTAGATAATGCAGAATTAAAAGAAAATTTTTTAGCTAATAAGAAAATAAAAGAAATAAATACTATAGAGGCTGATAAGCCTTATTTTCAAGGAATAGAAAGAAATCCATTACAACTTAAATTACAATTTTGTTTCACAGAAAAATGGAATAAAGAATTAATTAGAGAAGTGGCTAGATGGTTACATCAAGATAATTATCAGCCATTATATTTTTCTGAAGACCCTGAAAAGATTTATTATGCTATGCCTGTTGATGATGTTGAAATGACACATTTTGGGCTAGAACAAGGATATTTAGACATAACTATGAGATGTAATACTTATCATGCCTATAGTAGAGAATATTTGAGTGAAACGTATGATTTAAGTGAAAACAATGAGGATGGAACAGAAATAATAATACCAAATTATGGGGATATAGATATAAAACCAGATATTTGGATTAAAAAAATAAGTGATGGTAGCTTAGAAATAACAAATAGAAGTAATAGTGGAGAAGTTACAAGTTTTTGTAATGGCTCTAGTGGTAAAGGTATATTAAAATTTACAGGAACAGTATTTGATAGCGAAATCGTAACGATAGGTGATAAGATATTTGAATTCGATACAGGTGATGGAATTGTAAATGAAAATGTTAAACAATGGACGCAAGGATTTAAATATATAGATGGAACAATAGTTAATAAAAGTGGGATTTTATACCAATGTATTAAAACAAATGAAGATGAAGAATGGAATAAAAGTCATTGGAAAAAGCTAGATAAAAGTAATATAAAAGTGGATGTAAGTGCAGATGCTAACCCTGCACAAGCGAAATTAGTTTTTAATAACACACCCATTGAAGATAGTGATAATATTTCCATTGGTAATAACACCTATGAATTCGATTTCGATGATGTATACGAAGCAAAAAATGGACATATTCCAATATCTTTAAAAAACTATACCACACAAGCTAATGGAAGATTAATAGCTAGAAGTAATTTGGATTTTGCAGGAAGTAAAATTAAAGTAGGAGATAGGGAATATGAAATAACTGCATCTTCAAATGAAGGAGTTGCAATTACGAAGAATACTGGGCTAAAAGGTTGGACAAATTGGAGATTAGATGCTTATTTTGAATCCGATTCTGATTTTAAAGATGCAACCTTATTAATAAATGAAAAAAGAGACAACACACTTGATGGAGTAAGGATACCTTTAGTAAGTGATTTCGTTAATAATAGAATAGATAAAGAAAAGCAGATTATTGAGCTGTTCAAATTAACAAAATTTTTAGGAATCCCTGCTGAAAGATATGCTGATACAGGAAAGTTCCAACCTGTTTCACAAGGAATCAAAGGACAAGATATAGGTGATGAATTAAGCATCTATAAAAGAACTGGAAGAAGTTTTAAAATAGATATGATAAATTCTACATCCAATAAGTTTTATATTAATAAAATGTTTCAAAGAAATGGTGTTACAGATAAAAATATGGAAGCAAAAATTGGGGATATTATATTAATTACTAAATGGCAAGAGAATAGAAAGAATGATTCTTTTGTTGAATATGAAGGTAAAGATTATATACAATCTGACTTTGAACTATTAAGAATAAAAAATGTAGGTGAAACTAAAAACAATAGTTTAATTTTAACTCACGAAAGTGGAACTTATTGGTATGAATTAGAAACTCCTAGTAAAATATTTAAAACCAACCCTCTCTATTCTTATGGTGAAGGGAAAAGAGTTGTAGGAAGTGGATATGACTTAGCAAATGCAAAGATTGTTTTAAATGGATTAGGTTTTTCTTTTGTGGATTCAAAGGGTTTATCAGAAGAAAATTTAAGAAAAATTGTTAGAAATGGAGATATTATTTTAGGGGAGAAAGGTGCTAAAGGCGGAATTCCATTTGATATTGATGGTGCAATTAGATTAGGTGGAAGTGATAGATATGAAACTGCAAAATTGGTAAGAGATTATTATTGGGAAATCCATGATAAATATTATGCTAAAGGATATGATTATTATTATAATGTTATTTTATTTACAAAACAAGGAGAAAAATTATTGATTCAGGAGGATATTCCACTAACAAAACCTTATCAAATTAGGATGGGAAGTAGCTTAGATGAAACATGTGAAAACATAGTAAAAGCTATAAATGAAGAAGGTAACTAACTGTTAAACAAAACTTATAAAAAGTTATAAATAGGTGTTGACTTTTATAACTTTAGAGAGATGAATAACAGAGCCTCGTATGTAGAGAAATCTGCATAGGACACGACCTTAAAACCAGTAATCCCTAAAGCCTTTACACTACAATAAGATATGAAATAAGGTCTTATGAATGTGGGAAACTATCAACAACGTAAAGGATGGCATATGGTGAAACCCTAAGTGCTAATACAATGGGTGTTTGGTCGCCAAGTTCCGAACAGGAAAAGGTCAAACGACTAGAGAGCAATCTCGTACACTGCAAGTCAATAATGGTAGTGGAAATGGGTCGCCCTTAACTCTTGAATAAAGCAAGAAAAGGTGAAGAAATAGTCTACGCACGTTGGGAAACCAAGTGGTCATTATCGTGAGAAAAATGACATCTATAAAGTAGCGTTTATAGGTAAATATCATAAAACTTATATAAATAAGAGTAGAATTTAATCTACTCCATATTCTTTAAGAACTAATTCAATGGCTTTATCTAATAATTTAGACATAGGAATTGAAGTTTCTTTTGATAAAACTTTAAGTTTTTCAAATAATTTAGCATTAACTGCATTGCTTATTGCAGTACGATTTTTAAGACCTCTATTATTCATAAAAATCACCTCAAAATTATTATAATATATTTAAAAACTACTTGCAACTACTTGCAACTACTTGTAGTTTGTGATATAATAAAAATATAGAGAGTGAGATGAAAAACATATGGAAAAAGGTTTTAAAATTCAAATATTTCCTAACAAAGAACAACAAATATTAATGTTTAAAAGTTTTGGATGTGCAAGATTCGCATATAATTGGGCATTAGCAAAGGAAAAAGAAAACTATAAAAATGGTGGTAAATTTATTCCAGATAAACAATTAAGAAAAGAATTTACTCAATTAAAAAAGCAAAATGAATATAAGTGGCTAAATGAGATAAGTTGTAATGTAACTAAACAAGCCATAAAAGATTGTTGCAAAGCCTATAAAAACTTTTTTAAAGGTATAAATAAATATCCAAAATTTAAATCTAAGAAAAAATCTAAATTTAGTTTTTATAATGATACTTTTAAAATTAAATTTACTGATAAGAAAGTTATGCTTGAAACAATAGGTTGGATGAATATAGCTGAAAGAAATAAAATACCAACAAATTGCAAATATTTAAATCCGAGAATATCATTTGATGGAATTAGATTTTGGTTATCTATAGGTTGTGTTGTAGAAGATGTGGCTGATATGTTACCTAAAACAGAACCTATAGGAATAGATATGGGAATAAAAACATTAATGGTATGTTCTAATAAGATGGAATTTAAAAGAGTTAATACTAAAAAAGAAAGAAAAAAACTTAAAAGACTTCAAAAGAAAGCTAGTAGATTATATGAAAAGATGTTGAAAACCAAAATTTCTAAGTCAAGTAATCTACTAAAGCTTGAAAAAATGATTTTAAAACAACACCAAAAAATATCAAATATAAGAATAAATAATATACATCAAGCTACAAGCAAATTAATTAAATTAAATCCTAGTCATATAGTTGTTGAGGATTTAAATATAAAGGGAATGATGAAAAATAAATATTTATCAGAAAAAATAGTAGATTGTTCATTCCATGAAATACGTAGACAATTAGAGTATAAATGTAAATGGAATAATATAAAGTTAATTGTAGCTAATAAATGGTATGCTTCATCAAAAATTTGTAGCAATTGTGGTAATAAAAAAGACAAACTTTCATTAAGTGAAAGAATTTATACTTGCGAGTGTTGTGGAAAAATTATAGATAGAGATTTTAATGCTAGTCTAAATCTTAGAAATTTAGCTTATAACTAAACTACAAGCTAAATATGTAGTGATACGTTAGTCACGAATTAAAGCCTTCGGAGAACTATACAAACTAAAGTAGTAGTATTTTATATTATGAAATAGAGTTCATTGAATTAGGAAATAGAATTTATAACTTTTTATAAGTTTTATGTAACGGTAGAGACTGGGTCGAATATTCCAAAGGCACATATGAACATGATGATGTAAGAGCTGAATATGATAAAAGTTCAAAGATTATAAATATAAAAGCAAAAGAAAGAGGTAGTAAAGGAAATAAAATATCTTCAGTAGTAAATGATTGGGAAAACACTCAAAAATTATTAAGACAAAATTATAAAATAAACCAATTTGAATTTCCCAATTTGGTGAAAGGTAAGGATGCTATTTATAGTGAGCTAGATGACACAAATGGAAAATCATTAATAGCATATATAACAGATGTGTTAAAGACAAATGAAGATAAAATGAATATTAGCTTTTCTAATAATACTATAAATATAATTTCTAAAAAATATGGAAGCATTAACAATATAATTCCTATATTGTCTAACTGTTATTCTTGTAATTTCTATGATATTAAAGACAACCCTGCTGTAACTTTAGAAGGAGGAAAAGACCCAAGTATAAATACTATTTTACAAGCTTTATATTCTACTATAGACAATGTATTTTGTAAGATGGATTTAGAGAATCAAACAATTACAGTGACTCATAAAGAAATAGGTAAAAAAACTAATATTAATATAAGTACAACTGCTATAAATGCTTATTGGGATAATGGCAAGAAATTATATGGTGGTAGAGATGGACTAGTTAATGATGAAGAAATATACATAGAAGGTGAAAGTGGACATATTGAAAGTAATAAAAACAAAGGAATTGTAGATGTATATAATGGTAATGATTTAGTTTTAAAATATGGTGAAAATAGACTATTAATTAAGGGAAATTGTTTTATAAGATTTAAAACTAAATATAAATTCTTATAGGCAAAATAATTTATAAGGAGGTGTTTTTTATTTGGTTGAAAATCAATTTGAAAGATATGGAATAGATAAAAACTTAAAACCACCTAAAATAAAAATGACTTTATATAAGAACAAAAATGAGTCTATAGGTAGAATTAAGGACTTTTATAATGCTTCTAATAAAATTACATTAGGAAATACTAATGAGTTAAGTTTTGATATTCCTTTTGAAATAGAGAGAAGAAATAAAATAGTAAAAAATTCAATGTGGGATACTTTAAAATATAGATATTACATATTATTTGAGTATAACAATATAAAAGAATGGTATATAATATCTAATTTAAGTAAAGATAGTGCAAATAAATCAAAACAAATTCAAGCAAAGTCTCTACATTATCTATTAAGAGGTACTAAATTATATAATTATGAAGCAGTATCTTACACAATTCAAGAAGTGTTGATTGGTAATCAATTAGATAATAAAAGAGGAGTATTGTATAACACTACATGGTCTTTAGGGCATATAGATGAAACTTTAAAAACTAAAAAACGTGGTATCACAATGAGTGGGGAAACATCTGTCTTAGACGCTATTTACACATTAGCTGAAAAATTTAATGCTATTTTACAATGGGACTCAGAAAATGAAATTATAAATTTTTATGATGAAGAAACTTACGGTGAAGATAATGGATTGTTAATACAATATAATAAGTATTTAGAGAATATTAAAGAAGAAGAAAATCCAGATGAAATATGTACTATATTAAAAGTACAAGGTAAAGATAATACGGAAATCTCTTCTATAAATCCTACAGGAAAGACCTATCTAACTAATTACAGTTTTTTTATGTACCCTTTTGAAGTTGACAAAGATAATAATATAATTAAACATTCAAATTATATGTCAGACAATTTATGTCTGGCTTTATTAAATTTTGATAAAAAAATAAATGAAAATAAAGGTAAATTACAAGAGTTAATTACTAAGAAATACATCTATGATAATGCTGTTTCACAAAAAGAAATGCAGTTAACAGACTTACATGGTGAATATGATGCTATCTTAAAGAAGTTAGCAATAGCTCAGTCCACTAATAGTCAAAAAGAAACTATTTTAGATGAAAAAGCTAAGAAGTTTGAGCAGATACAACAAAGAGAAAAAGATATTAAATTTATTAAACAACAAAGACAAGTTATAGAAACTCAAATAGATAGTATTAAATTTATTTTATCAGAAAATAGTAATTTTTCACCTTCTGAGATTGAAGAGCTAAAAAATTTCAGAGAAGAAAAAACATACGTAAATAATAATATAACAGAGTCAAAAGAGCTATTTTTATCTGCAAATGAATATTTTCAAAAACTTATACGACCTAAAAGAGTTATAACTTTAAATATGATCCAGTTTTTAAGAGTTGTAGAAGCACAACGAGATTGGGACAAATTAAAAGTTGGCGATATAATAACCATAAATTATTATAAGTTTGGTATAAATAAGATGAAAGCAAAAATCGTTGAGCTTGATATAACTCATGAAAATATGATGGTTAATATTACTATAGCAAATGTTAATGATATTGATGATGATGAAAAAAGACTCTCTAAATTGCTCTATAATGCTTCTTCAACTTCTGCAATAATAGATGAGACACCGTCTAAATTAAATACATTAAAAGATACTGTAAATAATTTAGACGAAATACTTCATAACACATATAAAGCATCACAAAGACAAATATTCGCTGGAACAAACAATACAACGATAGTTAATCAATTAGGATTAACTTCTATGGAGTCCGAAAATAAGAAACGTGGATTAAGAATTAATAATGGAGCTTTAATGTGTACAGCAGAAGGTGAAAATTTTTTTAAAACTATTATTAATGGAGACGGAATAATAGATATAGGAAATATACAGGGTAAAATAGATAAAGATACCGATATAAAAGTTGATATAGATAATATAGAAACAGGCAATGGCGAGAAAATAGGTGACTTAATAGACGATAAGGTAAATGAATTGGAAACTGAAATAGATAAGGCAGTTGAAGATTTAACAAATCGTGCAAATCAACAAATAGAAAGAGCAGATGAATTAGCAGATTATATAGATGGGTTAACAGGAGAAATAGGAGTTTTTAAAGTCGAAACCGAAAAAGCATTAGCTACTAAAGTAGCTGATGAAAAGTTTGAATCTTATAGAATGCAGACAGCTGAAGATATTGCTGACAAAGTATCAAATTATAAGTTTGATTCATGGAGAACTCAATCTGCACAAATGATAGCTGATAAAGTATCTAGTAATGCATTTGATAGCTATAGAACCCAAACAGATAGAGAGATTATGGATAGAGTAAAAGGTAGTGAGTTCAATTCTTACATCTATCAAACAGATAGAAGGATTTCTATGGTTGTTGATGACTATGGAAACATTAATGCTGCACAAATAGCAATGGGACTTGAAAAAGATTCTAGTTTTATAAGAATGATTGCAGACAAAATTGAAATTAAGCCAACAAGTGGCGTAATTGAGTTCCCTAATGGAACTGATATAGATTCTAGAGACTATGGGGATGGAAGAAATATAATACGATTAAGAAGTAATTATAACAACTATATCTCAGTAAGTAGTAATGGGGTAGCCCTCTTTAATGGAAGTAGTGGAGCAAATGGTAGACCTTTTATGCAATTTGATGAAGATGCAGTTTATGTTCATGGAAAGAAAGTTAAATGGACTTATGCTTAAAATAATTTTTTAAAGGGAGTGAAATTTAAAAATATGGCTAATCTAAAAACGGAAAATGGGTTTGAAAAAAGTACAAATTTAGTTATTTTAGAAATTAAAGATAAAATAATAAAAACATTAGATGAAGCAAATTTACCAATGACAGTGCATCAGATGATTATAAATGAAATAAAAGATTCAATAGATAGAGCAACAAGAATTCAAATTGAAAAGGACAGAATTGAATATGAAGATCATTTAAATTCTGTAGAAAAAAATAAAACTAAGGGGTGTGAAAAATAGAATATGGAATTAGATAAGATAATAAAATTTAATGATAAAATTATAATTGAAGATAAAATGGTTATGGGGATTTATGGTGATTTTAATATTACAACAGGACATTGTAGTTTGTTCTGTAATCCTTTAGATACAACTACAATAAAAAATAATAAAGAAGAAGTTCAAAAACAAATAGAAAAATTTAAAACTAAATTAAGAGATAACATGACAAGTGAAGGATTTTTATATACCATATAATAAAATAATTTTAAAAGTGAGGTGAGAATATGAGTACGTTTAGCGATACTTCACCAATTTTAATAAAAAAAAGAAAAGGTGATTCTACAGACCCTTTTAAGCCTACTGTCGAGAATTTAAAAATAATAAATAATGTAGCTATATTAGATGAGATTCCTGATAAGTTTAGAAGAGTAAATGTTGAAGGATTAGTAGAAAAAAGAACAGATTTCTATAATGAAAACAATAGTATAGCTGAAAAGGAATACATAGTCGATTATAAATTAGGTTATGTATTTTTCAATGAAAAAATGAACAATAAAACTGTTGAAGCTGAATATTTAGGTACAGGAGTTGTTTTATATCCTTCATCAAGGATTTATGATACTGGACGGGAAGATATAATTATTACTATCCAAGAAATGATAAATGGTGGAAGAGAAGCTATAGAAGCATATGCAAGTATAGATAATGCTATAAAAACCGCTGAAGAGTATTATGCAAAAATATCTACTTGTGTTGATGGAATAAAGGAAATAAGTGACACTTTAAATATATCAATTGTAAATGCTAAAAACATAGATGATATATTAAATAAAACTATAGAAGAAGCAAGAAAAATAAATGATACTCTAGGTGGAACTATCATAAATGGGACTAATAAAATAACTGAGATAGATAATATAATACAAGAATTATCTGTCTGTGAGGAATATAGTTCTGAAAAGGAGTATAAAAAGCTTAATAGAGTTTCTTTTAAAGGAAGTTCTTATGAGTGTATTAAAGATTGTAAAGATATACTACCTAGTAATAAAGAATATTGGAATTGCGTAGCTGAAAAAGGTAAAGATGGTAAAGACGGTGAAGGTTCGGGAAATATGCATACAGAGAAGTATGATAAAAACAATGATGGTATAGTAGATATTGCAGAGGTAGCTAATAGAATAGAATGGAATAATATACAAAATAAGCCTGATTTATCACAAGTGGGTAAGGTGAAGTCAGTAAATACTCAAACAGGAGATGTGCTTATATCTGCAATAGATATCAAAACAATTGATGGCATGACTGTAGAGAAAAACATAAGTAATATTCGAGAAAAGGTTGAGTCTAATTTAAATAAAATTGGAAATTTATCTACTCTTGAAAAAGAAATTATAGATAATCTAACAAATGAAAATAAGGAATTAAACTTAACAAATGCAATTAATTATCTATATAAAAATGGAGGAAATGGTGAAAGTGGAAATAATGATAATGATGGTTCTATAAAATTAGGTAGGATTGAAAATTTAACTGCCATTTCTGATATAGAAGGAACTAAAGCAAATTTATCTTGGCAAAATCCAACTATAACAGAATTTGAAAAAGTAGAAATATATGTTAGTACACAAGATTTAACAAGTGCCAATTATGATTATTGTACTAAAAATGCTACTAAAATAGTAGATAGTAAAATAGAAACTTTCGAATATAAAGCTAAAAATAATACTACCTATTATTTTAAAGCTTTTGCTATTTATAATGTCTTTGGAGCAATGCAAAACTCAGATGGAGTTATTACTAGTGTTAAAGTTTTAGATACTAAACCACCTGCAACTGTAACAAATATAAAAGCTACTACAGGAAATGGAGAAATAACTTTAACATGGATAAATCCTAAAGATACTGACTTTGAAAAAATAAAAATTGTAAGAAAAGAAAACAGCAAGCCTACAGACATAAAAGACGGAATAGTAGTGTATGGGGGTAATAATATTACATATAAAGATACGACTGTAGTTAATGACGTTACCTATTATTATAGATTCTTTACTTATGATACAAATAATAATGTAAATGATACGGATATTCAAATTATAAATGTTACTCCTATAGCAAATGGATATGATAAACCTATTAGTGATTTTACTGCAAAAGGTGGTGATGGAGAAGTAACTTTATCATGGATTTATCCATCAGATGCAAATTTTAGTACAGTAAAAATAATAAGAAAAGAAAATGGATATCCTACTGGAATAAATGATGGTGATTTTGTTTGTGAAAGTTTTTATGCTTCTTCGTCAGAATACTCTAATGAGAATATGATAGGTAGTGACATAGATGAAAATTTAACTAATGGCGTTAAATATTATTATCGTGCTTTCACATTCAATAAGAATAATCAATATTGTGATATTGAAGAAGGTCAACAAGTTACTGCAACACCCCAAGCATTTAAAGAATATGGTGTAAGATGGACAAAATCTACAGATATAGTAGAAAGATTAGGAGATGCTGTTGGTTTAACCGCCATAACAGGTGGTAAAAATGATTTTAATAATTTAATTCCTTGGTGTAGTATGAGAAGATGTAATCTATCAGATGACGGGATAGTTAATGCTTATTATGGAAATCCTATGTATAAAATTGATGGTAGTAATGGGCAATGCATGGTAGAGATACCCAAATTTTGGTTTAAAATATATTATGTTAGCAATGATATCATAGAATTTTGGATATGTGATGGAGCTAAGGATGGATATGAAGTACATCCAGCTTTCTTTAGAGATAGAAAACATTTATGTGATGATAATAGTGGAATTGCTGAAGAGGTAGATTATAGGTATCATCATACTTACTTGCCTAGTTTGAATAATGATAATTTAGAAAGTAAAAGCAGTGTTTTACCTAAAACATATTTTTTTATGAGTACAGCTAGAGATTATACTAAAAAAAGAGGAAATGGATGGGGATTAGTAGATTTTAATTTAAGATATGCACTACAGTTATTGTATTTAATTGAATATGCAGATTTTAATTCTCAAAAGACTATTGGGTCAGGAGCTAAGTGTGAAGGTATTAATGATAGTTATACTCCATGTAAAACAGGGGGAACTAATTTATTAGGTAATATTACTGGTTGTATAAACAATGGTCAGATTTCTTATAGAGGAATTGAAGACTTCTTTGGCAATTGTTATCAAATGATAGATGGCTTTTATATAACTGATACTTTAGAAATATTAATTAATAACAAAGGATTTCAAAATGAACAAAAAGAATATGCCTTTAAATTTGGGACAGGATTTAATACAAAATTTCAGCAAGGAGCTATAAAAGATATATTTCATGATAAAAGATTAGGTTTTGTTCCAAATAATTTTAAAGGAACTTATTCTTCAGGGTTGTACGCTCAGGGAACATATGGAGATAGAAGCCACCTCTCATCTGGGGGAGATAATGGAAAATATTCAAGTGTAGGAGTATTTTGCTTTAATTGTACAAATTCTTCAGGTACTGTAGGGTATAATATAGCAGCATCATTATCTTATTAAATTATAATCTTATGGTAGAAAGAAGGTGGTCAAGTGTTAATAGAATCCACAGTTGAACCTCAAAAAATAAAAATACAATATATAAAAGATCATATGGTGCATATTAGATTAAGAAAAAATATAAAACAAATCACAAAAGAAGAAAACGGACGACATATAGTAATGTTTGAATATGATGAAGTTATTTTTGATATAGATAATACGGATAATTTAATAAAACAAATTGAAAATAACTTTGACTTATATTTTAATTATGGATTACAACAAATGGAATTAAATAAATCTAAAGAAAAAGCAGAAAAGCAAATATATAATTTAATAAATCAACATAAGTTAGTAGATTTAAATAATAATACAGAAAGTGCAACTATGTTGTTAACATTACTTATGAGTGAGATAGATTCTTTGAAAAATGAAATAAAATTTTTAAAAGAAAAGGTAGGTGTTTAATTTGAATGAAATATATTTAACAGAAGCTTTTGATAAGTATGTAAATCCTACATTCTTTAATATGTATGTAGTTGCAGTACAGAGTGGAAGATTGCCAATAGAATCATTACCACCTATTTATAAAGAGAGAGTTAATGAACTATTTAATGAAGAAGAAAATAAGAAGGATACATAAAATAATTTTAAAAACCAACATAATATAAAACTGTGATTTTACATTAATTGAAGGTGGTATAAATGGCTAAATCAAGCCATTCCTGAAGTGGAATTTTGAGAAAAATAGTAAAAATACATAATTTACTTTATATTTGATTTAGAATTGAGAAATATGAAAATTTAAGTTTTTGTATTTCTCATCTGTTTATTGTGGACATATATGAATTTAAATGACTTAATTTTAAAATATTTTTTTTAAAACGAGGTGAAGATATGAAAGGAGATTTTTGATTATGGATATGGAACACCAAATACAAGACCATGAAAATAGAATTAGGAAACTAGAAGAAAGCGATATTAGACAACAAATTCAATTGGCTAATATTGAGAAATCTCAAGCAGAAATAAAAGTTATGATAAATGAAACTTCAAAAGAGCAAACAAAAAATATGAATGAGATTATGGATAAACAGCAAAATATAATGAACGACACAATGGATAAGCAACAAAATACAATGAACGAAATGCTAAATAAAATAGTAGATACTTTCACAGATGGGGAAAAAAATAATCACGAAGAAAGATTTTATGAAAAGAAACAATTTTGGGGATTTATCATGGCTTTGGTTGCAATTGCAAGTTCAGTAATTACATATTTTTTAAAATGATAAAGTGTAGGTGATACTAAATGGCTACTCCGATAATGGGAACTTCTAAAGCAACAATAGAACAATGTGAGTTGTTTTTACATAATGTTAATCCTAAAGCACCCTACTTAGCTAATATTTATAAGAAATATTGTGATATTTATGGAATTAAATTAGAAATTGCATGGGTGCAAATGTGTTTGGAAACTAATTTTCTTAGATATTCAGATACAAGTATAACAACATTAGATATGCATAACTATGCTGGATTAGGTGCTTTAGATGGAAACGGAAGAAAACAAGCTTTAAAATTTAATACAAAAAATGAAGGTGTTGAATGTCATATTCAGCATCTTTTTGCTTATTGTAGCAGAAATAATTTACCACAACAACAATTGATAGACCCTAGATTTAAATATGTAGATAGAGGTTGTGCTATTAATGTTGAAGATTTAGGAAGTGGTAAGTGGGCTAGTGATAAGCAATACGCAAATAAATTACTAGACTTATTAGGTAGACTTACAAATACAAAAATAGAAAAGAAAGGGGATAACGTAATGTCAAAAGGAATGATATCATATGATTTTGGACATATGGAAGGAGGAGAAGATACCTCTGCTAATGGGATATTATATGAATATTCTATTGTTAGAAACTATGGTTCTGTTGTTGTAAGAGAGTTACAAAAAGCAGGATACACATTAGTAAATTGTACTCCACCAAATGGAAGAATGAGTTTAAGCCAATCATTATCTTATAGAGTTAATAAAGCTAATTCAAGTGGCAGTATGTTGCATTTATGTTTTCATGCTAATTGCTATAATGGAAATGCTTATGGTTGTGAAATGGAAGTTGCCTCAGATTCAAGTGCTAGAATAGGACAATCTATACAAAATGAAGTAGTATCTTCTTTAGGATTTGCTAATAGAGGAGTAAAAAGACCTAGCTTGTATGTTACAAGAAATACAAATATGCCTTGTGTATTAACAGAACCATTTTTTATAGATAATAGAGGTGATTGTAATAAATATAATGTAGAAAAACTAGGTTGTGCAATAGCAACAGGTGTGTTAAAAGCATTAGGAAATAATTATAGACCATCTACAGGTGGGAATAATTCTAGTTCAAGCTCTTCACCTTCTAAGCCAACAGCAATAGTTACAGCTAGTGCATTAAATGTTAGAGAGCAAAAATCTACTTCTTCTAAGATTTTAGGTGTGTTGTCTAATAACAAATCAGTTGAAGTATATAAAGTTGAAGGAGATTGGGTACATATTTATTATCCACCACATGGAGGATTTATTAGTAAGCAATATGTAAAACTATATAATATACCAGATTCTATTGTACAAAAACCTAATAAACCAGTAGAAAAAAAGGAGGAAAAGAAAATGGATATAATATTATACTTTGGATATGTTGATGAATATGGTGCTAACTTATTGAGAGATAAATTAAAGTTACCAGTATTAAGTTTAGCTGATTTTAAAGCAAATACAAATTTAAAGAATAATGTAGGAAGAATTTATATGGTAGGTGGAAGTGAGAAACCTGTTTCAGATACGGTTTTAATTTCTAGTGGTGGAAGATATGATACTGCACAAGCGGTCATAGAATACATAAAAAAATTAAAATAATATCTAATTAAAAAATAATTTAAAAAGGAGAGATTTATATGCCAGTTAATGATTTTATAAATTTACAACAAATTGCTACTTTTTCTGGGTGTTTATCAATAACGCTAATGATTGTGCAACTTTTGAAGGATTTGAGTTTTTTTAAACAAATGCCTACTAGATATCTAGCTGTTATTGTCGGTGTAATAAATGTAATTATGACATCTATTATGCTAAATACTTTTAGAATATCTGAATTATATTTAATGATTATAAATGGTATTTTTATAGGAATGACAGCAACAGTTACATATAATTTTAAGGGAGATAAAAACAATAAAGAAATTCAACCTACAAATGATCTTTTTTATCATGAAGCACCACAAGATATAATAGAAAACTCAAATATAGATACTGATACAAAAGAATTTGATAATATAATAGAAGAAAATACAATAAGTGAAAACAAAATAAAAGGTTAATTTTAACAAAATTCTTAGGGTTGGTATTTTATGTACTAGCCCTTTATTTTTAATTAAAGGAGGTAATTAGAATGGGAGCATTAACTGAACATAGTTATTTTATATCATCCACAAAATATCCTAAAGCTGATGCAGAAGGGTATTACCAAGCTACCGATGGAGAAATAATACAAATGTATGATGATAATGATAGCCCTGTAACTATAAATGGTATAAGAATTATTTCACCAGATGAACCAATCTATATAGCTTTTGATAATAGCAAATCTTATGCTTTAATAACCCCAAACATGCCATTAGTTATTAATAAACTCAGCATATATAGAATTAAAGTTAAAAATGCTTGTAGATTTTATTTTGATGGATTAACTTATTAATCAAACTATTTGAAAAGGAGTGATTTTTATGCCTTTTGTAAGTATGGGTGGAATTTCCAATGGTGGAACTAATGGCAGTTCTACAGATTTAACATATGTTAATAAAAGAATTAGTGCTAATACAACAGAAATAAACTCAATAAAAGAAAAAAATATTCAGCAAGATTCTAGTATAAGCATAAATACTTCTACTATATCTACTTTAAAAACGGATAATACTCAAAATAAGAGCGATATATCCAAATTGAAAACAGAAATAATAAATAAAAAAGATGAGTTAGTAAAATTAAATTCTTTAGACACAGCAGGTTATCTAGAAAACAAGATTGACAATAATTCTATTCAAATAAAGAATAATAAATTAATTGCTAGATCATTAGATGGCTTGGAAGTTACTGTTGCAGAACTTAATATGTTAAAAGGAATAAAAGATAATATTCAAAAGATGATGGATTTAACTCAAAAGGGTATGCAATTTCGAGGGTTTGTAAATACCTATGAAGAATTGACACAAATTCCTGATGTTGAAGCAGGATATACAGCAATTGTTAGAGCTGATGAACAAAGTGAAAATAAAAAAATGTTTTACATTTATGATGGTGCTAAATGGCAACCAACTTATGAGGTTTCTGCTGATAATATGGGCAGAGATTTTATTATAGAACCTTTAAATTTAATGGTAGAAACTAAAGGTGTTTTACCTGAAAATCAAATAGATATAAACATAGCAAGAAAAACTGATATACAAACTAAATTAGATAAAGTTGCTAGTGCAACCCAAGATAACATAGCTATACTAAATAAAGATGGCAGCTTAAAAGATAGTAATAACAAGTTAAGTGATTATGCTAAAACAGATCATACACATAAGGAATTAGAAGATAAGATGGCTTTAAAAACGGATTTACATAATCATATGAATAAAGACACTTTAAATAAATTAACTACAAGTGAGGATGGAAAATTATTATTTGATGGAAGCCTTATTGAAGGAAATTCTAATGGCGGGACAGGAATATCTACATGGAATAAATTTGAAATATAGGAGGTGTAGTTTATGAATATTAGTTTTGAAGCCTTATTAGAGAAACCTTTAGAAGTGGTTTTAGGTAGAATATATTTTATTAAAGAAAACAACGAAGTAAATTTATATTTAGGTAAAAGCGATAAAACATTACAGTATATAGGTAAGCAATTAGGTGATTCTTCAGTATTACCAACAGAGCTACAAGGGAAATCTATAATGGAAATGTTTGCTTACCTTTTTCAATATGCCAATAGAAATAAGAACAATTTAAAAGTCTTAGTAGGAAATTCTATTGGCATAGATTATACTACTAAAACAGATGAAGAAATATCAAATGATATTATAAATAGAAAAGATTTAATTTGCAAAGCTTTATCAAATAAAGGTGTTATTGCTACAAAATCAGATGAGTTATCTGTTTATGCAGCTAAAATTAATTCTATAGTACAAAACTCTCAAATTAAAAACACTAAATTGAATATAAAAAAAGGAGAGACTAAGCAAATTGCATTAACAAATCCTACAGATATTCAAAATGTGTGTACAAGTGTATTAGAGTATAAAGCAGATCAAGATAATGTAGTTAAATATGATTGTGGGTTCAATAATGGGGATTTTACTAGCTTTGATTTTGTATCAGATATAACATTTGATGGGAAAATGAAACAAAATAATAAGATTAAAGAAGATGCTTTTATTAAAATACAAGAGAATGAAACTTTTATCGAAAGTCAATATCATATAAATAAAAGTTTATTCCATACTTTAGATAAAATTGAACCATATGAAGAAGGGGATATTGACAAGATTAAATTAACAGGTACTTATTTTCCTACTGTAGTAAAAGCTAGTGATGATATAAATTTAAATGGTATAAATAAAATCAACAAAATAATATGGGTAGCAAGTGATGGAGATGTTTCTAAGAATAGATTAATTTTCAGCTTAGATAGTGGATTAACATGGAAAAGTTATGATATTAACAATAAAACTATAATAGATATCAATATAAATAATTTGTCTGAAGTAGAAAATAAAGGATTAACTATTGAGCAAGTAAATAGTTTAACAATAGAAGATTTAGATATATTAAGAGATAATAGTCCAAAGATTAGATTTGGATATTATTTAGAAAAGAATAATGCTTTTGATGATTTATACAATGATAATTTATCTATTACAGTTGATATGAAGGGAAGAGATATTCCGAGTCTAAATTATATATGGAACTTTGATGAAGATGGAAAAACTATAAATTATAAATTTATAGAGGATGGTACATATACAATTATCTATTGCGACAATGATTAAACAAATGATAAAAGGGATTTGATGATATGAATAAAAGAGAATTAATTGCAAGTAAAATTATGATGATTTCTTATATATATAAAGAATGTTTAATAAGAATGGATATAGAAACTTTAAAAGAATTATATAAAAGATTAAGGAAAAGGTGGTAAAATGATAAAAAAATATATACCTATAAAGGATTATAGTAATAATTTGGTAGCACAATATAAATTTGAAGAAACAAGTGGTGTAACTTGTATAGATAGTAGTGGTAAAGGTAACAATGGTATTTATGTTGGTACAACGAGTGTTACAGGAGAAAATGGAAATGCTAGAAGTTTTAATAATTTTTTATCGTCTACTTCTGCAATTGATTATATCAACTTTAATAATTCTATAATCCCTACTGGAAGGAAAACAATTAAATTTAAAATTAAATTTAAAGACAATATTGAATATGCTCCAATATTAGGAAATTTATCTAGTAGTGGAGGGGTGTATGACAAGGGGTTGGGGTTTTTTATTGATTCAAATAAAATTAACGTTATGGTTAGAGATGGATCTCCCTCTTGTTTTAACTTTACATCTTCAAACCCAATAAATGATGGATTATATCATCAAGTAATGTTTACTTGGGATGGTACAAATGATAATGATACAATAAAATTATTCATAGACGACATGATAAATCCTAATATTACAACCACAATACAACAAAATGAACCGATATATTCTCAAAATTTTATAATTGGAACAAGACCAGTGAAATCATATGGGTTTAAAGGCGAATTAGATGAGATAGAAATATATAATGAAGTTGTAGAATTTGCTGATAAAAGATATTTACTAAAACAAAACAACCATTATTATACTATAAAATCCGACTTTTATAAAAATGGTAATTATGAATCTATTCCAGAATTAGAAGGAAAAGAAATATTAACTAAAACTGATTTTGAAACTTATGGTATAGATGATTTAAATTTATTAACTAAAAATATCAATACTCAAGACATTAAAGGAACTGATAAGGGGAATTTGGGTAGTGGTAAGTTATTTGAAATGCCTTTTAATAATGATTTCATGAGTATAAGTGAGGTGAAATAAGCATGGCTAAATATTATCCTAAGAAAGATTACTCATCAAACTTAGTAGCACAATATGAATTTGAAGATAATGATAATATATGTAGAGATAGCAGTGGAAATGACAATAACGGTACTTATTATGGTACTACAAAAATTGTTGAAAATGGCAAAACATCTAGAAACTTTAATGGGACTAGTGATTATATACAATTTAATAAAACAATAACTCCTGCAAATGATTTAAGTATAAAGTTTGATATAAAATGTACTGATGTTGAAAGATTTAGTTTTGTATTTACAAATTCATATTCTTCAAGTGATAATGGGGTATTAATACAAATAAAAAACAATAAAATTGATTGTATTTTTCTTAATAAATTATGCGAATCTAATAATGGACTAGTAAGTGCAAATTTAAATGAAAATACTTGGAACAGCATTTTAATTACGAAAAAAGATAAAGTTATTAAAATGTATAAAAATAATTTAGCAATTCCAATATCAACTAGCGAAGTATTATATGATAATAATCCTTGCGAATATAATTTAAAAATAGGAGATTATAGTTATGCGCATTATTATTATAAAGGTAATCTATCTAATTTGGAAATATATAATAAAGCTATAGAATTTACAGATAAAAAATATTTAATTCAGGATAAAAATAATGCCTTATACACACTAAATCAAAATAATTTAGTCCAAGCTCCATCACAAATATTAGATGAAAATAATTTTAATAATAATGGATTTACAGATACCGATTTAATAACTAAAGATTTATTACTAAATAAATTTGAAAACTTAGAAGAAATTAAATTACTTGCATATACAGATAATTTAGAAAAGAATAAATGTGAAATGATTTATAATTGTAAGCCAAATGCTCCGAGAGATAAATTAAAATTAATAGGTAACGGTAAGTTTGATATATTAATGAAAGAATGTTAAAGAGAACGATATAAAATATTCATTTTAAATAAAATAATTTTAAAGTTTAGATTGGAAGTGATATAGTGGCAAAATATATACCTAAAAAAGATTATAGTCATAACTTAATAGCAAAATATAACTTTGAAGAAACAAGTGGTAATATTTGCATAGATAGTACAGGAAAATATAATGGTGCTTATGTTGGTACAACAAGTATTGTTGGAATAGATGGTAATGCTAGAAGTTTTAATGGTGAATCTGATTGTATTAATTTTAATAATTCAATAATACCGTTAGGAAAAAAGAGTGTTAAATTTAGAATTAGACTTCAAAATAATTTAATGAAAAATCAGAATGTTATTTTTTATGTAGGAAATGATAATTACAAAAATAGTGGAAGCTTACAGTGTTCTTATTTAAGGGATGCACAAGAAATAAGGTTTGCGTCTGGGAAACAAGATAGTTCTGGTTCTTGGCAAGTTGTATTCGATCTAAAATACAAGTGTATTTTAACAGATAGCAAGTGGCATGATATATTATTAACTTTTGATAATAATATATCCAAAATGTATATTGATGATTTAATAAACCCAGTTGAACAAATGACAAAATTAACTGATGAAAATATTTCTTATTATAATAGAAATTTTTCTATAGGTGGATTAGTAGATTCAAAAGAATATTGTTTAAAAGGCTTGTTAGATAATTTTGAAATATACAATGAAGTAATAGAGTTTACAAATAAAAAATATCTAATAAATCAAAATGAAAATTATTATTCAATTAATTCTAATTTCCTAAATCTCGGACAGCCTATAGATAATACTCAATTAGAAAATTGGTACAATAAATATGGTGCAGATGATGTAAATATAATAACTCAAAATCTAAACAATAAAGAGTTTCCTATGACTAAAAATGAAAGTGGAATATGGGAAACTGATTTTCAATTAGATATGAATGATGTTGCAGATAATATTGACTTGGTTGATATGGATGAAAACAATAAATCTATTAAATACAATTGTAATGATTATAGGATAATAGACTTATGTGATGATGAATTTGATATAAGAATGTTAAAAGAAAAATAGAGAAGGATTAAACTAACTCCTTCTCTTATAAAATGAATAGGGATAAAATAGCTAATATTTATAATAATGTTACTCATATGTTAACATAAATTATAAAATATGTAAACCTTTCTTATTTAGTTTAAGTTGGCTGTAGAATTTAACTATAGTATAAAAGGTAGCCTATTTGTTTTTTAATTTCAAAAATTTCAGTAGAATCTATGCAAATAATTTGATAAATATGATAAGCTTTTTATTGATAATAATTATTATATATCCATTTATGGTTTTATATATAACTTTAAATGGATATATAAATAAAGAATTAATATAATTTAATATTTTCTTCCCATAAGAATAGTTATGGGAAGAAATTGCTAAAAAAATCATAATATATTATAATATTCTTGAGGTGTAATATATGAATGAAAACATAAGCCATTTTCAAGAATATTTAGTTAAAAATAAAAAAGATTTAAAAACAATTGAATCCTATACTACAGATGTTGTGTTGTTTTTCCAATATATAAAAAAGCCCATTGAAAATATTGATGACTTAGATATTGAAAAATATAAAAACTTTCTTTTTAATAAGGGATATAAGGTTTCATCTATTAATAGAAAAATGGTTGCTTTAAATATATTTATGAAATTTTGTGATAAGAATATAAATATAAGCCAAGAAAAAGTTCAAGTCCAAAATTTCTTAGATAATGTATTAGAAGGTGATGAACTTCTCAAAATTGTTAAACAAGCAGAATTAAATCAAGATTATAGAGCTAAAACTTTACTTTTAACAATGTATTATACTGGAATGAGGATCAGTGAATGTCTCCAATTAACAGTTTATGATATTAACAAAGATACAATTATTATTAAAGGTAAAGGAAGAAAATATAGAAATGTATTTATTCCAAATAAACTAAAATTAATATGGAAAGAGTATATGAATTATAGAATTAAAAAAGGAGACAAGCTATTTACTGGCATACGAGGTGGTATAACAAGAAGATATGCAAATGATATTTTTAAAAAATATGCACTATTAGCAGGAATAGATAAGGAAAAAGCACATAATCATAATCTCAGACATTTATATTGTAGAAAAATGATTTCTAAAAACATAGATATAGCTACGCTAGCTGATCTGGTTGGACATTCAGACATCAATGTTACAAGGAAATATTTGGTTAAATCTAAAAAAGAATTGTTAGATATTATTAATGAATTATAAGTTAGTTTTATACTAGCTTATTTTTTTATATATTTTTTAAGAAAAGTGGTGATAAAAAATGAGATATTACTTGTGTTTTTCATGGAAACAGAAAGAGTTTCTAAAAGAACATGATTTTAAATATGAATCTAAAGCTAGGCACATTGGAAACGGAAAAGTTTTTTACTTCTATTTTTGGAGCTATCGATTAGATTTATGTCTAAGAGAATATAGTGAGATCAAAAGAATTGAATTAGATTTAAAAAAGAGATTTTAGCTTTATCAGATTTTATATAAAATAATTTGACAATATATATTTAAAGGAGATTTTTAAATGGACATTAGATATTACCCTTGTTTTAGTGGTAAACAAAAAGATTTTTTAAAGAGTAAAGGAATAAATTATTTAATTAAATGTAGGCATTTTGAAAGTGATAATAAAATGTGGATATTTATATTTGATGAAAATAGGAAATTAGAAAATGCTTTAGAAGAATGGACTAAGAATAGACCTGGTTAATTTTAGGTCTATTTTATTTTGTAAAATTTATAAATGTTTTTTAGAGAAATTAAAAGTTTATTGAGGAGGAATTTAATATGGGAAAGAAAAATAAAAAGTATACAATTGAAGAAGTAAAAGACTTTACCAAAGATAAAGGTTATGAGGTATTAGATAAGAAGTACATTAATATAAAAACTAAAATGGAATTTAAGTGTATAAAATGTGGACATATCATAATTAAAAGTTTTGATAATTTTAAGAATAACAAAAATAATTGTCCAAACTGTAAATTAAAAAAATCAAACAAATTAAATAAACCAAAAAGCCAAACAATTTACACTACTGAAAAAATAAAAGAATTTGTAGATAAAAATAATATAGAATTAATAAATATAATAAAAGGAAATGGTGTATTTTCTAAAGTCTTATTAAAATGCAAAGAGTGTAATCATGAATTTTCAAGAATGTTTTATGTTTTTAAAGACAATCCTACATGCCCAAACTGTAGAGAAAATCCAAGACGAGCTAAATATGAAGACATTAAACAATTTGTAGAAGTAAATTCTAAAAGTGGTTGTAAATTTTTAGAAACAAAAGAAGGTTATAAAGAAAAATGTTTAAAACAGCCTAAAATGACATTATGTAAATTAAAATTTCAATGCAAATGTGGTAATGAATTTGAAATAAGTTTTAATACTTTTAAAAGTGGAAATAAAAGAAGGTGTAATAAGTGTTCATATGAAGCTACAGGTGTTGGTAGAAAATATACTTATGAAGAAATAAAAAATTATATTGAAGTAGAAAGTGGCAGTGGTTGTAAACTGCTAAGTACAACCTATGAAGATAACCATAAGCCATTACATTTAGAATGTTCATGTGGTAATGACTTTTATAGAGCGTTAGCAGAATTTAAATATGGCTTATTTAAGTGTAAAAAATGTACAGGTGCAACAATAAAATATACATATGAAGAAGTTTATAATGATTTAAAAGAACATAATATAGAACTATTATCAAAAGAATATATCAACTATTCTACAAAAATGAAGATTAGATATATTTGTGGATTTGAGGTAGATAGGAATTATTATAATATTAAAAAATCTGACTATAAATGTCCTCATTGTAATAAAAAAGGATATAGTCGAGATACAGAACAATTATTTAAAGAAATTGATGAAATAACAAATGGAGAATATGAGCTACTTAGCGAATACAAAACTATGAATGATAAGGTATTAATAAAACATAATAAATGTGATAATACATACGAAGTTACACCTCATAATTTTCTTGATAGTGGAAACAGATGTCCAATTTGTGGAGTTTCTCATCATGAGTTATATATCAATGATTATTTAATAAAAAATAACATACCTTTTATATCTCAATATGAATTTGATAGATTAATAGGCTTGGGTGGTGGCAATTTGAAATTTGATTTTGCTATATTTAATGATAAAGAAAGAACTAATTTAAATTGTTTAATCGAATATGATGGAGAATTTCATTATTTCCCTATTATAAATGATAAACAATTGAAAAAACAACAAATACATGACAAAAGAAAAAATAAATACTGTAAAGATAATAATATAAAATTAATCAGAATTCCTTATTGGGAGAGTGAAAATATAGATAATATATTAAATAAAGAATTAAATATAAAACAATATGACAATTAAATTTTAAAAGGAAGAAGATGATAATATGGCTAATGAATTAAAAAGGAGTAAAAGAATTATAATTGGCGATGATAATATTCAAAATGAAATAAATACCGAAAATTTAAAGCTGCTTAAAAAATATGAAAGAGATATGCAAATGAGAGAACTAAGTAATAAGTCTATTTATTCTTATAAATGTGATTTAATGGCATGGATGAGATATTTAGTTATCAATCAATTTAACCCAGTTGCAACAGAATTAAATGAAGATGATATAGAAGAATTTATATTTTATTGCAAAGAACAAGGTAATAACACAGAAAGAATTAAAAGAAGAATGGCTAGTTTAAGTGCTTTTTATAAGTTTTTAAGAAGAAAAAGAATAATAAAAGAAAATCCTATGGAGTTCATTCCTAGACCAAAAAAGGGATTACCTGTTGTTGTACAAACCTTTTTAACTAAAGAACAGTATCAATTAATGAAGAAAAAATTAGAGAAACAAGATGATTTTCAATTAAGAGTATATGCTTCGTTTTCAATTTCAACTATGGCTAGGGTCAATGCAATAAGCAATGTCACTTGGTCTCAAATAGATTTTGATAATAGAACTGTAGATGATGTCTTGGAAAAGGAAGGCAAGATTGTAACATTATACTTCTCAAAAGAAGTTAAAGAATTATTATTACAACTAAAAAAAGAAAGAGAAGAAAAAGATATAGATAGTAGTTATGTTTTTGTTACAAAATATAATGGAAAAATAGACAAAGTAGATACTAATACATTAACTAGATGGGCTAAAAAAATTGGAGAAATGATTGATGTTCCAACATTACATCCTCATGATTTTCGTCATTCAGGAAGCCAGCTCTTAATGTTATCTGGAATGCCTATAGAGACTATTTCAAATTTATTATCCCATTCAGGATTGGATGTCACAAAAAATCATTATTTAAAACAAGATAAAAGAAAAATGCAAAAAGAAAAAGATAAATTTGAAATCTAATATAAAATAATTTTAAAATCATATTCTTAATACATATAAACAAAAGAGGGTGAACTTCATGAACAATAAGGAAATAAACATTGAGAAAAATAATCTTTCTAATACCCATATAACTAAAACTCAAGTTATGCAAATACTATACAAAGATTTACAAGACACACATACAGAATTCCATAATACACATACTTTTGATTTCTCAAAAGGTTATATAAAAGGAAAAGAAGATACTATAAGAAAAATAGAATTATTGTTGCAACTATTAGATTAAACCAAATTATTATATACTTAATAAAAATAAATTAAATAATACCAAAACTATAAGGAAGGATATAATCAATGGGGTTGAAAATACTACCTTCATAGTTTTGGTATTACAATCATATTTATTCAATATTTTATTTAATTATATAATAATTTTCCTCATATGTCAAACGTTTATTCGATAGTTATTTGAAAAATTTTAGGGTTAATAGTCTATTAATTAGATTATTAACCCTATTTTTTTACTTTTTATTAAATTACAAACATTACTTACACTTAGTATACTATAGTAATTCTACATCTGCTATATAGCTTGTTCCTATATTGTGATATTTTTCATTGTCAAGTAACAAACATAGCATATCATCTTCCTCTACATCTTTACCTAGTTCCATTGGCAATACTTTACCCACAATTACATTCCCATCAATATCTGTAACCCTTATTCTATCTCCAAAATCAATATACATATCAAATCCACTCATATTATTTTCTTTTGTTACTCTTATACATGGCATAATACTTGTAACTATCATTTATTTTCTTTCACTCCATTCTCTATATTTTACATATGTAATGTTTATTTAATTATACCATATATTTCTCATGTTCTATTTTTGTATTAATGATATCTCCAACATTGTATTTATATTTTATTACTTTACTATTATGATTGTAAGTTGTTTTTTTGAATATTCTTTATAAGTATCTCCTTTTATTTATTTTTTTAAAATTTTCAATATGTACTTTCATTTTTTCATAAACATCCTTTATGTCATCATTAAAGGTTGATATTCGTATTTCTGTACGAGGATGTTTTTTATCATGGTCTAAAGTTATGAATAAAGGATTTATATGTCTATAATTGTCATCAATATACATCTTACTTTTTACAAATAGACCATCATTTAGGAATTTTATTCCGCCACTCTGATTGTCATTATCTTTCTTTGCTTGAGTTTCACTAAAAACCTTATATTCTACTAAAGAATTAGAAATTTTTAAGTTGTCTAAATTATATTTTTTAGCAATCCAAACACCTAAATTTCCCCACTTATCTTTTTTGTCATTCATAGTCATACGGTTGTTTATTGTTAATACCTCATTTAAACTCATTGCTCCATATATACAGTCATTTATAGTATATTTTTTTATACTAATTGCTTGTTTTTTCGTTTTTTGTTTTCCTCCTTTTGTTAATTGTGGAGTTCCATCTTTATTGAATAATTTAACTGTTTCCAATCTTGCAAAAGGTAGAGTTCTTGCAGTAGGATGTTTTTTTAAATAGTATTGGTGATATTCATGTATTAACTCTCTATCAATTGTTATTAAATATGTATCTTTTATTGTTTTACTAATATAAATCACTCCCTAATTGTATTTTAATAAATTATTTTGCATTACTATTTTGTTGCTCACAAATCAAATAAGAATATGGTAATGCTTCAATCCATTTACAAAATTCACGCCATTCAGGTAATCTATGATTCTTTCTTTGAGAATAAACAGTTTTTAAAGCTCTATAATTAGTTGTAAGCCTTGCAGTTAATTCAAACCCAATAGGGTTACTATATAGTAGTTTTAGATAGTCTTCTTTATCTTGTGTCTTGTTATATGTATCTTTTAATTCTTCCATAATATCTATCATTCTCTTATCAACATATTCATTATATTGAGTTTTTAAATCAAATTTAGCTATTCTATGCATTGTACTTTGACTAGATACAAATTCAACAAATCTGTATCTCTCTAACTCTACCCATGCTTTATTACTAAAAGTTAAATTAAAAGCTACTCTTATACCTGTCATAAACTGGTCATGTCCTGTACCTTTTTCACAATTAGCTAATTTTACAACAGTATTAGTTATTTCAGAACTACAATTATTTGTGTCAATTGACATGGGATATTTACTTGCAGCTATACTTTCTTCCAAATCATATATTTTAACATTTTCTATTTTCATTCTGATACCTCCAATTATTTAATCTCTTCTAATTCATTTCCAAAGAAATAAGCAGTTTCGTTACTATCAAATAATACTTTATATTTTCTATAACCATTTAGTACAACATGATTTGTATAAACTTGTCCTATTTTATCTACATGTTCTATTAAATGATGTGCTTTTTTAGGATTGTTAATTTGTTTAATCTTTACTTTGCTACCATTAGGAATGATAGGTTTATTAAATAAAATTACTTTATATATTTCGTTCACAGTATTATATACCAATTTATTTTCAATACAATAATCCACCTCTGATTTTATATTGGAGAATAAGTCAATGTCACTGAGATATCTTCTGCATATCTCTTTACAACTAGGCTGAATTTCTCTATGTAAGCTCCTTAATAATCTTTCTTTGTCTTCTACATATATGTAAATTCCTACTACGTTTTCTTTACCTACATTCTGTATTATTTGTTTGTATCCATGTGGTTCTATAGCACATACATAGTCATTTTTAGATAAATCAAAATTATTAAATTCTTTATCAATACAATAATGCCACTCTCTGTACTGAGTATTTTCTAATAAAGAATTGCTATTTTTTAGTTCTTCAAATTCTTTTTCTGATATATAATGATAATCTACACCTTCTTGCTCCCCTTCTCTTATTGGTCTTGTTGTTGTACTTATAATTCTTCTTTCACCTTTTTTTTCTAACATCTTTTCTACTGTAGATTTACCACTAGCTGATTTGCCTAATATACAATAAAGTTTTCCCATACAACTACTTTCCACCTTTCTTAAATTGCTTTATTTCATGTTTTAATTGTTCTATAATTTCTTTATCTGTATCATTTTTATAATTAGTTTTCTCTATTAGTTCCATAGCTTGTACATCATTTATTTCTGATATGTGTTTTTTTATTATTTTTATGTACTTGTTTATATTCATTTAATTGCCCTCCTAGATTTTATATAGCAGTAATAAGAGTATGCATAAACACCATTAACATACCTGTAATAATACCCATGAAGTATTCATCAAAGAATGTAGATTTGGTTGTTTTAGTAATTCTATCACCTACAAAATAAATTATTCCAGTCATAAGTAAGCTTAATAAATATCTCATATGTATTCCTCCTTTCAGTTTTGATAAAAGTTGAGTTTTATAGCATCTTTGTTAAATTATTTTATAATAGACACTAGTATTTATAATTAATAATCAACACTTCTACTGTATTGTTTTTGCTCCTATCTTTTTTATGATAATTACAATTACTATAATCAGAATTTAAATAAGCTAATCTATATTTACTTGACCATTTCTTTAATATATCATTAGATTTTCCTTTGCATTCAAAAACATTGCTTAATGCAAATCTAGTTCCTTGCTCATCTAATCTATCACATAAGCTTAATAAGTCTTTTTCATCTGATTCATTCCAACCTTTAAAACCTCGTTTACCATCATTGTAATTTCCTGTAGTTATTAAATAAGGTGGGTCTAAATAAACTAAATCATTTTTATTTGCCTTTGAATAATCTACATCTCTAAAATCTTTACAATCAAACATTATTTCTAAACCATGTAATTTCTTCATAAATTTTATAAATTTATCTTCTGTACGTTGTGAATAACAACTTTTATACCAACCAAAACTACTGTTATAATCATGATTATTATTAAATCTATATTGATTATTAAAAGAATAGCACATAAGGACATAGAACATATCCCATGATTTATTTCCATTATTATAATCTTGTCTTAATTTATTAAATCCTTCTAAATTTGTTTTTGATAGTTCATATGTATTTATTATATTATGTATCTTATTTAAAGCTATTTCAATGCTTTCATCTTGCAAATCGCTAAACATATTACCTACGTAATTTACAATATCATTATAATAGATATGTTCTGCCTTAGTATTTAAGCTAATTGTACCTCCACCACCAAAGGCATCATACAATGTTTTTATCTTTGAAGGAAATCTTTCTAGTATTTGTGGTAAAAGCTTGTACTTATTTCCTATGTAGTTCATTGGACTTTTTATTAAATCATTTTTATTAAAATTTATAACAACCATCTCCTTTTAATATCATCAAATTGTTTTATATTAATATAAATTTATCATTTTATTTATATTTTTCCTTCTTTTCTTAATATATACCACACTCCTATAAAGCCACCTGTACCTGTTCCTGTTAGCCATATTATAAAATTAGGTGCTATATGATTTTTAGATATTGTAAGTCCAAATACATTCCAAAGTATTATAAATAAAAAAATTAATAAATTCTTTTTAATTTTATTCATCAGCTATATCACACTCCTTTACCATATCCCATAAAAGAAAAGTGCCACTTTCTTGCCAGTCCCCGCAATTTAAATATTTACAATAACCACATTCCTGCTTGTCTTTATTCGTATTTTTACTATGCCATTTGCAAGGTGTTGATTTGTTATTTTTATATTCATAGCAATATTGAGTATGCTTTGGTATCCATTTTTTCATTGCACGTTTTTTCATATTAATTACCTTCTTTTAAATTGCTCATAGCTTTATTTAGTGCTTCATTAAAACTACATCCACCATTATAATATTTAACTTCAAATTCTATTTCCTCATTATCATTCATTGAAGCATTAAATATATCATATTCTGGATCAATTTGTTCTGATTCTATTACATATAAACTATTATTATTTATATAATATCTTTTATAAAGTTCACTTGTAAGACATTCTGCCCAAGTATAATAAAAATCAGGCAGTTCATAAAGATTATTTTCTTTGCAAACTTTCTCACATTGTTGTTCTAAAGTTTCATTGTCTAATCTCCTAAGTTCTGTTAGTTTACCTATGTATTGAACTGTTTTACTCATTTGATAAAACCTCCTTTAAATTTTTAATATAATTTCCTATTCCCATACCTCTGACTATTTGATGGATATTTAGCAAATGTTTGAATATCTTGGATTTTGTATTCCTTAAAATTAAACCATGTTGTCATCTTACCACTCAATCTTTCATTATTATATAATAAGAGATTTTTTGTTCCGATTTTAAAAACAATACCTGAAATAGTTTTATCTTTAAATTGTATTGAAACTTTGTCACCTTTTCTTATTTCCTTGTATTTATTACATTCATAAGTATATAAGTATCTATCTGTTCTTGAATGAATCATGATTTCACCTACCTTTATTTATTAAATTATTTTATTTATATAAGTTATATAATTCCCTAACTTTATTAGATATATCATCTAATAGTTGTTGTATTTGTTTATATTCTTTTGTATCCCCTTGATAGTTGCATTGTAACCAATGTAAATCCATTCCATTACCATATAAAACATTAAAATCATCTTCTTCTGAGTGCATATGTATAAAGTTAGAATTTGTATCATAAAATACTTTTATTTGTAATAGGTTGTTAGTTATATTATCTACCACTTCATGAATTTTAATATCATTAGCTTTATATTTTATCATTTCGCACCTCCTTTATATTATTAAATTGTTTTACGTTAAAATACTGATTTTATTGCATTTTTATCCTTGAAAAATGTAGCATAAGTGAGTGTTTGAGAGTATTCAAGAGCAAAATTCAGTATTTTTATTAATAATAACTATAAGCAAGAGAGAAAGATTATAAATTAAAGTATGAGGTCTTTTGTTATGATATTAAGTTTTGTGATTTCTCTCTTGTATATTACAATATTTTTGAAATGCGACTATTTTTTAAATAGCCTTTTTTCTTTTGAAGTATCTATATCCTTGCTTTTACAATTAGGGCATTCAGAACCCTTACTTCCTCCATAGACACAATATATTGTTCCACATTTTAAGCATTTAGCCATATATACTTACCACTTTCTAATTACATATTTATTTCATTTTGTGAACTAATACATCACCATCTCAAATCTATATTTTTGTTGTACATCTGGATATTTTTTATGGTCTACCTCACTTGCAAACATATTTAAAGGTCTTGCATATGGGAATTTTGAACAATCATATAGTGATTTATATATTATTAAAGCTTCATCACTATCTTTAGGATTATGATAATACTGTCCTTCTTTTTCAAACAATGTTATTGTAGTTTCTCTTTCTGTTAACTTGACAGTGAAAATATTAACTCCAACTGTTTTAAATAAATCATTAAGTACAGAATCATAATCTCTTAATGGTTTGCTTAAAAACATTGTTACATACGTATAATTATTTAATACCCCATCTTTAGAATGTTTAAAATGTCTATATATTGCAGGGCATACTATTTCTCTATTCATATTAGGATTCTCCTTTCATGTTACGATATATTTAAGATGTCAATTATTTAACGGTTGTGAATTCTATTCTTGTAGCAAAATCTACACCAAAAGGTTTTTTACACTTTTCACAATCCATTGAAAACTCACCTTCCATATCTCCTACCTCTATATAATCAAGACCATCATGTTCATGCTTACAATAAGGACATTTTATCTTCTCATTTTCTTTAAATATTATATCAAAGTCTTTATCTTTGAGGTTATTCAGTATTTCTATATCTTCTTCAGTCCACCCATTTTCTTCTAATAACTCTGCATTTAATAAATTTTCTACAGCTTCTTTTATTAATTCTACTTCTTTATTCATTAAATTTACCCCTTTCTATATAATAATTTTATATGGTATTATACACTCTACCACTTCAAAATCTTTTTTACATATGTTATTCCTGCTTTTAAAGAATCTTCAATATGGTTAAAGGATTCCTCGTAAATTGACTCTCCATCTTCCAATCTTATTACATAAACAGTATAAGTAGTTGGTGGCATTAAACCCTTTTTTATTTCTTCTTCATATCCATTTTGATATTGATCTACAACTGTATATTCTATTGCGTATCCCTTTTTAGATATTTCTTCAATTTTTTTTAATATATCCATAATTACCTCCTCGGGTTATATTTCCTCTACTTAACCATCTAAAACCCCATCATAATATGAAATATCATTCTTTTTCATCCATGTGCATTTTATACTTTTTAATCAAATTTTTTAATTAGCATTCTATACAAGCAGTCTGTTAAGAATACTAAGCTCATCATGCTTTTGTTATTTATTAAATCTAATCTGTCTCCATGAAGAACATGTCTTGTTACAAATGTAGGACTTTTTGATGTAGATTTGTATATATAGCATGTACCTTTTTCATTAAAAAATGTTGAATATAATTTTTCTAATTCTTTACTTTCTTTATATTTAAAACAATTTTCTGATAATACTTTGGTAATATTGTTAATAATCTTCCATTCGCCTATAGGCTTGTTTGTATTGAATCCTGATTCTCTTATTTTATATTCCATTAAAGTAAATAAGTTGAGAGTAGTGGAATATATCTTGTTTTGCATAAAATTTGTTTTTATTTCTTTTATAAAATCACGAATACAATCTGTATGTTCTTCATCTATCCAATTATCCATAGCTTTAATATAATATTCTTTAATATCTGAACTATTTACAACATTATTAATGTCAATTTTATTTACATATTCCTCATAGAATTCTATAATTTGATCTTCCATCATATCATCTAAAAAATAAAATATTGGAGGAAATACTCCTTCTGTTATAAATTTATCTGAAAATATAGGATTCATTTCTAAGAACATAGTAGCAAAATATATATTTTTCTTTTTCTTATTGCTCAATTCTTTGATAATTGGTTTTAGTTCTTTAAAAAAGAAAGCATTAATTTTATATATTTCTTTGGATATAGGTATAATAGCTTCAGAAATAATATTTTTGAAATTTACAAGTTGACTAAATTTTTTTCCTAAATCTTTACTTATTTCTTGTAATTCACATTGTGATTTTGAAAAAACACTAACATTAGTTTCCTTATTCATAAAAACAACTACCTCCTAGAATATAATATCATAAATAAAGAATAATTTTAATGAGGTTAATTTATTTTTATTTTATCAAATTGTTTTATGTTTGTCAAATAAATAATTAATAAGCTATTCTCTTATTTTCATTTTAATTATTTTATCCTTCTTTTGTCTAGTATTATATATAAAATTACCTTGGTTAGCTCTTTTCATAGTTAAATAATCTTTCCACGACTTTTCTGTGTTTGTTGCCACATCATCAAGCATGTAGTCAATTTCCTTGCCTTTTTCACTATATATAGTGAAATTATCTTCTTTGCAATCAATAATAGCACCTATGACCTTATTATCCTCTTTTAATCTAATGCCTACTACACCTTTTGTATCTCTTGATTTTGTAGGTCTTATTCCAGACTTTTTAGTATTAACTATTAATGCTTTGCCTTCATCAGTTAATAAGAATATATCAACATCTTCTGTAACTACTTTAATATCTATTAATGGACTTTCTGTATTATAAGCATCCATAGGCACTTGTCTGTTAGTTTTACATTTATATTTTATTAAGCCTGTTGATCCAATATTTCCGTTTTGAAATACAGTAAGAACTTGTCCTTTATAATCTTTTGTAGTTGCAATATGTATTATTTTTTCATTTTTTTGTAAATGTTCCCCTAGCCAATTAGGAATAAATGTACCATATGCTGATGGTTGCCATTCATCTAAATCATAAGTTTTACGTATTAATACATTTCCCTTATTAGTGAATAAAAGAATGTCTGTTTTATTTGTAGTTTGGAACATTTGTATAATTTCATCTTGTTCTTTTAATTTTTGTGATTCTGAATATTTAAGATTCTTTTTTAAGTAACCATCTTTAGTTAATACTAATGTTACAGTATTGTCTTCGATAAGGTTTTCTTGAGTTATCTCTTGAATATTGTCTTTGTAAACTAATTTAGTTCTTCTTTCATCTCCATATTTATCTCTTATTTCTATAAGTTCTTGTTTTAACACTTCTAGTAATTTATTTTCATTGTTGAGTATGCTATTTAAATAAACCACTGTATTTGTTAATGTTTTATATTCATCTTCTATTGTTGCTATTTCAAGTCCTGTTAATCTTTGTAGTTTTAATTCTAATATTGAATTTGCTTGAATTTCATCTATTTTTAATTCATTAATTAATTTATCTTTGGCTTCAATTTTACTTTTAGAGTTTTTAATTAATTTAATAGTTTTGTCAATATCTGATATAGAAATTTTTAATCCTTCTAATATATGAAGCCTTTTTAATGATTTATCTAATTCAAATTGTGTCCTGCGTGTCAAAACTTCTTTTTGATGTTCTATGTAATACTGTAATATTTTTTTAAGATTTAAATGTTCTAATAGCTGATTTGTGCCATATATAGTAGTAAAATTAGCATTATAATTACTTTGTAAATTTGAATATTTAAATAATAAGGGCAAAATTTTATTAGGATTTGTATTTTTCTTTAATTTTATATTTATTCTCATGCCATTTCTATCAGATTCATCTACTATTTCATTTATACCAGATATTTTGGCTTTTACGGTAACTTCTTCTTTTTTATTTCCACGTATAATGGTTTTTGTTGTATCATTAGATAACATAAAAAGATTTTCTAATAATTGTGATTTGTTAACTTGGTATGGTATTTCTGTAAAAATTATATTTTTATTTTTATTGCTTTCTTCAATATGATATTTAGCTCTCATAATAATTTTACCATATCCATTTGTATATACATTAATCATATTTTGAGGATTTATTATTTCTCCTCCCGTAGGAAAGTCAGGTGCTTTTAAAATTTTAATTAACTCCTTAATTTCACAATTAGGATTGTTTATTTGATAAATAACAGTATTTATGGTTTCTGATAAATTATGAGGTGGAATTGCAGTAGCAACACCAACAGCTATACCTTCAGCTCCATTTACCAAAAGGTTAGGAAATCTTGATGGAAGTATTGAAGGTTCTTTTTCTTCACCATCAAAGTTAGGAATAAAATCAACTGTATTTTTATTTATATCTTTTAATAAATCTAAGGTAATCTTTTTCATTTTTGCTTCTGTATATCTATACGCTGCCGCTGAATCTCCATCTATACTTCCCCAGTTTCCATGTCCATCTATTAAAGGATGCCTTAAACTAAAATCTTGAGCCATTCTAACCATAGAATCATATACTGAAGAGTCTCCATGTGGATGATATTTACCAAGAACATCTCCTACTATTCTAGCAGATTTTCTATATCCTTTTTCAGGAGTTATACCTAATTCATACATAGAAAAAATTATTCTTCTGTGTACCCATTTTAGACCATCTCTCACATCTGGTAATGCACGACCCATAATTACACTCATAGCATAATCTAGATATTTTGTTTTCATCACTTCTGATATATTAATTTGTTTAATATTACTCATTGTTATGCTCCCCTTTTTTTATATATCTAAACTTGTTCTTATTTTAGAATTACTTTTTATAAATTCTTTTCTTGGTGTTACTTTATCTCCCATTAACAACGTTATAGTTTTCTCTGCTTCAATAGCATCTTCCATAGTTACTTGTAATAATGTTCTAGTTTCAGGATTTAAAGTGGTTTCCCATAACTGCTCAGGGTCTTGTTCTCCTAAGCCCTTATATCGTTGTATATCTATATTTTCATCTTTGTGTTGTGAAATAAAGTTTAACTGTTCATTTTCTGAATAAGTATAATAATGTTCTTTATTTATAGTGTTTCTATATAATGGTGGTACACAAAAATATACATGACCTTTTTCAATTAGAGGTCTCATATATCTATAAATATAAGTTAACCACAATGTACCTATATGATTTCCATCACTGTCAGCATCTTGCATTAATAGTATAGAAAAATATTCTAACTTGGTAATATTAAATTCTTCCCCCATGCCAGTTCCAATTGCAGATGAAAAAATAGCTAATTCTTCACTTTGTATTACTTTTTGTTCTTTTTGCTTTTCAACATTCATTATTTTGCCTTTGGAACTCATTATAGTTTGAAATCGTCTATCTCTAGCTTGTTTTGCACTTCCACCCGCTGAATCTCCTTCAACTACGATAAATTCTTTTTCTGTTTTATCTTTACTTGTACATAAAGCAACTTTATTAGGAGGTATTAGTGTATTAGAATTATTTTTCTTTTTCCTTGTAGTTTCTTTTGCTTTCTTTGAAGCTAATCTTGATTGTTGAGATAATAAAATTTTATTTATAATTTCTTCTGCAATTTCTTTATTTTCAATTAAAAATACTTCCATATATTCTTTTATTGTGTTTGAAATTATACTTTGCACATATGTATTTCCTAATTTGGTTTTTGTTTGACCTTCAAACTCAGGTTCGGGTATCTTAACAGATATTATAGATGTTATTCCTTCTTTTATATCTTCTTTTTGAAAATTTTCGTCTTTTGCTTTTAAATGTCCATTATTTCTAGCATATTCGTTTAATATTTTTGTTAATCCATTATAAAAACCATTAACATGATAACCACCTTCTGTAGTATTTATATTATTAACAAAAGAATATAAATTTTCATTATAATTATTAGTATATTGAAAAGCAATTTCCATTTGGCAATTATCTAATTCTTTTTCAATATAAATTATTTTACTTTGAATAGGTGTTTTATTTTCATTAATGAATTTAACAAATTCCTTTAAACCACCTTCATAATGATAAGTTTGCAATTGTTCTTTGTTCATTCTTTTATCTTCAAATATAATAGTAATTTTTTTATTTAAAAGAGCAAGTTCTTTTAACCTTTTTGATAATGTATTATAATTAAATTCTGTTTCACTAAATATTTCATCATCTGGTTTAAATGTTATTATAGTACCAGTTTTATCACTTTTACCAATAATACTAACCTCATCAATTTTTTTACCTTTTGAATAATGTTGTTGATATATTTTACCATCTCTATGTACTGTTGCTTCAAATTCAATAGATAAAGCATTTACAACAGAACTTCCTACCCCATGAAGTCCTCCTGAAGTTTTGTAACCTCCTTGACCAAACTTTCCACCTGCGTGTAATGTAGCTAAAACTACTTCTAATGTAGGAATACCCATTTTAGGATGTATTCCACAAGGAATTCCTCTCCCATTATCTTTTACTGTAACTGAATTGTTTTCATTTATAATTACATTAATAGTATCACAAGAACCATTAACAGCTTCATCAATTGCATTATCTACTATTTCATAGACACAATGATGTAATCCATTTTTACCTGTGCTTCCAATATACATCCCTGGTCTTTTTCTAACTGCTTCTAAGCCTTCTAAAACACTAATACTATTTTCATCATATGTATTATTCTTTATTTCTTCTGTCATAAAATTTTCCCCTCTCTGCTATTTATTAAATTGTTTTAAATTATAAAATATAGGAATAAGAACAAATTACAATTTTAATTATATCCTCATTCCTATATTTTGTCAAGTTATTTTATTAAATTATTTTATATTGCTTTAAAATGCCGATTTTATATCATTTTTATACTTGAAAAACATAGTATAAATGAGTATTCAAGAGTAAATAAGAGATGATTTTTGATTATTTTAAGACTTTAGATTAAATATCTCATTTATTACTTTATTTCTAAACTCATCACTTATTGGACTTCCAGCAGCATTAGGATGTCCTCCACCTTCGAATATTTCAGCTACATCTTTTCCTAAGTCTACCTTGTTACCTATGTTTCTATAGCTAATTGCCTTACTCATATTTATAATAACTATAAAATCTAATTCGGGATGTGTTTCAGATAATCTATTTCCAACTTCTGAATGATATTGCTCTCCAAATATAATACCTGCTTTATATCCTAATATATCTTTAACTATTAATTCTTTATCTTTAGATTTTATATAATTATCAATTTCTCTTTGTTTATATTTTAATAATTGCAGATCAAAATCACTAAATCCAAAAATATCATAGTGGGTTAATCTATATAGTATACTTTCTATAAAATCTTCTCTACCCATTATATAAAATAAATCATTCCACTGTTTAGGAATTAAATAATTTTCTTCTTTCCATTGCCATATATCATATTTTCTAACAATTTCAACAAATGTCTCTATATTAGTATATTGATTATATACTACTGCATGTGAATCTAAGTATCTATTTTCTTTTAAATAGTCATAAAACATTCTAGTTCCAGAAGTTTTTTCTTTATCATTTAAATTTATTTGAACTTTCGCCCAATCATACTTGTTTAGTTCTAATGCTGTTGGATGATGGTCAAGTAATTGAATATCAGGATTATAAGTTTCATCTGTGTAATACTGTTTTATTATCGTAGCTATTTTTTCATTTACAGATATATCTGTTATAAATATTTTATCATATTCATTCTTTTCTGCTCCCATATAAAATTCTTTAACCTTTTCATTAACATCATCATAATTACAATATTCAATGTTTATATTATCTTTTCCATAAGCTAAAATTCCTAAAATAGCACAACCTATTCCATCTAAATCTGTATGAGTAAATAATTTTATTTTTTCATATAGATTACCTCCATTAAATTTATTTATATTCTGTTTTTTACAATTTTAAAAGGTATATGTTTATTTTCCTTCTCATAGATGCTCAATTGTATTGTATTAACTTTAGTACCTTCTATGAAGTCCCAATCCCTATGCACTTTACAATATTTTTCTGCTTTGTTTTTTATTGTTACAGGAAATATTTCTATAACTTTATTCTTTATTTTATAAATATAATATATATGTTCTGCATTTTGCAGTAAGTTTATCTCATCCTCTTCAAACATATAATCTCCATCTAAGTTATAAGAATTTACATCATTACTACCTCTTGATAGTCTGGTAATTACATGTTGCCCTATTGAATTATTATTAAATTGAGATATTTCCATAAATGCTTGAGGATATATTTGCTGTTTTCTTAGTTTCTTTTTCAATATATTAAAATTAATTTCTACATTGTCACCTATATTAAATTTTGGTTTTGTTGATTTCATTATATTATCTCCTTTCTATTTCTATATAAATATTCATTTGTTTTTCATGTATATATATTTATTAAATGGTTATTATAATAAATATAAATGGAATTATCAATAAGTATATTTTCATAAGAAAAATATACAATTATTGAACATTTAAACACATTTTTTCAAAATAAGAGTGGAAATAAATTTTTCTACTCTTATTTTGATTTTTTGCTATAAAAAAGTATTTTATCATTAAATTATTTTGTATTGTTGTAAAAGCAATATTTTATTAAATTAATTTTTATAGTCATTCCACTTATCAGATAGTTCTTTTAGAACTTCGTTTAAAGGTTTATATGTATTATCATTGTTATTTATATCGATATCAAAATTTTCTTTTAAAATTTGTTTTAAATGACTTATATTATTTGTTTTTATTTTATCTAATACTAATCTTTTACTTTTTCCTTTTTTTATGTAATGATTTCTTACTGTTTTATAATCCTCTTTTAGTATCCGAGAACATCGTTTTATTTCTTTACTTAGCTGTTTTTGATATTTATTCAATCTTAAAACCTCCTTAATTTTTCTCTTTTTTCTTAAAGTTTAGCTAATAACTCATTTATTCTTTTTGTTAATTTCTTTTTAATTCTAAATTTTTTAGTTTTATCATAAATATTTATTAGATTTATAATTTGTGCTTTATATGTTAGTTCTTCTATAAAGCTTTTACATGCTTTAATACTTTCATTTGCTAATTCTATAGATATAGGTTTATTTAACAACTCTATTGTATTTTGAATGTTATTTGATTGATTTTCTTCTATGTTCTCAAAATATGTTTTATCTATAGATGCATCGAAAGGTTGTCCATCAATATATACGGTACATTTGTCAAAGAATATATCTTCTCCCATATTATCAACTCCTTTATTAAATTATTTTAACTTACTTTTCATAGTTTCCAATACATATTTTTGAATATCCTCATCTCTAAAGCCTGTACTTCTTAAAAACATAATAAATCCCTCTGTTAATAATTCTATGTCATTTCTACTTTCTAAAACTTTTTTATCATATGTATGTTCCATAGTGCATAATTGATTAAATCTATCTGTATAATTAAAATTTACTTTTATCATTTAAACTTCCCTCCTATTTTAAACTGTTATAAGTTGACCTATGAACCCTATCGAGAATCCTAATCCTATTATTACTGCTATTAAACTAAGTATAATGATAGCTACCTCTTTTTCTTTAATTCCTACTATTAACCCCCATAATCCTCCAATAAAAACTAATAAAGAACATAGCGAAATCATTATTAAACCAATTATCATTTTAACCTCCTTGCATTTGGATAAAATTAACTTTTTATGTTATCTATTAATAACATTTAATTCTAAAATATCTTCTAAAACACATACTTCTTGTCTAAGAGTTTTGTAGATAAGAATATTTTCCGTATCTCCTTTTTCCAAACTATCAGCTTGTTTTCTTAATATATTTATTAATCGTTTTTCTATTTGTTCTTGGGTTTTCAAACTATTACACCTCTCTTTTTATAAAGCTTTTTCCGTTACATTGTCTACATGGAAAAATAAAATTATGTTTGATATAAGGATTATTACTACTATGTACAATTCTAATATTATACTTTAAACATTTATGATCTATTCTTTTATCTATTTGTTCTTCTTCAGTTAAATTAATAAATTGACATTCATTACAATTAATGTTATCTATATTCGTCATTGTATATCTCCCTCATAGTTTTTCCTCCACCTTTTATAATGGGCAAACCATATTTGTTTTCAGATATAATACTTTGTTTTTGATTATTAACTTCTTCTTGTGCTATTTTACAAGCTACTTGCCATAAAGCGTGTAATAAATCATATCCTAAATTATCTCCATAATCTTTATCAATATATCCATCTTTCTTAAACGTTTGAATAGTTGTTTGCATATTAATTGTAGGAGTAATTATTAACAAACCATCTTCTGTTTTATCCTCTATAAATTGTATTAATTGCCCTTCTGTTAATAGTGGTAAAAATGTGTTGTCTTTAGTTGCATTTTTTAGGGTTTCGTTATCTTGTATACAACTCTTATAAATACCGTTTACGTAAGTATCTTTATCGCTCCTAAAATCTCTAAAAAACAAATCATACATTTGTGGCTGCCACCATTTTCTTAATATTTCTTGTATTCCTTTAGGCTGTTTAAAAAAATCTTCAGCACTTATATAATTCATATTATCCCTCCTTGAAGAGTATTTATCATAATTAATTCTTTAGCATCTTCGATATTGTTATTAGTTAATGCTAAATAAAAATTAAATGTATCTTGACTTATAGGTAATGATTGTAGTGTTTTTATGTAATTTTCTTGATATTTACTCGCAGATATTAAAGCTGTATTATAATCTTGTCCTTGCAAAAGTAAGGACTTTAAATATGTTAGACTTTCCTTGTTAAATTGTTTTAAATTTAGTTGTTCTTTATTAGATATCATTTTTATTTCAGTAATTAAGTTTTCTATTTCAATAACTTCTTGGCTAAACTTATTATATTTTAATAGATTACTATTACTTAAAAATTTATTTATCTTATCTTTGGTATTATTAAAAAATATCTTTTTAATCATATACACCCCCATCTGGTACATAATCTATTAATCCTGTTATTTCACATCTTTCAGATTTAATCCTATCGGGGTATTTATTCCAATTGATTGGACTTAATGTTATTTGGCAGCCTTGCTCCGCATTGAATTCTAAGTTATTTATCGCATTAGATATTTCATTCATTATGTCTTTAATTAATTGCTTCTCTATATTATATTTTTGATTACCTCTAGCACAATCTATAAAAGCATAGGTTTTAATTCTTTGGTATCTTGGTATTTTATTAAGTATCATTTCTGTTTTTCCTCCTACTCTGTAACTTCACACTTATATATTATCAAATTATTTTATATTGATCAAGTATGCTTACTAAAGATATCATAATATTATTTTAAAGCATTTTATACTATCTTTAGTAAGTCCATTGAAATTATATTATTCTCTATCTTCTAATTCTCTTTTTGTTTCAAAGTAATTTTCTTCTAATAAATCTTTAATCACATTATTACAAAAATAGTTATATAAATCTAATCTTTCTTTTTGACTTTGTTTCATATTTTTTAAGCCTTGTTCAAGCATATTATAAATATTTTCAACATTTTCTTTTTTTATTTCTTTTTTTGAGTTTTTATGTTTTTCTTTTACTCTTTCAATTATCTCTTTTTCATTATATTTTATATTTTCTAAAAAACTCTTTTGTTCTAATATTTTTTCATTCACAGATAAAGGATTTCCTAAGTGTAATAAACTATTAGCAACTACACTCACAAACGCATTGATAGCAATAATTTGACTTGTATTTTGAGCTATTTCTATACATTTTCTTTCTATTTGTTTTAATAGTTTATTTTTATCTTTTATTAAATTACCATTTATGTTTTTAATATAATATATAGATGTAATCTCAATAATTGCATCTAATTTATCTTCTTCAAGATTATCTAATGATTCAAATAATCTATGAAGTGAATTGAATGGAAATTCTTTAATATATTGGATATGATATGGATTCATATAATTTATAATCGCATCTTTTATTGTTTTTGAACATACTACATTGTTTGGCATATTATCCTCCCTTATTGTATTAAAGTCTTTTATTTTGATTATATCATCCATTTTTGTAAATGTTAATATCATATGTTATAATTTATGATATAAAATCTAAAATTTATTATATTTAGAAATCATAGTATTATAGTCTTTTTGTGCAAAGACTTTATCTTGAGCAATATATTCCCAATTAAATTTTATTTCTCCTTTCATTTTTCTAACCCACTTAACAAACTTGCCACAAAATGGAGTATGGTCATATTTATTTGAATAATTTTCAATAAAGCTTACTATTTGTTCATCATCTATATAATCTTCAAACATAATATAAAAAGGCTCATTTACTTTATGCCCTTCACAACAAAATTTAGTATCTAATCCAATGCTATTAAAAAATTTAATTAATGATATACAATTATCATCTATTTCTGCTTTTTGTCCTCTTATATTTATTTTAGTCATTAATATCCTCCTATCTATAATCAGTTTCTTCTAACTCTTCTTCATCATATAAACCTTGTACATAATTCTTACAATTAATTGCTTCACTTTCTTCATCAAGAATAGCCATTAAGGCACATTTATACATACAACAAAATCCATCATAGAATTTACAATTATAACAATGCTTTTTAATGTTAGGTAGCTTATTATAAATTTGATTAATACAATTTCTATAATTTTTACATTGAGTTTTATATTTTTCACTTTTTACTATAATGTTTTCAGGTGCATAAGTTATTTTCACTCCATATGATTGATGCTCTATAGTATCTTCTTTTACATTATTAGGTTTATAAGTTTCTATTTTTAAATCTTTTTTACTTAATCCAGTTGGCAAATATCCCTTCATTGTTTTTTATCCCTCCCCTATATTAATCTAATCTTTCTTAATATTTTACCTAAGAATGTTAGGTTTTCTTTAAAGGCTATTTTACAATACCAACATTCCCATTCTTTAGTTCCATCTTTGCACCCTATTTCTATCATATCTTGTTTACATCTTGGGCATTTTCTTAGCATATTACTATACCTTCTCATACAAATCTCCTTTCAATAAGTAGCAATTTCCCCAAATTGTAATTCATTTCAATAACCATACACTTAGTTTAATTTAACTACGCAATCAACATATCTACCTAAATCTCTATTTATTAATGATTCAATGTCTACAAAAGTTTCTTGAAGATAATTAATATCTGGTTTTCCTACTAATTGTTTATTGTCTATTCTTACTATTTCTAAAAAGAACATTTTTCCTTTTGTGTATTTAAAAATAATTTTATCCCCTTTATTTAATTTTAAAAAGTCTTCCTTGGTTTTTAGCTCTTTAATGCTTATCATTTATTATCACTTCTTTCTTAACATAGTCAAATTGTGAAATTATATATTAGGTATCTCTTTATCTTTAATTTCATTATAACTTTTAAATTGTTTAATTGAATCTATTAAAAACTCCTTACCATAAAATTCTTGAAGAGTTAGGAGTAGCATATCTAAACTTATGTGTCTTATTGCGTTATTACCAAAATCTATTGTTAATGTTTTATCTCGTTTATATTCTTTTTCTTGTGGAGTTGACTCTGTTAATGCAAATGGTGTACTGTTATAAAGATTATTAATAATAAATTGATCTTTGGATGTTCTTTTTATCAAATCTTCTATTTTCATAAATTTCCCCCTTTTATTCGTTATTACAGGATTTATAAATCGATATAAATCATTTATTTTATTAAATTATTCTTTTTCATTTTAGAAACATATAATGCAGGATAAATATAAGATAAAGTATGTGCTGGTGTAAACTCTTGAATACTCCAATTTTTATACATGTTTTCAAGAATTTTATTAACTTCCTCATCTACTTCTTTAATAATATCTTCCTTACTTATCATTTTTTGCACCTCCAATACAATAGTTCAGTATTGTAATTACTTTCATCTGGGGTGTCCTTCTTAATATAATAATTATTATATTTTATATTGATTTGATATTTATCCTTCAAATATTTGATTATAATATTAAACTTTCTATTTTTTTGTAGCTTATCTTCATTTAATTTTACTAAAAATTCGTCTAATATAAAATGCGTTCTATTAATACCTGTTATAATTTTTTGTTCATTATTTATGTTGTATTCTAAAACCGTTTCAAATATTTTATATATTAATTTATCCATTTTTTGAAATAATTCAATTAATAAATTTTGTATTAATTCATAACAATAATCTATTTCTTCTTGTCTATCTTTTGGAGTATCTTCATGGCGAAAAGTTGGCATATGTTTATTTAAATAATCTTTAGTTAAAGATTGAAATAATTTTATTATTGCTTCATAAGTATCAAAATCTGAGAATTTAGGAAGTATTAATTCTTTTATATAGCCTCTAAAAGCCATGTGACAATTATATTTTACAATGTTGTCGTCTCCTCCTAAATAATAATATATATTTTGAAAATATAGATACACTCTACAACCTAATGTATCAACTTCCCATTTCTTTTCATTATTTGTATTGATATATGTTTCACCCCAATTTACATCTTTAATAAGGTTTGGCAAATCAAAAGAATTATCAACTATCATTTTTGATATTAAATATATTCTTTCAATCCAATCATCAGTTAAAATTATTTCATTATTTTTATTTATTATTAAAAATTCATTTTCCAAATCATCTTGTTTATTTTTTCTTTCTCTTTCTTTTATTGCTTTTATACGCTTTTCTTCTGCAATCTGTTTTTGCCTTTCGATTTCTTGTTGTTTTCTTAATTCTTCTGCTTTTTTACGTTCTTCTTCTTTTTGTTTTTCTTTTGCTTCTCTTAACATTGATCTCAACATATCTGTATCTGAATGCCCACAAAAACTTGATAAAGCTGTTTCATATTGTAAAATTTCTTTTTCTGTTCTACAATTTTTATATTTGCCACCCAAATAAGGATTCTCCATTGTTGTAAAAGAATCAGAAAGTAAATGGTCATAATACAAAAAAGTATTTGGATTAGTGCAATCATATACTGTAACATTAAAAAAATCATCTTGAATTTTCTTAATCATTTTACTATTATATTCATCTCTTGCAATGCTTGACTCTAAAGCCTTTTCTATTTCTTCTATTGTCATCTTTTACTCACTCCTATCGTTAAATTATTTTACGTTATAAAAGAATGGTTTTATTAACTTATTTATGTAATTAATCTTCCTTGATATACCATTCTCCTTCAGCTATTAAATAAGGGGTTATACTATCTTCTTCAGCGATACACCATGCATCTCTCACAAAAGAAGGTATATATTCTTTTGTTTCTTCTTTTTTATTTAAAGAATTTATATACTTAACTTTTATAGTTTTACCTTGTTCAAAAGCTTTCATGGCTTCTATACACTCTACTTTCTTATCTTTTTTAACTAATTTGAATTTACTTTTAAGCCATTCTGAAGTTATATAACATTTGTCCCATATTTTTTCGTAATCATCATCCTTTACCATTAAAAATCCATTTTCAAACTTAATTACAAGCCTATCTTCTTCCAAATAAACTTCAAATTCAGTACGTTCTGGAAATTCTATTGCTTCATGTATAGAATATTCTCTATCATAATCTATTTTATTTTCAATTGTATTATTATTTACGAAAAAAGCTTTCAAATAAAATTCTTTCTTACCATAATTAATGTCCCAATCTACTATTTTATACCCTAATTTTTCATAATGCTCTTTTGTTTTTTGCCATTCTCCATCATTGTCGAAAATCATTTCTACACATTGTTCTCTTAACATATTATCTTCTCTCCTTAAATTTAATATTTTTTATTTATTAACCTTATGTATTAGAGTGTTATTATCCAAGTTTTTGACTTAACTTAAAAGCACATACAAAACATAATATTGTAAAACAACATATAAATAAATTAATAATTAAATCTATCATTTGTTCACCACTTTCTTCATATTGTTTTATTAAATTGTTTATAGATAAGTTTAAATATATCACATCCTAAACACATTATTAAACATAATGTTGCAACTGAATTTATTATAGGACATAAAGCAACTATAACATCTTTTATTGATATTTTATGGTTTATATCGTGTTTCATATATAAACCACACAATAAACTTCCTATTAAAGAAATTATGTAAATTGATATTAAAGTATTCATATTTTCTCTCTCCTTTCATGATTCTATATTACCAAATTATTTTATATTAGTCAAGCTTTAAATAATGTTTTTAAAAATTATTGCATATAAGAATAGCTCCCTGAAAATCAAGGAGCTATTAATTGATGTCTATTTATTTAATTTAAAACATGACAAAATAAAATATAAAATAAGCTATAATACCTACGCCATAACAAATTGCTAACAGTCCCCAAATAACCCTAATAAAAGCTGGATCAATATTAAAGTATTCAGCAATTCCACTGCAAACCCCAAGTATCTTCTTATCTTCTGATAATTTTAATTTTTTAGGCGGTTTGTTTTCCTTTGTTTGTTGAGTAATAGTTGAATTATTATCTATAGCTTTGATAATGTTTATATCTTTCACGAAAGGTATAGATAATAAAATAAAAACTAATAATATTGATAACATTTTATATCTCATTTAATTTTCCTCCTGCTATTTATTTAATTATTCCTAGTTTCCAATTCTTCCTTGTTATTGGTTTATATTGAGTATCACCTACTTCTATTTCATCTCCATTTTTAATTATTCTATTATTAAAAATTTTTGCATTTACATTTGGTATATTCCCTTCACTATCTCTAGTAACCATAAATCTAATACAATCATGGTCAACCAATTCTATTAATCTTTTACTTCCTTTAAATAGATATCCTTTAAAATTAGTTAATAAAGAATAACAGTAGCAATCTATATTTAAAATATCTACTATATCTGATATTTGGTTTATTTGTTCTTCTGAAAGAAAATTACATTCATCTATAATAATTGCTTTAATATTTCCTTCAGTATCTATGTATTCCATTACTTTTGTAAAAATATTTTCATCAGTATCAATCCATTGTGCAGGAATTTTATTTCCATTCCTTGAAGATATGTAACATTCCTCTATGCCTTCTCTAGTGTCTATTCTGCTTTTTAAGGCTAATACATTCATTTTATTTAGTTTATATGAATTATATTCTCTAATTAAGTCTTCTGATTTTCCAACGCCCATACAAGCAAATATTACGTGCAGTTTAGCTATATTAATCACTCTCCTTTATGTAATTTATTTTCATAATGAAATTTTAAATTGTGTAAATCTATACTTTTTTCTGCATTGTTATTTATTAAATTGTTTTGTATTTGATGAATTAGAGTGTAAAATTCTTTATGGTTACTTACTCTTAACCCTTTCCATTTGTCATTCCAATGCTGAGAAAAAGCTACAGATATCCCGTCTTTTCTTTTCCATTCTATTAAGTTGTTTATATTGTCATCAAGCAACACTCGATTATCTCTAGCTAATAATGATTTATCTCCAGTAAACACTAAATCTTTTTCAACATTTATAAAAGGTAAATATTCTTTTATCCATTTAACTTTTTCACTAACACAATAATCTGAATTGTATTGAGGTAAAGTTATTATTTTAATTTTAAAGCCTTTTTCATGTAATATTGTAGCAATATTTATTGAATTATTGACAGGGCTGCTTTTATAAAAAGCACCCTTTTCTAATAATAAATTTTTAAAATACTCTTTACTGGCTTTATTACAATCACTCCACCAATATGATTTATTGTCATTAGGTTTCATATCATCATTAAAATCCTTATTATATTTATTTATAATATATGAACTTAGATCATATAATACTTCATCCATATCATAATATATTTCTAATTGCTTAGTCATCTGATACCTCGCTTTCTATACTATCTTCAAAAATTTTCCATAGTTTTGTAAAACAATCTCCTAGTTTTTCATAGCAGCCTAAACTATTTTCAATTTCTCCTTGGCAGTATTGATTTAAATAACCTACTTGATTTTTAAATGAAGGTTGATTAATATTAGGTTTAGTTTTAAATCTTATGTCATCAGCCCACCCTACAATACCTTTATATTTATTAGGTTCATATTCTATCATAGTTTTAAATCTACTTATTTCTCCACCTACTCCTTCATCTAATGGCAATTTAAGATGTGCTAATACAAAATTACAAGTTCGTAGTTGTGAATTATCTCCTTCTGCTATCATTCCTCCTGTTATAGTAAAGTCTTCTGTATCTTTCTTATTAAAATCTGCATGTTGTGGTAAGTAATAATCTAAATTAACTTGTTCACATATATCAGCTATTAGTTCTAATCCTATTTGATCTAATTCACTAAATAATCCTTCAGATGCAATATAAACCTTTGCTTTATGTTTAAAATCATAGTTATCTATAACTTCTTGTAGTTTGTGTTCCTGAACAAATTCTTTTACTCTTTTTTTAAAGTTTTTCATAAATTAAATCCTCTCTATTCTAAATTTAATTGCTTTTTAATTTCTACTACATGAAATGGTGTGTCTTTAGGTATTAAACTCTCTATTAAAATACTTTCTTGCTTATTATTTGAAAATGCTTTAATAGTCAATATTTTATCCACATCAAAATTATATCCTTTTGTAGTAAAAACTTCTAGGTTATTATTTCTTAGTATATCTGCAATTTCTTGACTTTGTTTTGTTGATTGAGGTAATATCTCCTGAACCTCACACGACTAAAGTCGCGTGGTTCTTATTTCCTTAGACTTCCAATATACTCTCATTTATAGGATTTACATTATTTCGATAACCTATATCTTACAACATATAATGACTCATCTAATTATAATAAGACTTTTACTACCAAAGACATCATTATGTCCATTAACGATAATATAACGGCTCGGTTCAAAACCATATTTATTAACATTTAATTATATTCCCATACTGCTTATTAATTTAATACCGTTTTTCTTTAATTCTTTTAATCTATTTATTTCTTTGTCATGTAATTTTTTAAAATTATTATAAGTTTCAATACATTTTTCTCTATCTATTTTATCTAATTTCTTACCTGTAACATTCATAATTAAAAATGCACTATACATATCTCTTTGTATCTTTATATCACTATTCCATCTATCTTTTAATTCTTTTTTATTATACTCATCTGTGAAATGATTATATTGACTTGCTTTGCACTTCTTAGTATCTATCTTTAGTATTCCTAATTTCTCATATTTAAGTTTTCTACTAATCATTTCAATTAACATTGCTGGTGCTTTGTTTGCTAAACTCTTGCCAAATCTTTTCTTTTTGTTATACTTACCATTTTTATTAATAGTGGTTTTCTTACTTCTTCTTTGCAAACCTTTATAATTCATAGCTTCAACTAAAATTCTATTACCTAAGGATATTATATAATTAGCCAATTTTTCATGACTTTGTTTTCTGATACTAGCTTGTTTCCTTTGTATATCTCTTAATTCATTTTGTATTTTAATGTATTTATTAGATTTATACCATTTTAATTTGATTCCTCTTTTTATAGTACCATCTTCATTATAATTATTAAGATTATTAGCTCTACGTTGTCTATCTAATTTTCTTTGCAATATTATTTTTTTATGTTCTATATTTTCAATTTTTGGACATAACTCCAATAGTTTTACATCATATTTACTTGATATAGCAATAGTTTGAGTTCCTATATCTATTCCTACACTTCCTTGACCTATACTACCTTTTATTTCACCAGTTTGTTTATTAATCTTTTGTGGTGGAATTCCTTCCAGTATCAATTGTACGTAGTATTTATATTTACCCCTTATTAATTTTCTAAGTATTCTACAGTATTTAACTCTATCTTGAATTGCCTTTTGTGCATACAAGTCATTATTTTTAATAATTATAGGAATATTTAATTTATTCCATTTAATCGTATTTGTATCTTTATCATATTTTAAACCACTTTTATTCCACTTATTTTCAATAGAATTATATTGACCATATCTACTAAAATATACTTTATTAGCATCTCCATGTAATAACCTATCAAACTTACTCCATACTCTATCAGCTATTGTTTGTGCTTCTAAGCTATTTATATTACTTTTAAAATGTTTATACATAGGTTTTATATCTTCATAAAGTAAATATTGTGATAGACTATACTTTAAACATACTTCTTCTAGCTGTTTATACAACCATTTTCTTTGTTTTTCTAAAGACTTTTTAATCTTTTCATTGTCTGAATTATGATATTTTTTATTAATAGGATTTAATTGTTTTTTAATTTGTTTATATAGTTTAGATTCCATCATAAGATTATATCTTTTTAACACTTTTCCTGTTAAGGCATTAGATATATTTCTTGCTATCTCCAACCTTTTATTAATTATATCTTCTTGATATTTTTCTGTATGTAATGACAGAGTTAATACATAACTCGGAGTTTTATTTTTCTTCACAATATTCACTTCCTTTCTATAAATAATACAAGAACTCAATTGACTATTTCAAAAGATTTGAAAAAGCAACTAGAAGAGATAGCTAAAAAACAAAATAGAAGTTTTAATAATTTAGTTATCACTATATTACAATCATATGCAGGAAATTCATCCCATGACTAAAGTCACGGGTGTTCTTTCCTGCCTTATAAATTCCTCATTTATTAAATTGTTTTTAATTAGGATGCAAGTGCTAATTCGTTTTGTAATTCTTCTATATCAAGTTCTAATTTGTTTCTTTCTTCTAACATTTGATTTAATTTTTCTAGTTTTTGCTGTAATCTAAATTTTTTTAGTTTATTCTCTGTTTCTATTTTAATTTTATGTAACATATTAACATCTGTATTTTCTTCTGTTATAGTTTGTTTTTCCACAATATGTGTTATTGTATATTCATGTGTAAGAACACATTCTTCATTTTCATAACAATCACCTATCATATTTTCTTTCCATATAAGTTTTATGTTATATTCTGTTTTATTATTTAAATATACAATAATGTCTCCATCAGTATATCCCATATCTTCATTTACATATGTAATATAAGCTAATCCATTTTCTAATATATCTTTAAATATGTCATCATGTTTATCTAAATTGGCTATAATTAAGTTATAATAACTAAACAAGTCTTCATTGCCATTCCTTATAATTTCTTGATATATTCTTTCAAATAAATCTTTTGTAAATTGATTTTTAACTTCTTGTAATTGATTTTCCATTAAATTCCCTCCAAAATATATTTGTTTAAAACTAAAATTTTATAATATTTTGTTCCTTAATTGAATAATTTCTTTAAGCTTATTTCTTCTACATTCTTTCAAACTTTCTGTCCCTTTATCAACTTGATATTCTACCTCTTCTATTAGCAAAGCAATTCCTTCGTGCAAAAGTTGCTTTTCTCTTTCATTTAATAAATCCTCATATAAATAATGGATTTCTTCATCTCCATTACCGCAATATGGACAAATATAGGTAATTAAAACTTCATTCTTTTTAATTCTTCTACAAGACATAACGTCTGCTTTTTCATTACAGTTTGTACATATTATTTTAATGTTTTCTATAACCAACACCTCTTTTATTATTCTATTTCTTCGACTTCAACTTCTGTTTCATAGGGACTATCTTCACTAACAACATTGATATTAATTGTTTCATTAACCTCATCTTTATCGCAAAACCATGGCTTTTCTCCATCAATTAGAGGATTTCCATATCCCTCTATAAAACCCTCTCCAAACCTAGCTCTCATTTGTGCTATATGTTCTGCATGTTCTTCGTATGTATCAAAATCAAACATACATTCTCTAAAATTTTTCATCCATTTTTCGTCCAATTGTTTATCATCTATTTCTATTTCATATTCATCTGTTCTATGTACTACACATTTATATTTTTTCATAACAAGTCTCTCCTTTATTCTTCTACCCTAAATTTTGAATCTATACTAATATCTACTTTTCCACCAATTTCATCTTCTAAAACTTGTTTAACACACTTATCGAGCTGTTCTTTAGGATTATCTATCAAATCCTCTTTATCTTTAACTTCGCCTATTGCGGTTAGTTTAATCGTAGCTTCATATTTAGCTTCCATATTATCTATATACCTCCATTTTTACAATATGTTATTATAACTATAAGAACTTCTTATTATATCTTCATACACTTCTTCTATTTCTTTTGTTTGAATTTTAAATATCTCATCTATTTCTTGTATTGCAGTTGCTTTATCTACATTGAATTGTTGCATATAGGATTCTATATCTTGTTCTGACATATAATTCTCCTTCACGTATTATCTTGTAACTAAAGATTTTCCCAATCTGTATACATAAGTACTTCATAAAGTTTTGTCACCTGTGGACTTCTCCATGCTGTCATGGCATATGGATGAGGATTTTTATAATGATAATTATTTGATTTAATATGTTCTTTGCATTCTCTTAAAGTTAGAAACATTGTATTTGGTGCAATTTGTTTCTCAATTCTATAATTAACTAAACTTATATTTTCTAAATGCAATTCATCATTCATAAAATCAAAAGCATCTCCTATTGTATTCATTGGTTCAAATCCATCAATTAATATTGATCCATTTAAAAATTTAATTGTATATTCTAAACAGTTGTCATAAATGTAATCCAATAAAAAATCACAAGCTGCTTCTAAAGTATCTCCAATTTCTTCGCTACCATAATAAATTGTTTGTCCTGTAATATCAAATCCATCATCAATTCCATATATTTTTACATCTTGTATAACAACCCAAAATCTCGGATTGGCTTGACCAACAGTATCTTGAGTTAACATTTCATGTTGTAATTGTTTTAGAAAATCTTTATCTTCTTTTTTCATTCTTATCTCCTTATTATTCTTATGTATTCACTATATAACATTGGACTTATAACAAATTCTTGAAAACAATCCTGACAAACTGTTGAATATACAACTTTGTCGCCTTTTTTATCATATTCAATAATTGGTTTTCTGTTTTTATGATTACACATTACTTTCCATGTTCTCCCATTACTTAATTTTAAATGGAATATAACTATCTCTTAAACCATTTGTTAATAAAGCACATTCTAATTCTAATTTTGTATTAATAAATTCTCTATATTTTTCAAGTATTTTTAATCCTTCTTCTATTGGTATTTCTGTGAATTTATCCTCGCAACCATAATCACCTTCATACATTATTCCATCTTCATCTACACCTAATTCTATAGAAAATTTTTCTTTAACTTGTGGGTGAGACACATATATTAATATTCCTGAAAATGTTTCAAAATGGTGTGTTGACTTTAAATCTATTTTACAAGTTTTGTTACACTTAATTAGTTCATCAAATGATATATTCATATCAAAATTTTTAGACACTTTATGCATTTTATTCCCTTCCTTATTTTAAAATTGTTTTATATTATAAAATTGAACTTTTATCATATTTTTTTCAAATAATTATTTCTTTTATTCTTTGTATAGTTTTGTCAATCATTCGATTTCTACTTAATTCCCATTTCTTTTTATCTTCATCATATGGAAATTTATCATTCAATTCACCATAGTTGACCCAAGTTTTTTTATCTTCTAGCAAATATCCGTATTTTTGTCCTTCTAACCATTTGATTAATTCAATGAATTTTTGATTATTAAAATTAAAATCTTTTGAATGATTGAAGGGTTTGCAAAACTTGCCGTTTATACATCTTGTTGTAACTAATATATCTTTACCACAATACTTGCATTTATAAATTCTAATTGTTCTGTTGTCATTCTCAAAATCTTCTGTATTACAATCAGTTGTTTTTGTAAGTCTTAAAGGATGATGTAATAAACATATTAACTTTTTCATATTTATTTCCTTTCTTTTAAGTTTTATTAAAATAATTTAAACTGTATAAAAGGTTCTGTTAACTTATAGTTGTATTGGGCATTACTTTACAATTTAACTTGCCCTTTAGAATCTGCTTTATCTAATATTTTCTTACACCTTTTACACGTTACCTCTGAAGAATTTCCTTTATTAGTTTCATCATCATGTTTCCACATACGATTGCATACACTTGTCATTAAATATTCAGTACCATTCCACATTCTTATACCACAGTGTATAAGTTTATTTCTTTTAATTAAATTAATTCTACCTTCAAACATATTTTCACTCCTTTTTTTGAATTGCAACTTAATCTAATGTAATAAACACCTTACCATTTTCATATTTTGCATCAATCCCTGCCCCACTAACTATTTCTAAAATAGTTTTAGAATGTTGTTCAAACATCTCATTATTTACTGGTTCAAAGCTCTCTTTCCTTTCGTTGTAAGCATTGATAATTTCATCTGCTGACGGACTTAATTTCTCCATTAACATTATTTGCTCCATAAAATTCATAATAGTTCCACCTTTCATATTTTAATTTGCTTTATGATTATGCATTCTGATTTCTATATCACTTTTAATGACCTTAGTATACTGATAACAATCACTTTTATCTTTACAATTAGATGTACATATTCCCTTACATCTAATGCCTTCTAGATACATTTCTTTAGTAACCATATGTTTTTGTCTCCTTATACTTCATTTTTAACCCTCTGTTTTTTAGAGTTCTTCACCGCAACTGGGGCAATATTGCCCTGTTTGATGTAATGGTCTTAAATCTAAATCTAATAAATCATTTAAAGTTCCCTTCTCAATCACAACATTAATGTTTTCATTTATAGTTTTTTCATCTTCGCATTCCTCTGGTATGCCTAAGATATCTATAGGTATTGGTATATCCCTATTATCGTTAGATCTATGTATTTCACTTTCGTCAAATCTATGTGCGGTTCGCAAATCAGAATTATATCCACCTTCACTTTCTCTGTATCCCCAAAATAGACCCCATTCTCCACCAAATATGCTATTATGCCTATTACATAGAATTAAATATTTTTTGCCCATTTTATTCCTCCTCACTTTATGACATAATAATTTCAAATTTAGTATTATTCTTCATAAGTAAACTCTGTTACATTTTCAGCCTTATACACCTTAACCCTTATCACTTTATCCCTAATATCATCCGTGATCGTGTCTATTTTCGCTTCTAGTATTTCTTTACTACTGGCAGAAACTTCTCTTCCATTACCGTTTTTGAATTTAATCACTCCTAAATAAAACACTTTTATACTTCCTTTCATAGTCATAATTTTTTGAAATACGAACTATCTTTTATGCATTTCGGCAAAACACTTATGGCAATATCCATCATTATTTTTAAATTCTTTTTCTGTTATTTTTGTATTACAAATATCACAAATCTTTGTTTTATCTCCTTCTACATAACTATTTATTTGTTCTAATATTTTTACCTTATTGTTATAGTTGTACAGATTATTTATTATAGAAATAACATCTCTCTTATCTAAATTTAACCTTTGTATACCATTATTAACTATTGTTATAAATTCTTTTAAGTCTTCTTTATCCATTTCATTCATGTTTGTCTATTCCTCCTATAGATTTGATTTATTAAATTATTTTGAATAAAATAGTTATTTGATTATCTTTTTATAATCCTCACTTAACCATTTGTTAATTACATCTAATTTCTCTTGGTTAAACTTAGGGTTATTTTTATTATACCACTCTGTTAATTGAAAAATATTTTTACTGCTATTACAACTTCTACAGGCAGGAACACAATTACTTAAATCGTTAGCTCCTTCACACTCTACGTGTTCTTTATGTAAATCTTGATTAAAAATTTCTCTATGCTCTTTTTCAGTCATACCACAATATGCACATGAGTTATTAAAATATTCTTTGCATATATTCCACTCTTTTGAAGTGATAGTATGATTTTTGTTGCTCCTTACTTCACTATATTGTTTAATCTTATCTTTATTGTTTTGTTGCCATTCAAGCTGTCTACCTTCTTCTCTATATTTGTTCATCAACTCTCTAATTTGTTGTCTTTTGTTTGGATTAGAATTCCTAATTTTATTAATTTCTAACCATTTATCCCTATTTTCTGGTTTTCTTCTCCAACTCCTAGCCTTTTCTTTACTACATTCTTTACAATAAGGAAACAATTTATCTCCTTTAGGATTTTTTGAATTAGTTTTATAAAAATATTCAGTTGTACATGGCAACCATTTTCTACACTTACTACATAATTTATATAATACACCATTAAATTTTTTATGAGATTTTTCATAAGTTATTTCTTTCAACAATAAACCACTCCCTTTTAATTATTTTTTAAGAAGGAATGAATTTAATCATCCCCATTACTTACCACTACTTCCTAGCTTACCTAATCCTCTTTCTGATTTAATATTTTTTAATTCTTCCCATGTTATTTCTCTTTTCTTAAATTCAGGAACAGGTATCATAACAAATTGAGTTATCGCCTTATGTATAGGTTTTATTATACAATCTTCTTTTTTCACAACTCTTTGATTATTATACTTATTAATATTAAATGGATAATTAGTTATTTGAAAATGCAATAATAGCTGACCACTCTTTATATCTTTTTCTGCTGATCTTAGTAATTCATCATCAGAGATGCATTCAAATTTTTTTGTATCTAAATTAAGATAATTACATTTTTCTATTTCATCTTTTGTTTGAGTAGTTATTACTAATGTTTTATCTTTGTTTGTGTTAATTAAAGGAACAAAATAACCATTTCTATATCCGCTATCTCCTACGCCAGCTCCTACTATTATACCTTTACTTCCCATTCCACCTTTATCAAAGAATTTTGGAAAATATGCTTTATTACAAGCTATTGCTATTCCAGTATCTATTAATCTAGTTGAATTAGGTTCTATTACGATAGTTTCTGTCTCACAAGTATATATATCATATCCAGCATCTTCATCTCTCTTAGTTGGTATGATAGCATTTGGCTTTGTCTTTGCAAAATATAATTCATTCATTTCTACTGTTTTTATCCTTTTACTCATTTAACATCTTTCCTCTCTTTTAAAAAATATACTTGTAAGGAATGTTTGTGCAAACCCTACAAGTATTATATTACCAAATTATTTTATATTAGTCAAGTATTTATTGTATATTTATTAAATTATTTTATATTGCCTATAAACTGTAAAAAACTCTCTCATCCATTTCTTTAGCTCTCTCTGATTTGTAAGAACTTTGTTTTACTAAATATCCAACTATTTTTATATATGAATCTGATTTTGGTCTGTGGCATATTGGACATATATTTCCATAAAAACTATGATCTAATTCACAAACATTTATTTTCATTATAAAACTATAATAGACTACACCTTTATTCGCCAAATACGTCATCATTCTCCATGCTTCTTCTTCATCTTTAAAGCCTTCACCTAAGTTAACGTGTAACATAACTCCTCCACCACATGCCTTATCTAATTCAGAAGAAACTTTAATTCTTTCTAATACATCGGTTTGAACATTTAAGGGTATCCATTGATTACCATATATATAAGTATCTAATTGATTGCCAAATAATATTTTATCTTTTTTACACATTTTTATACTAGCAGATTCAGCAGGAATTTGTTCAACATTTGATGTAAACCCATATCTTTTTAAAGTTTGCTTATTCATTTCCACTACTGTATGCAGTATCTTTTTTGCCATATCTAAACCTTTTTCTGTATAATAATATCCTGTACTGTTTTTAGAAATTCCGCCTAATAATTTTATAGCTTCAAACATACCGTTTATACCTATTGTACTAAATTGATTGTTCATGTCCATTAAATCTTCTGAATAAATAGGTAGCAAACCTCGTTTAATATTCTTATTTAGAATATCTCTATGTATTTTTAATAGTTTATGAGATATGTTCACTCTTTCCTTCAATATGTCTATGTATTTATCAAAATCTCCTTTGGTTTCCAAGGCTATTCTCACTAAATTAATTGTATTAACTTTCGCACTTCCTATAGATATAGAAGAGCCTCCTATTGAATTAAAATGCCCTGTTAACTCTTGCTGTCCTTTTGACATTTCTTGTGTAGAAGATACAAGACGGCAACAAGAAGCCAGACCATCCACATTTTCAGCATTATATATATTAACATCTTGCCATGTTAGATTGTGCTTACAAACAAACTTTGCCATATCTTCATCTAAGTATTTCCCATCTCTAAATAATAAACTTGCACTAATAACAGGGAATGTAAAGAATTTTTCATATCTTAATCTTTTTTCATAATCAAGAAAATCCTTTTCATATTGAATAATTTCTTCTAAATAATCAATTATTAATGTGTTGTCTGGAAATTTCTCCATTCCAAAGAACCCCATAATATGTTCTCTATCTAAAATTGAAAAATTAGTATAAGCTGACTGTTCTTGCCCTTTCAAGAATGGTTGATTTAAACTAAACAATATTTGTTGCCATTGTTGTTCTTTGAATTTTTTAGCTTGTTCCTTATTCATATTTTGCTCTTCACTATCTTTTTTCCAAAAATAAAAGGAATAAATTAAATAATCTGGTACTCCTACAGCTCCGCTTTGTTGATTAGTTGCTAATGCTACAAATTCTTTGACATGACTATTAAAGGTATCTAAATGTTGTGCTGGTTTCCCTTTCATATCTTTGGCAAAATATAAACCTCTTTCTACTATTGGTTTTAAAGAATAAGCATAGCAATATGGCTTAAAACTTGTGTCTTGGCTATCATGCTCATATAAAGCACCATTAATCTGTAGTTCTAACCATTTATCTGCTGTTTCTTTTCCAAACTCCTCTTTCATTTCTAAATATAGTTTATTTCTTGAAAATAATTTGTTCCAAGGTTTTCTACTTTCACTAATCATGACACTTATATTTTTATTATTTACATTACTATTATCATCAATGGAAGCATTTGCTACATTATTACTACTAATAAACTTATTAAAAAAAGCTGTTGTATCAAGCTGTTCGTCTGATAATCCTTCTAATTTTAATATTTCTTCTCCATACTTTTCTTTTAACTCCTCAAACTTCTTTTCAAAATCTTTGTCTAATGTTACATTTAATTTCATAGGCTAGTCCTCCTTAATAATATTATTTAATTTAGTTTTTTTATTAAAATCATATATAAATTGATTTGAAGATGATGGAATTTGATTAACAATATGATTTTGTTTTTGGTAATCCCCTAATACCCCAATATCTATATATGAAATATAATCTTCTATTTCTTTTAAATCCTTTAAATATCTCCAAGTATATATAATATTACATATTTTATTTTGATATTTGTCTTTGAAATGTTTAGAGATTTGATAGGTGGCTTCTCTGTTCCATTTTGCTAAGGCTTCTCCCCCTAAATAACATATAGATATTTTAGGATATATAGTAAGCCATTCTTTTATTTTATTGTCTAGATCATTAATTACTTCTATATAATTAGTATCATAACCAACCCGTTGTTTTTGCAATTCAGGATTATGACAATCTGTACATTTTATTTTTTTATCACAACCACTAAAATATATTGATATTGCAGGGTAATACAATCCATCTCCACTAATAGAAAATTGTGTTGTTATAAAAATATCCTTCATTATAAAATGTCCTCTGTTTTCACTAGCGTATTGTTTTTAAATAACAAAGGTAATGCCATTTGCCCTTGTTTTCGTGCAATGCTAATATATTCGTTTTGTTCCTTTTCATTTAAATCTTTTTCAAAATCTATGTATTGAAAGTTTATTTCATTATCTGTTAATCTTTTTTTTGTTATATAACATTTTGGACAATTTTCTTTTCCTATTACTTTTATCATATAATTCCCTCTTTCATATATCTTGTTTATTAAATTATTTTAAATTAATGTAAAATCAACCTTTTATAAACTATATATTTAAGCTTTCCAACATTTTTTATATTGCTCGCTTTCTGCATTTGTTAATTCCATTTCTTCATATGAAACAACCTTCCCATAAACCCTACCAAATTTAGTATCACATATTACAAAGTCATTTATATCTAATCTTTCATTACTTCTAAATTTATATTGTTTTTCATTAGGTTTATGCTCTATATAGTATATTATAAAGGGTTTTTTAGTTTCTTTTAGTCTAAATCTTTGATTCACTCCTATAAATACAGTATCATTAAATAATGAATTTGATTGTCTTTTTGTATTATTTTCAATATAATGTAATTCAAGAGAACCAAATTCGTCCATATGTATAGATGTAAATTTTCTAAAAGTAACAGCCCATTCACTTTCATAGGTTTCATTAGGCTCTATTCTTGCTATAACTTCTTGAAAAGTAAAATCTTCTTGTATTGGCTCTAACATCTCATCACTCCAATTATAGGAAATTTCACCCTCTCTAATTTTATAACTATCGACACAACATTTTTTTATTGTAACTGACTCTCCTTTAAACTTATCCATTGAACATACATAAGCCCATCCTCCATAATGATGACCATCTTCTAAATCTGTTCTAACTCGAACTCTATCTCCCACTTTAAATTTCATAAAATATCCTCCTTAAATATCTTTATAATGAGTATCAACTATTTCAAATATTCCTTTTATTTGATACTCCCAAGCTTTTAGATCATCACCTTTTATCTGTGGAAATATTATTTTAAATTCTTTTATGTATTCTTCTGGAGTTATGTCACAACCTTTCTTTACCTTAGAAGTTATATCTACTTCTATTTTGTACAATAAATCATCAGCAAACATATTTATCACTCCTCTTTATAATTATTAAATTATTTTATTCCCAACTTAAACCTGCATTTTTTTCTTCAAATTTTCCATCTTTGATAACGAACCTAAAATGGTCTCCATTATCTGTGTAAAATTGCAAATAGCCATCTTCACAATATGGAGCTATTAATTTAAATAATACATCATCGTCCCCTAGTTTTTCACCTATAAAATCTATTATTGTATAATAATTGTCATCTTCTTCTAATTCATATTTTAAATCATTCCATATTTCTTCTAATGTTAAAGGGGTATCTTCATCATCTTCTATTGATATCATATCTTTAATATCAAATCCATCGACCCACTTCAATTCTCCGCCATTATTAAAAAAATCTGATAACTTAGTTATTATCAATTTCATATTTTCTTTTCTAATTTTAATATTTCCTTCCTCATGATAAACACAACAGCTCATATTCTAAATCCTCCTTTATAAATTATTTTAATCTATTTTCTAATTCCTTCAATAATTCTTCATTTGTATAATCTGATAATTGTTTTTCTAATACAACATCAACATCATTAATTGTTTCACCATGTTCTAAATCTTTATAGCTTTTAATCTTTTTAACTTTGAACTGTTTAATTAATTGTTCTTGTGAAAAATTCCATATTCCCATTATTTCTCCTTCTGGAGTACATACAACAGAAATTATGCTATTATTATTTTCAACATTAAATGTTACAATATCTCCTGTGTTAAGCTTGTTTCCTTTAATATCTATTTTATTTGTTTCTTCTCCTATAGGGAATTTTTCTTCAAAATATTGTAGATACCCTGTAAATTTCTTACTCATTTAGTTATCCTCCTCTTTTTTATTGGACATTAATTCTTTATTAATTGATTTCAAATAAAATCCATATTTTAAACCATCTGAACCGTTGTATATTATAGCTTTAATCAACTATAATATACAACTTATGTATTAAATTATTTATTAGTTCTCATATCTAATATAGGATTTCCTCCTTGTACTTGAGGTACTTTACCATCCCATTTCTTTACTTTCTCATATTCTACTATAGTATTATTTAATGTAGATTGTTTTAGCCTATTTGCATCTGCCTCAGCTTTAGCCCCTATTTCTGTTACCTTTGCTTTAGATTCTGCATCTACTTTATCTTTTTGTGCTTTTATTTTTGCAGTTTCTAATTCTATTTTTTGTTGCTCTAATTGTTGTTGTGCGTTGATTCTATCTTGTATAGCCTTATTAGTTTGTCCATCTACATTTATTCTTGTAAAATTGACACTATCAATAACTATTCCATATTCTTTAAATCTTTCTTTAGAATACTCATATAATTCTTTATTTAAATAACTTCTTTTTTCTCCATAAATATCTAACACTGAAAATTTAGAAGATACTTCTGTAGCATACGCTTTCATCTTACCTTTTATAAAATTCTGTTCGATTACTTTCCCTTTTTGACCTTTAAATCTTGTAAATGTTTTTGGTAATTGTTCATTATCAAAATGATAGGAGAACTCGAGATCGATGTTAAGTACTTTCCCATCTTTACTTGGAATTAAGAAACTATCATCATCTTCTGATCCTTCTTTTTTGTCTTTACTTAAAAAAGCTTGTTCAGTAGCAACTGAATACTCTACAACTTTTTTAAATGGAGATATTAAATGCCAACCTTGTCCCAATGTTTTATCCTCTACACCCCCATTCATACTATAAACAACACCTACATATCCTGCCTTGATTCTTTCTGTTGATTTAAATATAGTAAATACTCCTCCTACAACTAATATTCCTGCTATTAAACTTGATAAAAACTTCTTATTCATTATTATTTATCCTCCTCATTATCTTTAAATATTTTATTTGAAATTGCTTTTGTTAAATCTACCAACTTGCTGCATATAGGTATTAATGATATAAAGGCAATAATTGCTATCAAAAATACAATTAAATAGAAAACTGGATTCATTCTAACCACTTCCTCATTAAATTATTTCATTATAATATGGGGTCTATATACCATTTTCCTTCCGCAATAACCTTTCTCATAAATCCATCTGAACAGTCTCTGCTAAAACCATTGTGAAAAATTTCTTTTAACGTATGATATTTAGTAAAAAATGGGTCATTCAGTACTAGATAATGTTTTACTTTAACTTTTTTATCCGTATTTAATACAAGCTTAAAATCTACAGGTTTTTCAACTACTTCCCATGATTCATTCGTTTTTAACTCTATATTGCTAGTTTCTTCTCCAAATTCATAAAATTTTATATCGCCATTCTTATTTTTAACCGTCCATCCACTCTGATTTTTAAATTCTAAGTATGGATTTTCTGTTATTTCCATAATCATTCTCCATGTTAAATATGTATGTTTACCATTGCACACAATTCAATCCTCCTTTAATAAATTATTTTATATATAAAGTTGCATTAGCAATTTTATTTTCTTTATTATTAATTAACCATTCTCCTGTAACGTTTGGTATAAATACATCAACTTTACATTCTGTTTTATCTTCATTTAGCCATTGTATTGCTCCACCTGAATCTACTACTTTATAATTACCCATACCTTCTATATTTAAAATACTTCCATATGTAATATCTTTAGGCATAGCACAAACTTTCATATTGTGTGATGTTAAATTCTTGCCTTTTTTATCTAATTGCCCACCTTCTAAATCATTGTCAATATTTGTATAATATGTCACATATACTTTTATTGATTTAATTTGTCTACCGCCTGACAAATCACCTCCTCTCGATAATCTAGCTTTTTTTAATTGTTCATTTTTATTTTTTAAATTACTTACACTATTTTCTAAGTTCTTTATTTTCCTATCTTTTTCGCTATTTGTGTTTTCTATGTTTTTAATCCTTATGTTCTTATTATCAATCTCTTTTGTTAATGTTTTATTTCTAGTTTGCTCTTTCTCAATTGTCTTTTGTTGAGTATGTATTTGTTGTTCGTTTTTATTCTTATTATGTAGTAAATACATATTACTTATAGCTAAAATACAAATAATAGCTAATAATCTTTTTGATTTCAAACAATCATCCTCTCTTTTTTCTAGTCATCATCCCTCCAACCACAATTGGGACACTTTCTATAACTTATTAATTGATTACATTCTGTGCCAAAGTGTTCAAGTCTTTCAGTATCTCTCTTTGTTATTACAATTAATTCCTCATTGCATTTAGGACATCTGCCATTATTAAAATTATAATCTTCAGCATTAGACTCTATCCCTTTTAAATTTTGTTCTAATTCTTTTATTTTATTTTCTTTTATTAAAGTTAAGAAATCTGTTGCAAGTTCATGTAATAAATTTAATCCATCATCTTTTAAATACATTTCTGGATTATGAAATATGTCTTTAAACTCATTAAAATAAATGCTTCCTTTATTCAATCTCTCTCAACCTTTCTATTTAATATTACCAAATTATTTTATATTAGTCAAGCATATGTATTTGTTTTCTAAATTATTTTAAATCTGCATAAACACTATGTATAGTCTGAGGTTTCTTATAATCTTTATGTAAATCTAATCTTTTACTTTTAATTAACTCCTTAAAAGGCTTACAAAAATACTTATTATTATCATCTTGATAACAGCAATTGTCTTCTATGTCATGTTCTATTATTTCTCCTATTCTCCTATCTTCCCAAAGAAAATTACTAATCTGGTTTACTTCTTTTTTAGATTTACATAATATATATAATGTTAATTGCTTCTCGTTTTTACCTGTTGTTTCAAATATTTTGTTCATTATTTTTCACTCATCCCTTTTCAGTTTTATGTATTTGTTTTAAAATTATTTCATAATCATTTCTTCCAAAATTTCCACTTAAACTTCTTTTTCTCTTTGTTTGCAAAGTAATCACTTTGTAATCTTCCTAATTCTGATTTTAATAAATCATTATACTCTTTTAAACTTTCTACTTCTTTATCTAGTAATTCATTTTCTTGTTTTATGATATTACAATAATTTTCCACATCTGCTTGTCCTCCAAGATAACCTAAAAGCCATAAGGCAGTACATAATAGATTATCATCACACATTTTTAATTCTAATTTAGGTATTTTATCTCCATTCTTGTATGTTTTATTTTCTTTTAACTGAACAATAACTTCTACTTTATTGAAAGTTTCTTGATTATTTATATTGCCATAAATTTTATTATCTATAATTGCTAAAGCTTGACCTTCCACTAAATCACAATCGGTTTGACATATGTAATGTTCATACTCAAATAAATCATTATAATAACCTTCGTAATCACTTTTAGGATTAAATAAATCTATTTCTGTATCATCTTCTTTTTCTAACTTATTTAATTCATTAGTTAATTGATTAAACCATTCCTTATCTTTTGTTTCCAAAGCTAAATTAATCATATCTTTAAGAAACTCTTTATCTTGAATATCTGATATTTTAATCACCTTCTTTTAATGTTGTTTTGGTGGTGGCGGAGGTGCTGGAGCATTTGTTGGAGGGACTGTTTTAACGTTATCTTGATTATTTAGGATTATATTGGTTTTATTTTTATGTTCACAATCTTTTATCTTAACTTCCATTAAAGCCGATACCCCTTTTATTATTGCAATTATTATATATCCAAAAATTTTTATTAACCCCAATGGTAGAGTTATGATATTTACAATTATATCTCCTATGTATATACCTTGATATTTTTTGCTTTTCTTATGACTACTCCAATCTTTTTGAATATCTTTGCAGAGGACTAAATACCACATTAAACCACATAGAGTAGCAAGTCCATTTAAAAAAGGATTTTGCATAAAACAATCATATAGCATTTTAAATTTAATCACCTCCTAAACTTTTGATAAAAGAATCATTTTATTAAATTGTTTTTAAAATAGTCTTCAACCATGCCTCGTCTTATTACTTTATCAAATTGAACAATAATATATAGTAAATACTTATCTAAATAAGGATTTAATTGCATCATACATTCAAGGGGTATTCCATAATAGGCTTCTGCTATGCCCCCTGCTATACAGGCTTGAGTATCAGTATCTCCACCTAGACTAACAGCTTTTCTAACAACATCTTCATATGATTTCCCTTCAAGAAAACATATAATTGATTCTGGTACACTTCCTTGACAAGTTTCATCGAAAAAATAACTTGATCTTATATCTTTTATGCTTTTATTTAAATTATAATCGAAGAACGTTTCTATAAATTCTTTAATTATCTTTTTAGGAGTTTTCATTCTTGCTAAATAAACACAAGCTGCTATAGCAGAAGCCCCTTTAATTCCTTCTATATGATTATGTGTTGCTATTGCTGATTCTTCTGCTTTATCCATTACAGTTTTTAAATCGTTGTATAGCCATCCTATAGGACTAACTCTCATAGCTGAACCGTTTCCAAAACTATTATATGGTTTAGCATTATCAGATTCTAACCAATTTCTAAATGAATTACCATAACTGCAATTAGGATATTGATTTCCCCACTCTTTATATGCTTGTTCAAAACTTTTATTATTTAAGATTGCATCTGCTGTAGCTATAGTTAAAACTGTATCATCTGTAAATTCACATTTTTTATCAAATAGTTTAAAATCTTCTGACTTGTTATTCCTAAGTTTACTAAATTCAAATCTTGAACCTATGATATCTCCTAATATAGCACCTTTCATAAAAGCCCTCCTTTTTTATTAAATTATTTTTGATATATTTTAGCTTTTATTCAGTTCTAATTTAACCAAATTAACTCCCAATCACTATCCTTATAAATAGCTTCTAAGCCTTTTTTATCATCATCAAACCAATTACCATATTTAATTTCATTATATCCTTTGTGATGTTGTATTAGCTTATATTTTGCTTTCATATATCCTGCTTCACAAAAGTCTAAAGCTGAATCCTCTTTTTTACCTTTTTCAATAACACCCTTTTTAACCATTTCTAAAACCAAATCCTCTTCAAAACAATCACTATCATACCAAGGCATTTTTAAAGTGTATTTATAAATAGCTTTAACTAAATTATGTCTCTCACAAGCATTCTTCAAGGCTTCATAGAACAATCCAGTTCCCTCTATTTGACCATAAAAACTATAATAAGTTTCATTTTCATAGTTAAGTTGTGATCTATTATGCTTTTTATTATATTCAATATCTCTTTTAATTATTTCTTCTTTAAAAGTTTGTAAAAACTCTTTAGTTAGTAGTTTTCTTTTCCTATTAGGTAATTTAAAGTAATTTGAAATACCCCATCCTATATTCCCTTTTGTTCCCATATCTCACTTCTCTCCTTCATTAAACTATTTCATCATATTTTTTTCCCACATAGCTAAATATACGTAATTCCAACATCTTTTATACAGATATCAGCTCCTTTATATATCCTTACTCTATTATATCATTAAACTCATTAAACCCTTTCCCAAATATATTGTTTATCTCCCATTTTCATATTCCTCCAATTTTTTATAAAACTCACTCAACTTAATTTCAACAAATCCTTCAGGAGTTTTCGTTTCTTCATTTATTTTATGACTATCTAATTTAACATATAGGTTATCTCCTACTTCAAATTGACTTAGTCTATATCCACCTAAAGATAAATTATTAGGAGATTTAGATTCAAAATAATCACCTATTCTTGGTTTTAATAAATTTATAATTATCTTATTATCTATACAATACTGTGCAAATTCTTTACCTATTTTACTATTCTTTTTAAAACTACATAAGCCATATTGGTCTGGTTTACACAATGATTTACTTAGTTTTTCTTTATCTTCATCGGTTGGTATTATTGATAAAGAAATATCTCCCTTATCTTCTTGTAAAAATGGTTTGTTACAACACCCATCGCCACATAAATAATATCTTTCTGCTTGTATATTATTTTTATCTAAAAAGCTAAAAACAAATTTGCTCTGTTCTTTATCAGGTTGTATGTATTTCAGTACGTCTTTATAGTATTCACTTGATTCTTGTACTAAATATGCTTTTTCCATTATAATCTCTCCCTCATTAAATTGTTTTATATTACTATAAAATTCTTATTTTAATAGAACTCAACTTCAGCAACTCTACCTGTTGAAAATACAACATATTTATCATATACTACATAATAACTATCTAAGCCACAATGATATGATTTCTCTTCATTAAAATCATTTAATATTTCCTCATATTTCTTATTCAATTTTGAACTTAAAGTTTTAATACATTCATCAACACTATTAAATATAATACCGATATCATATACATCTTCGCTTGACAATTCTCCATCTTCCTTTGTAATTAATCTTTCATCTAACATAATTACTCCTTTCTTAGATTAAAAGTTTTATATTTCCCTTAACCTACAATTTAATTTTACCAAATTATTTTATATTTGTCAAATGATTATTAGCTTTTTATCAAATTATTTCATTATCAAGCATATATTTTAAAAATGTTTGCTTTTTAGATACAAAGCTTGTAATCATAGCCTTATATAATGCATTTGTTTCTCCTAATAATACACCATATTTAGAAGCTCTAGTTATTAAAGTGTACACTAATTCTTTTACTAACATCATAGGCGGAGTAGAGTAATCTATACAACCTATAACGTATTCGTATTGACTTCCTTGAGATTTTGCTACTGTCATAGCATAACCTAAAATTAAGCTACCCCAATATTTTTTTGGTATTATTACTAATTCATTACTAACATACGGCATATCAACATATATAATTTCATTGTCTAAATCTATAGATTTTACTATTCCTTGTTGACCATTAAAAATAGGTGTATTTCTACCAGTTACGTCAATAATTTTATAATTATTTTTAATAACCATTATTTTGTCATTCTCTCTAATTGTAAATTTCTTATCTTTAGTTAAAGAAATTTGTATCTCATTATTATTATGAGATGGATTATATATTTCTTGTATTTTATTGTTTAAATTATAAACACTTGCTTCTCCTCTATCTTTTACAGGTACTAATACTTGTATTTCTGTTATGTCTGTAGCTAAAGGTAAGCATTTTTTAAAATATTCTAAGCATTTATTAACACTATCCTCTTTATCTTTATAAACTTCTAACTCGAAATCTTTTAATTCACCATATATTTCATGTCCAATCCATCCTTTTTCATATAAAGGAATTTTATTTCTTATTGACATACTACTTGTAATAATTCCTGATTTTTGAGCTTGCCTATGTATTTTTGTTAATTCTACACTTTTTAAAGTTTCACTTTCTAAAATATCTTTTGCTAAGTTCATACAGCCAATACTTTCTAATTGATGTATGTCTCCTAATACAATTAATTTACTGTTTGTATCTATTGCTTTAATTAAATCATAGAATAAATTTCCACCTAACATAGATATTTCATCAACTATAATTATTTCTTTTGGAATTGGATTATCTTTCTTATAAAAAAACCCATGAGGCTTTTTATACCCTAACAATCTGTGAATTGTATATCCTTCTTCTCCTGTAACCTCCGCCATTCTGGAAGCAGCTTTACCTGATAATGCAGTTTGAACAAATCCATAATTATATAAAACACTAATTATACCATTAACTACACTCGTTTTTCCTGTTCCCCCACCTCCTGTAATCATAATAAACTGATTCTTTAAAGCTTCCTTTATTGCTGTCTTTTGTTCATCTGTATATTCCCACCCTTGTTTTTGCTCAGTCTCTTTTATTATTGTTTTCCAATTATTAAATTGAAAAATATTGATTCCATTATTTATTCGTTTTAATTCGTTGCAAATATTCTTTTCTAAATTATAATATTTCATTAATCCAACTTTTGTTGTTTTGTTACTTTCTTTGTCACAGTTATGCCATAATATCTTTTTCTTATACATATCTTGTATTATCCTACTTAATGTTTCATTATCTATCTCACCTAACTCAGTGTACATTAGTTCCATTAAATATATTGGACTAACATATGAATTCCCTTTTTGAGCTTCTTCTTCTAATATATGTTGAATAAAAGCTTGTACTCTAAATTCAGAATCAATAGGCATACCAGCTTTTAATGCCATATCATCAGCTTTTGACCAGCCTATACCATTTACTTCCGTAATTAGAATATAAGGATTTTCTTTTATCTTATCAATAACTATATTAGGACTACCATATTGCTCAATCAACTTTTCAACCATTTTTTGCGTTAATCCATATTCATCTAATTCTACATATATAGCACTATAATCAATTGTATTCTTATAGTCTTCTATAATTTTAATTGCTGTCTTTGCTCCTATCCCTTTTACTTTTGTTATTTTCTCTAACTCTTCTGTGCGAATGACATCAAATGGATTCTCATATGTATTATAAAAATTATTAAATTGTTTTTCAGTTAATATATGCGAAAGAAAAATTTTCTGCTCTTTTTTATTATTTAAATCCATAGGCTTACCAAAATACATTTTTTCATATTGATATGATTTGTATTGCTCATTATAAGTTTCTTTTCCTACTAATTTATATGTATCTGTATAGTTATATTTAGGTAAATTACCCACTATAGTTATAGTGTCAAATACTTCATGTACTTTGGGTTCGCCTTTTAAAACTTGAACGACTTTTCCTGTTAATATGCACCAATCATCTGATTTATGTGTTTCTGTTTTAGGATATAGTTTTGTTTTAATCTTTACTTCACAAGATACAATTTCTCCTGTCTCTATATTCTCACTCATTAATTTTACTCCCCTCTATATCGTTCCGTTTGAAAAGATAATTCTCCATTTTCTCCAACCTCAGTAATTTTATATACAGTATGTTGAAAAGCACTATCTTTATATTTTTTAGGTTTAAATATATCATTTCTACGATAACCACTTACAATAATTAATTGTCCTCTTTTAAACCAACTCTCCTCGATAACAGTCTTATCACCATTATCATTTTGTTCTGAAATTGTTTTATCATAAAAACTAAATTGACCACTATAAAATTTTAAAGTGACTACTTCACCATTAATAGTTAACAAAGTTACCATATGTTTATTTTTATCTTTATCTAGCACTGTACCAGCAATTCTATAAAGTTTAAAAATTGGATATTCTCTATCTTTATATTTCCCATATGATTCAATTATAGGTTCTTCTGGTAGTTCACTGAAGTTTTTTATAAAATATTTTTCTTTATTTACATTAGCTAACTCATGTTTATGGTAATAAAATGATAAACTATCCATTTCCCATTTAGATATATTTCCATTAGCATATTTATTCCATTTTTCTTTAAATACAAAATTATTATATCTATCTAAACAATCCGAGGATTTTAACCATTGTTTAAAATCTTTTGTTAATTTATCAAAAACTTTTTCAAAACCAGTTGATTTTAATTTACATGAAAAAATTATATTTCCTTGTTCATTATAGTAATAATCTTCATTTTCTTTCATATCATCTATAAAATATGTTTCAAAAAAATTAATAGTCTTTTGAGTTGTAATTTCATTATGTCCTTTTAATACATACCATTGTTTACTTTTTTTCTCTTCATCTTGTTTAATAAAATTATTTTTAGTTATCACATAATTCTTAAATCCATTTACTCTTATCGCTAATTTATATTGTTGTGGAACTATCCCCAAATTAACTACACTCTCAGTAGCTCTCATATCTAAAGTTTTTTTATCAGGGAAGTTTAATCTTAAATAATCTTTCATAATTTGTTCACGAATCTTTTCCTTTTCTACAGAATCAAAAGCTCCAGCCTTAATTAATGACACTGTTGTTCCAAAAGGCACTAAGGATTTATTTTGTTTTTTACCAGTAGATAATATTACTTCTTTTTTTGTTTTAACTAATTTCTCATGAAAATCTATCAAAGAATTATATGGTCTATGATTAATTATTTCATAAGCAGCATCATCACCTACACCACTTATGCCTTTTAATCCAAATATTATTTCATTTGCTTTTTCATCAGGAGTAAAACCAAACTTAGCTTTATTTATATGTGGTGAAGCTACTTTTACCCCTCTGTTTTGCATTTGTCCTATAGCTGTTGCAATCTTCCCATAATTAGTAACTTTTGTTTTTTTCTTATTTTCATTAATATCTAGTTCATTTTCTCCTGCTCCTGCATTAATTGTTAAAACTGAACAGTTCCAAAATAACATGTTATAGTGATATGCTAGATTCATTTCTTGTAAACCTATTACACTATATGGTGTAGTATGATTACGAGAAAAGGAATACCCTAGCTGTCTTTTTATTTGTACTTTCCAAACATAATCTAGAAGTTCAAGTCTAGTTTTGTTTTCTAAACCTTTATTGTAAAATAGTTGTTTACATTCTTCTATAAGTTTAGGTTTCTTTTTTGCTATTGCTTTTCGTAATTTATTAGCTTCTTTTAAAGAAAAATCACAAATTTTTTCTTCCATTACTAATTCCATTACATCTTCTTGCGTTGTGGCAACTCCATATGTATGTAATAAATATTTTTCTAAAGTTTTTATTTCTTCTTCATCCAATTTCCATTCTTTTAACTCTTTATACCATAATTTTATATTATTCTTATATTCTACAAATGTATCAATTGGATTGGTTTCCCCGTCTCCCATTAATCTCATGACAGAATTGCCTATTGCCATAGTAGGTAAATCGTAAGGTTTAATTTTTCTACTTGCTTCTAAGCCAACCTTTGTATTAAATTGAAATAAGTCTTCAATTTTATTATCACCTATCATTTCCCACATTTCTTTTGTTTTATAATCTAAAACATCAGGATGTATATATGTATTATATGTATTTTTCAAATTACCCTGCCATTTTATTTTTTTATATTCTATCAGTAGGTCTAATTCTGTTCTAATTTTATCCAGTGCTTCTATAGTTAAGCAATCTACCTTTAGTCCCCCACAATAATCACTGTCCGTCATATTCCAAGCTGTTGTATATTGTCCATTAGGTGCTTTCATTAAACTATTTTGATTTACATATCCATTTTTAAATACATAAACTCCACTTGCATGTATTGATCTACCTGATATTAAATTAGAAATAGCCATCATTGTTTCTTTTAAATTAGGATATTTGGTTACTTCATTGATAAATTCAGTTAACGGTTTACGTTCCTTTTCTTCATTTCCATAAAAACAATCTTCTAAACTCCAATTAGAACCACGTTCAAATGGTATTAAATCTGCTATAAATTGTGCAATATCATTATCTATGTCTAATCCTCTACATGAAGTTAATACGGTACTTTTTGAACCTTCTGTTTTAAAAGTACATATATTTAAGACATTATCAAATCCAAAAAATTGTTTTAAAGAATCAAAGATGCCTTGTCTTTTTAGGGCTTCTGAATCTAAATCCACATCAGGTAATTCCTTTTATACCCCATGTTTCCATGTACTTTAACACTAATTTAATAGTGGGAATAGACTATATCTTCACCCATTATTTACAATGGGGCTTCGCACTTCGGAAAGGAGGCTGAATTAAACCTTTCCTACTCTACTCACTTCCATCAAATGTATTATGATGTGCTTTCGATAGTCGTTTGACTTAAAATTTGTTTATATTACTATATCCTTACTATTTGATACCCTTGTATTATTTCACCTTTTATCATTTTATATCTTAATCTTCTTGAGAAACCTTTTTCTAATAAAAACTGATGTGCTTGTTGAGTTAAATTAAAATTAAATATAATATCGCCATTTAATAGAATCTTACCTTCTTTATGATTAGGGTTTTTAATTCCTTGATTGTCTGTATTTTTACTTATTGCTTTTTTAGTTTCTTCAGAATGATTCCGACCAACCCATGGGTGTTTATGAATTTTCCACATGCTTTCATATGTCCCATTTTGTTTTTTTCTTTCTACTCCTTTTTTGACACCTTGTAAAAATTTTTCTTTATTTTTACTCCAAGCTTTTTTTGAGGCTATCCCTATTTTCATCTTTGTTTCTTCTGACAATTTTGTTCCTTTTCGTATTTTTAAAAATAGCTTTGATTTATTTTCTCTCAAAGAAGGATTAAGTTCATAAGATTTTTTTATTGACATGGATAACTTTTCACGATAAGCACGTTTTTCTTCGCTATTCATACCATCAATAACATTTCCCCATTGTCCTCCTTCTGCAATATTATAAAAATTTTTGCTTTGTTGTGCATTATAATATCTTATCCATTTTCTTTCACATTCTTTAAGTTCCTCTATTGAATTACATTTCTCCAATAACTCAACTTTAAAATTTTCTTTTTTGTATTTTTTTATTGCATGTTTTATTATTTTCCCTGAGCCTAAATAATTACTTTTAAATACATTAGAAGTTTTTAACCCAATATATTTTTTATTGTTTACTAAGTTGGTTGTTATGTAAATATATCCTATCATTGTTTTCACCTCCTTTTGTTTGAAAAATCATTTTGTATCGTATATATTTAATAGGTAAGTGTAATAAACAAAATTTTAAGCACAGGATTGCCATATCATTTCTGACTTAGGTTTCTCCTGTTAGCACTTAATCTAACTATCATTTCCTATAGCTCCTAACCGTATTAAGCACACCTGTTGCCACAGTTCACGAAGTTTTAACATAATATTACTATTATGTGACCCTCTATATCAAAGGTCTAGTTGCTGTTACATGACGCCAATGTGGTAAATTCCATTTTATAGGGTTTAGTTGAGTTATACTAATAAGATAAGCAGTATAAAATCCTGTTACGCTTCCTCTTGCTACTCCAACAAGACTGTTACCCATATTATCATCCCACATTATATCTACAATCTTTCTTGTTAGTACATAATAAGCTGATAATCTCATTTTTATGTTTTCAGATATTAACCATAGTTCTTTTAACTCAATATTAATTCGATCTAGATTTTCATCATTTAATTCTTGTTTTTTTTCTTCAAATCCTTGCTCAATTAAATATAAAAAATATAAATCTTGAATATAAGGACTATAAGCATACTTTTGAATATATTCATACTTATCATAGTAATGCTTAAATAAGTGACTCAACCTAAACTTAGGAGGCTCTATCTCTGGAACTATAACGCCATGTTGTAGGTCATATGTTTCTAATTTGTTATATATATCTTGAGTATTTTCTATTGAGTTTTTTATTTCTTCTAAAGTTAAATAATCTTTTAAATAATCATAAAGTTCATTAGTAGACATCATATAAGTAGATGAATAAAAATCATCTACTTCTCTGTCTCCTTCCTTACTATTTAAATAAGCTGCATGAACTTGTCTATGTTCTTTCTTCAAGTAATGAGTATCTGTAGTGATTATGTATTTTAATCCATATGCTTTAGCTATATGAATAGCCATTTTATTAAATATAATTTGTTCTTGCATTTCAGAAGGCTGAATTTCTATATAGAAATTTTCTTTTGTAAATATTTCTATACACCAACTAATAAACTTATGTATTTTTAATTTAATACTATTTATTAAAGGTTCATTGTTTTCCAATTGAGCCTCATATAATTTTAATATAAGGTTTGCTAATTCCCCACCTAAACAAGCAGTGCTTCCAATTAAATGTCCTTTATTATTACTTATTATTTTTTCCATATCTTTTTTTATTGTAGGTACTCTTTCCATTTGACTAGTATAGAAAGAATTTTTCCATGCTTGAGATGATAGCTCTCTTAATTGTTTATGTCCTATTTCGTCTTTAGCAACTAAGACAAAATGATAGAATTTAGTTTCACGACTAACATAGTTATCTCTTACATCTTCCAAATTATCTACTAAATATATTTCATTTCCTAATCCTAATTTAAAATTATTTCGCATTTTATCTAATAGTTCTAGATTTTTAAATTTTTTAATTAATTCTTTTTCTTGTACTCCTTCTTTTCTCATTTTCTCAACTGTTTCTTTATCTCTTCTCAAACTTAATACATACTGTAGAATCTCAATATGTCCTGAAACACATTCATGGTCAGTTATACAAACTCCAATATGACCTAATTCAATAGCATAATCAACTAAGTCTTTTTCTTTTATTATGCAGTCTAATAAACGCAAATTAGACCTATGAGTATGATTATGAATATCTATATATTTCATATGCTTAAGTTCTTCTTCTATCTTTTTTATAAGATCTGTATTCAATTGTTTTCACCTTCTTACATTCCTTTATTTTCTCTTTCAATAATATTAGAAAATCACCTCATCTACTTTTCTAACATAAAAGTCTAAAATTTCTAATTGAGGATATTTCACATCATTATATTCATTTGTACTAGCATAACAAACAACATCCAGCTTAACTGTCTTAGGTGCTTTACCAAAGCCTTTTTTATTTTTCATCTTCATTTTATTTAACATTTCTTCATTAGCAAAAAATTTGATGAAAGTAATGTCATATTTTTTAAATCTTAATACATTTTTTCGCTCTCCTAATAACTCAATATTTTTAGTTTCCATATTAATATCAGTTATAGCGAACTTAGGTTTTTTCAATGTATTTCCCCATATATCTTGATAACTTCCAATCTCCATAATTTGTTCTTTATTTAATCTTCCTACAGGTATCTCATAGTCAACCAAATGTGTATCTTCCATAACTGTATTCTTTAACATTTCTTCTATAGTATTATTAATTTCAAATAAATTTTCTTTTTTTATAGAAAAACCTGCTGCCCCGTCATGTCCTTTTACCCATTCAAATTTATTAGTATCTACTAAAAACTTATTAAAATTTTCTATAGGACTCATATCATAATCCCTCATTGAACCACCATAGACACCATCACTTTTTTTTCTAAGTAAAACACAAGGCTTTTTATATTTATCTGCTAGACCATTAGCTACCAATCCTGTTAATGTTGAGTTTTCTAGCTCATCTGTACCATCTACTATTAAAATTTTATTTTTATCTAATTGTTTTTCACTTATTTTACTTTCAAGTTTCTCAATTCCTTTGGCTTTTGCTCTATCTTGTCTACTTTTTGCATTAGTACAAATTCTAACCATTTCTTCCTGTAATGTTTTTAAAACTTTATCGGGTTTAGGGTCAGTTTTTTTCTTTCTTCTAGGCTGATACCATCTATTCTCTTCTTCTTCTATTAAAGCTCTAAATGTATCAATTTTTTCTTCTTGTTTTCCAAAACGTGCCATACCATTTAGTAAAGGTGCTATTTCCCATCCTATAGAATCTATATTAATATGTTTTAATTTTTTATCTTCTTTACTTTTAATTATCTCTTGTATGAAAGAATTCCCTGTAATTTTTAAATTGTTATATCTTCTTTCTTTATCTTGTCTCATTTGTTTTATGCCTTCCAATACATAATATCTAGTCTCCAAATCTCTTAAATCCATATTATCTGCTACCATACCCAAAGCTACTAAATCTAGATAGTTTTGAGAGTCATTGAACTTACATAACTCATCAAGAGCTTCACAAAATTTATGTACAACCCCTACTCCTGAAAGAGTTTTATTAGGATAATTATCTAATTGTGGATTGATAACTATACTATTATTTTCTTTGAACTCTGTATTTTCTTCTAATAAATGATGGTCTAAAACTATGATATCTTTACCCATGTCAATTAGCTTTTTTTGTTCTTCATAATCAAAACTTCCTCCATCAGGGGATATAATCAAATCTATGTCATCTAAATACTCTAACTCTTTAAATTCTTTTAAAATAATTCCATGTTGTTTTCCTTTATGAACGTGATATGTACATTTAATTTTAAAATTATTGTATATGTAATTATAAAGATAAGTAGCACTTGTCATTCCATCAGCATCACTATCTTGTATAATATGGATATGATTTTTTTTATTTGCATGTGTTAAAAAACAATCTATACCTTTTTTCATATTATTCATTTTGCTCCAATGATGAGTGTTATTTTTATTAACATTTAAAAGAGCTTGTATGTCTGTAACCCCTCTATTTTTTAAAAGTATTTGTAATAAATTATTCCTCACTTCTTCATATTTATTATTATTTATTACTTTCCATTTCACTCAATCACTCCTATTCTTGATCTTCTTTATAGTATCTTATTTTTTCTTTCATTAAATTTTCTAATGTATCCTTACCTTTGTCGGTAGGAGCATCTTTATAATCCAATCTATTATCAGTACAATAGACAATATAAACATTCACATAATTCACTAATTTATCAGCTATTTTACAAACTTTTTTAATATATTTATCATGTTCATCACTATCTATATCTTTATATTGTTTGTCCAGCCCTATAATAACTTCATTTACTTTTAAATCATAAACTAACATATCTCTTTGAAAATTACTTAAATTAGAGCCACATACTGCCAGACAAAAATTTTCATTAGGATAATAACTTTCACATTGCATCACACTTTTTTCAGATTCAACTAATAAAACTTTTTTCTTTTTATGTAATATCTCGTTTTTTATACCACTAAGATAGCTATTTATAATATTTTATACATAGACTACATGTAAACAATACAGTCTAAATTTTTTCTTTAAACTTACCATTTTCAATAATAAACCTAAAATGTTCTCCATCTTCTCCACAAAATTGTAAGTATCCATCTTCACAATATTCTGCTATTGTATAATAATTGTCGTCCTCTTCTAATTTATATTTTAAATCATTCCATATTTCTTATAATGTTAAAAGAGTATCTTTATCATCTTCTATTGATATCATATCTTTAATATCAAACCAATCAACCTACTTCAATTATTGGTATAGCATATTCAGATTACTTTTGTCGCCACTAGCTCATGGCTAAAATCACGAGAGTGCGTGGAGATTCTTCAATTAATTTTATCCTGTTCTTAGCAAATAATGTTATAAATATGGGATAATTAACTAGTTTTGTCTAATGTATTGACGTTAAAACAATATACTGTAATACTTAATAGTGTGATAAATAAGTTATCATAATTAATAAAAAATAAAGGGGGAATTTCTTTATGAAATTAAAAAATCTTTTTATTAGTGGTCTAAGTGTTTTGAGTATTACAACGATGTTAATGACATCAACTGTAAGTGCAGCTTGCAGCCATGATTGGACTTTAACAGGACATAAAGAAGATACTCAAAATATAAGTCATTCCATTAAAGTTTCAGTTCCAGGCGGTTATAGATATGAAACTTGTACAGCATATAAAATTACTGCTTCAGAAGGCTATAAATGCAAAAAATGTGGCCAAACAAAACATATCACTTCTAGTCCTGTAGAGTCTCATTTACACCCTAGTTGCAACAGATAAGCATCAATTTTATGATAAATTGTTAATATAAGTGCAACACTTTATGTTTTTGTTGCAGTAAAGACCTTTGCAGGTGTTTTATGCCCAAGGCACTTGCTAGGTCTATTATTTATTATATTTACTATAGTATCAATTTCATATTTTCCTTTTTTGATTTTAAGCCTTCCTTTCACGTAATATATAGTGTACTATCCTAAATACTTTCCAATTTTATTTGTTTTATACTTAAACTACAATAATTTATGTATCAATACACAATAAAAAGAATGTCAAAAATATAATAGGTATATCTTTGACATTCTTTTTATTTATATCTTAAAAAACTTATTATCTGTACTTAATTCTAAAACTTTAGCTTTATCAATTAGTTCTTTATCTACTTTATCTACTCTTTCTCTTAAAATTGGTATAATGTATTGACCATTAATATCATTACATAAATCAAATATAGTTTTTAATTGATTAATATGTGTATTTTCTAGTTTGTCATGAATTACAAATTTAGGAGATTTAATCTCCATCTCATTAGCATACATTGTATACGCTAAATCAAAGGCAACAATAATACCTTTTTTCATTCCCGTTCCTACACTACCACTAAGATTGTTTAAACGAACAGGAAAGCTTTTACTTTGTTTCCAATCACTATTGTATGCAAAATAATATTTTTCTCCATATAATTTTTCACAATAAGCAGAAAAATAAGCATTAAACTTTCCTATTTTTACCTTAATATTTTCAGAATCCATCTGACTACTAATTTCTTTTATATCACCATTTATTTCCTTTTGTTCTTTCTTAGCATCAACTAATATTTTAATAGATTGATTTACTCCTCCAATTTGGGCATTTAAATTTTCTATTTTTGCATTTAGAACATTTAATTCTTCTAATAAACCTTCATCAAGCATATCTACTGTTATCTTTTTCTTTTCTTCTAATAAAGTATTCCTATTTTGTATAATACTCTCAAGTTCTTCATTTTTATTTTCTAATTGGATTTTTATAAAATCAATTCTATTTTGTATCATAGTATTATGAAATTCAACTACATCATTGAATGTCTTATCCATATTACCAATATAAGCTTTTGCCTCATTATATATATTCTTTATTTGACTAAGATCAATGCTACTCTTTTCATTATTTAAATTTTCAATATTCTTATTAATGAGATTGATATCAAATTCTATCATTTGAGCGTTTTGTTCTAATTCATTGATTTTAGTCATAAGATTTCTTTTATTTTCAAGTTCTTCCTTATATGTCTCCATATAATTTAATTGTTTTCTTTTGATGTTAAATTCATTTAGTTCACTTTCTAATAGTACTTTTCGTTGTTCTAAGCTATCTAGGGATAGAATGTTATCATCCTTTTCATAAAGTTTAAGCTTTTTCTCGCATTCTTTTAAATCAGTAGCTAAAGTATCTTTCTTACTTAAAAGCTTATTTTCTAGTATTTTAAATAGGAACAAGTATATAGTGTCATATGTATCATTTGTAGTTGAGCCATGTAAGTATTTAATCATATTATCTGATGTAGTATCATTTGCTCTAATAAATTTAGGTATTAATTGCCTTAAAGTTGGGCGGACTTCTTCTAGCCTAAAAATAATTTTTTTTAATTCATTTTCAAATTTTTTTTCAGGATATTCTAAACCATCTATTAGACGCTTTCCTCTAACATATAATTGTCTAATTATTCTTATTCTTTTTTCATTTTCTGGATCTAACAAAATAAGTTCAGCTTCAACCTTATTATCTTTTAAAAAGTTTTTGATTTCTATATTCTCACTTTTCATATCTTGGTCAAAATATAATTCTTTTGGAGAGTTTGCACCAAGACATAGGTCTATTACTTTTATAGCAGTAGTTTTACCAACATTATTACCACTATCCTTTGCAACATTGCTAGTATTATCTACAATCAAACTTAAACCTTTTAAATTAAATTTTATATCTCGTATTTTTTCATAAGTTGGCTTTGTTTTTCTAACAATCAATCTTTCTAACAACATAATATCACCCTATTTTCAGATATATTAATTAACGATAATATATAAAGCCAATCTAAAGAATAATAAATAAAGTCTATATGAATATTTTTATCAACTATATTCTTAACCTTTGTATATATTATTTCTATAGATAAATTTTTATTATTGCTATTAAGTAAATCTAATATAATTCCACCTATATAATACAAGGAATACTTTGGGTCTCTATCTATATTAATTATCATAAATATCACCTAGGTCTCTCTAAAATTTTGCATTCTACAAAAGCGTAACATATTATTCTTGTTAAGCCTATATCAATGTCTTCCACTAGTATATTTTCAGCATTATCGTCTTGTACAATTCTACACTCTAATTCATCTTTAATTTTATCAATGATTGCATCAGAAATTCCTCTAATGTCTTTCATTTCATCTGATTCTATATCTTTATATAATAATAAAAATTGTCCTTTTTCTTTTTTGTAAATCAAATTTATATTTTTTAATATTTTATTCTTTATTCCTATGTTGTTATTATCAATTATATTAAACGCTTTTTCACATATACCACAATACTGACTATATTCATTTATAATATCTTTATATTTAATTATATTATTATATAAAATTTTATCAGGAATCTTGTATGTTTTAAGACGATCATCATCTATTTTATAAAGTTTATCCATTTCTTCTTCTGGTATATTTGTAATTTCAGAAAGTTTCTCTACAAGTATTGGTATTAGAGAATGCAACTTTTTTGTTTTATTTTTTGAATTTATTATTACAGTATTAATAGACATGTTTTGAGAGTTATTAGTAATGACATTACCTTCAATAGCACCTGCTATAGTTCCAGTATTATCACCAGAATTATCCAATGTTATTTTCTGTTGTTGGCTACTCTGCATTCTTATTTACGCCTCCTGTTATAATACCACTCATTGTCCCTTTGTTATCACCAGAATTTTCAATACGAATATTCCCTTCATTTTTAACGCTACTATCTTTAAATTCTTGATTTTTAATGTTTGTCCATATTTTTTGTGTTTCATTTTTTGCTCTTACAGCAATGATACAAGAAATAACTGTAGCTATCATCGAAATAAGATTTATTAATAACGTTACTGTATCCATTCATTAATCCTCCCAATATAATTATTTATATGAATAATATACCATTGTTATTTAAATTAGTAAAATAGTCAAATAATATCCATATTATTTCATATAAATATGAGAGAAAAATTAAAATTTTAATTTATATACGACATTAACAATATTATTAATATCTTATTTATAAAATAGATTTATAGCAAATTAAAAAGACCTTCTAATTTGAAAGTCTTTTATAAATCATTAATATTAATTAAACTTAATAATTGTATTAAATTGTTTTTCTGCCAAAACTCGTAATTCTTCTAAATCCTTACATGCTCTGGCCATACCTATAATCTGCCACATATGTTGAGTTAATTCTTTGTTTCCATATCCTTCATTTAGCCATTGAAAATACTTTTGGCCAGTATATTTTGGTGGTTTATTATTTCTTAAGAACTCAGCAATATCTTTGTCCAACAATCTATAAATCAAAGCATTAACTAATTTACTCCAATATTTTGGCCGTAATTTTAGACTTCCTTTCCAGTTAGTTAGTCGACCAAACTCATACCATAATTCATCTGGAAATGTCTTTTCCCATTCCCTTGCTTTATTCATATCATCAACTAAAAAATATTTCATTTTCAATTGTAATTCTTTAGAATTTCTTTCGACCTGATAACCTGTCGCTTCATCTATTAAAGCCACAATACCTATTTTGGCCGTAGCTAAAATGAACTTATTTGCATTCTTTACTATCTCTTGTTGAGCTTCTGATAACTTTTCATTATTTAAATTGGCCGTTACAAATGCACTACAAACATCCATAAAATCTTCTGAATTATAACCCTTTTCAATTTTACCATCAAATTCAAACTCCATGACTCCTTGAGGAGTTCTATCATGATGTTCATCTGTTAATGGTCTAAGCCTTTCTGGTAAGTATTTAACTATATTTGATGCAGCTAAATAATTACCAAACTTACCATGTTCTTTGTCTCTTAAGGCTTTAGTTAAGTTACTTAATCTAAAAACTCTTTGGCCATCACTTAAAACATAGCATGGTAGATCATTAAATATTTCTAATACTCCTGATTTTATAACTTTTGATGTTTTCATATTTATATTATTCCTTTTCTTTTGTCTTATTTTTATTTAAAATTATTTAGATATTCATCCATTTCATTCCCATAATATGATTTATAGTTATATTCAAATAATTTATTTATAAATGCATCATCATTTATTGACAAAACCAGTGCTAATATACTAAATATATCATTACATAAGCTACTTCTAAAATATATTAAATAGATTAGCATTAAAATCATTATAATTATTGTATAAATACGAAATTTAGATTTAAACTTCTTCATATGAGAATTTATAGGAACTTCATCATTATATTGCTTTCCTAATTCTATTTGAGTATTTTCCATTTTTCTATAAGTATTATATGGAATAATAATTAAAACAACAGCTAATGCAATTACATTAATAGATGACATAATAATTAAAATATATTTATCTTGTAATTCATTAACCAAAATTCTTGCAATAACTATTGATATAAAAATAATTATTGATATGTATATATTTTTACTATCATCCATATTTAAACCTTCTGAATACGTTTGTTAAATTTTAGAATATCATTTTCTTGTAATGCTTCAAATGCTTCTTTAACTCCTAATTTAAGAGTTAATATATAATCAGAAATTTGATCATGTGAAAAGCAAACTTCTTCACCTTCAATTGATATACCAATATAATAGTATATACTTTCATCTTCCTTATTTAAATAAACCGTACCAATAGCGTTGCAGTTATTTAATTCATTTAATACTTGCAACGCTTCATTAAATTTATCTGTTTTTATATTTTTAATACTATTATTAAAAAATCCAATAGTGTTATTTGAAAAGTTAACTTCAATTCTAAAATGGAATTTATATTTTTCATCTCCAATAATACATAAATATAACACGTGATTTTCATTACTTCCTACTATATCATGATATTTTATTTCAAGGGAACTTAATACACAATTAAGTTCCTTTAAAATTGAATTATTCCTTTGTTTCATAGTGTCACACCTCAATATTATGCTTTTTCTTATTTAAAAAGTAGTTTTTGATTTTATATTCGATTTCTCTATTTGAACCATCATATAGTAAAAATTCAACTATACTAGGTTCAATTTTTACTATCATATCTTTATTCTCAAAAAAATATATATAATTATTTTTTTTAATTTCTTTTAATTTAAAATATTCCGCAAAATTATATATAAAACTATTATCTGATAAATTGTTAATATCATTTTTAATATACATTGATTTACACATATACTATTCCCCCCGAACTTCTACTTATTTATTATTATTATTTATGTTCGGCATTTTATGTTCGTAAATTGTTTTTAGATGTGAAAATAATTGAACGTCATAATCGGCTAAATTATCTGATTGATATTTATTGTAAAAATCTGTAAATTGAATTTTATGTTTTTCTATTCCATAGCGTTCAATTATTTTCTTTAAATTATCTATAAAACTTAATGGAACTTTTTTGTAAAATTCCATCATTTTTTCATTTCTCTGTGGCATCTTATTAGAATATATATCATTCGTCATCTCAAATAAATGTATATCTTCTTGTGAGATATCCCCATGGTTAAAATGCTGACAAAATTCTTTATATTTACTTTTATGTACATCTAAACCCTTTGAATCAACAGCCACCTGTAGATCATTTACATAACTTGCAGGTACACATTTTAAAAAATCACATACTATTTCATTATTTAGTTCGTCAAGTTTAATACTCAACTCTTTATAACTTTTTCTTTTTAATTTAAATTCTTCATTTAAAATATCTTCTGCCATACTAAAACCCCATCACAACAATTAATATTGTTAATTTTCTACAATTATACCATCATTATATATACTTATTTATATTATATCAACATACATTCATTGTCGAAAACATGATTATATGTAAAATAATTTAAGATATTTCATACAATTTCCCTCTAAGAACTTCTAACTGCTTCTTTAGTTTTTTATTCTCTTCTTCTAAATCTTTAATCTTTTTATCTTTGGCCATTATAATAATATCTTTTGATTTTGAAGTTTTATCATATTTGGCTCTTTGATTTATTTCTTTATTAACTTGTTTTTTTCTCAAATCTTCAATTCTCTCTTTAACTTCCTTATTGTTGTAGAGAAAGGTTTTAGATACTCCACTAGCTGTCGCTACACTATTAAAATTGATTTTTTCTCCATTAAAGGAGAGTTCTCTAATAGCTTTATCAACCTTCTCTAAAGTCAATTTAGTTTTTTCTTTTGCATATTTTTTTAATCCTTTGGTACTTCCAGCCATTATAAAACTTCCTCTCTTGAACTTGCATTCTTGTGAACCAATTTATGTTCTTTAATTTTTTCTAATGTATCTCTTAGCAAATTTAAATATTGTTTATTCTTTTCAGCCCATAATTCTCTACCACATCTTTCACTTATCTGAATTTGTTTCTTAACTTGCTCTATTTCTTCCTCATATTCAGGTATATTCTCAACTGTAGTGCAGAAACTTGCACAGGTTAAACAATGATTCATTTGTTGTTTACAAGGCAATTTAGAAGCTTTAAAACATACTCCAAAAGGTACTTTTACTGCATCTAAATTCTTTTTAACATATTCATATCTTATTATATTTTCACCACCATCTGAATTTAAATCCACTTGTTCAAGTTTACGTGTTTCTATATTAACCCTAAATAAGTCTAAATCTTCCGTAGCTTTCCACTTTTCATATAATGCATTTTCACTGACGGTTGCATAATGAACGGTCATTTGAAGGCTCGTATGCCCTAATATTTGTTGTATAATACTAATACCTATACCTTGTTCTACATATTCCTTAGCTCTTGTATGTCTTAAAGAATGAAGCCTAAAGTGATATAATTTACCATTAGAATCTCTAATATTTTTTTCTTTAATTAGTTTTTTAATAGAATAAACTAAATTATATTTAGGCAACGGTGTACCTTTTACTTTCCCCTTATAAGTATTAAATAAATATTTTTGGGGATTATTTTCTTCTGTACTTAATTCTTTAGCTTTATCTATAATTTTCTTAACCATTTCAGCAACTTTATCTCTAATTGGAATTTTAAGTTGACTTATTCCTGTTTTGGTTATTTCACCACAAAGATAGTAGTTATATTTTTGTTCCTTGCTATTCCAAATCTGTTCTAAACAATTGTTATATCTAAGGTTTAATATATCAGTTCCACGCCATCCAGTTTCCCTAAGTAAAATATAAACAGGAATATACTCCGACCTACTTAAATCTTTAATGTTACTATCTATTTGTTTTAAAATTGGTTCAGGAATAAATTTAGCCTTTATAATTCTATTTTCTTGTGATGCTCCTTTAGGAATATCATCTTGAAATATTAGAAATGCTACATCCTTTTTAGGGGCTTTATCATACTCAGCTATCTGAATATATTCTAAAAATGCTCTTATATATGTTACATAAAGGGTTGTCTGATTTTTATTCTTGCCTTTTCTATCATTTGTTAAGTGATAGATATATTTTTCAATATCTTTTCGTTTCAAATTTTCAATAAACCCATCTTTATATCCTCTAGAATAAAAGGATTTGAAAAAATAATTTAAAAGGCTTAGAATATTAGTACAAAGAGAAAAAGATTTTTTTGTTATGATAGTTAAAAAATATCTTTTTACAGTTTCTCTATAATATTTAGGTATAGTTGTAAAATTTAGTCTATTAGCTCTATTGCTTTGGGTTGCTGCTAATTTTACTCCTTTAATATTCTTTGCATACCATACATCTTTTTCTATCTCTTCTCTATCATCATAAAACTGTTCTATAAATTTAATTACAAATAATATATTTATAATTTTATAACCCTTAATCTTCTTGTTTTTAATTGCAATACCCATTTCCGATAAGAACAAAACCCATCTTCTATAAAATTTTTCATATGTCACTTCATTAAAACTATTAATATTATAATAGTATTCATTTAAAAAATTGCTTAGATGTTTAAAAGTTTCTCCCAAGGAAACTATATACTTGTTAGTTAACTTCTTTTCTTTAAAGTTAAATGCTATATAATATTTCAATTCATTTTTTAGAAATACATTATTAAATCTTTCAAAATTAATATACTTGTTATTATGTACTAACTCTTTCATGAAGAAATCTTTAGTTATATCCCACTTATCATTGTCTAACCAATATCCATTATCTTGTTTTAAATATTTAATTATTTCATCATATTTATTTAATTGGCCATTTCTTATCTTCTGTAATTTATTGTTCATTAATTGTCTTCTCCTTTACTATAAATATCTAAATCCAAATTTGGCCGAGTCTTTTCAAACTCTTTTGTTATTTCTTCATCAGAAGGGTGGATATAGGTATTCATAGTAGTATAGATATTTTTATGGCCAGCTCTTATTCTTAGAAGTTCTGGTTGCCATCCAGCCATTCTAAGAACTGTTAATGAACTATGTCTAAACATATGTGGTGTAACATATATTTCTGTTTTTTTCTTTAATGTTCTAAATAAATTATCTACATCTGTATAAGTCATAGCCTTATATTTATTATCTCCGCTAATCTTAATAAATATATGATTGGTTTCAACTTCTTCCGTATGATATTCAGCTATATACTCCATAAACATATCTGCAAGGTTTTGAGATATATCTATTCTTCTTGGACTTGATACAGTTTTGATTTCAGCATTATTTTCAAGTTGACCTCGATCTTTTAAATCAATTACCATATCACTTATATCAAAATCTTCAATCCATAAAGATAAAGCTTCGCCTATTCTCATTCCTGTTTCATAGAGCAGAGATAATAAGAACTTATCTCTTAAATTATTACAAGCTCTTACGAGCGTTTCTATTTCCTCTTTATTTAGAGTCTTAGGTTTTGATTTAGGAACTTTTAGTTTTAATATATTGCTTGCAACTTTTTTGTGTTCGTAAGCTATTCCATATAAAAAACCTTTAAAGTTTCTACTTGGAATAGATACAAATTTTTTAAGCCTGTCCGATATATTATTGCTATATTTCTCATGTCTTAAAATATAGTCATAAAATGCTAATACAATATTTACTATAATATTTATAGTTCTTGGACTTCTTGCTGATTCTATATGAGTGCCTGGTATAACCTTTAAGCTCTCATAAGGGTTTTGTAACCAATTTACGAACAATGCTAAATCATCTATTGTTATATCTTGAAAGTCTAATTCTCTTTGTTGCAAGTATTCAAAATACAGTTTTAAGTGTTGGCAATACATTCTTAAAGTATTTCTTGCATAATTAGTATTATCTTTAAACCTTATAAACTTTAATATTGGTTCTATTGGTAAACCTAAATCATCTGCAACAAAATATCTTACTTTCCCTTCCTCTGTTTTTACCTTTACTACTTCCATAATTCTATATACACTCCTATAATTGGATTATATTTCATTTATAGTTTACTATAACTACTATAATATTTCAAACTATATATTAAATAATCTAAGTTATATCTTTCCATAAGAGTGTTACATTAAATACTATAAATACTATTTAGTTGGTTACACTATATTTTTCTAATGGTATCCTTATTTTGATAAATTCCATATAAATTAAATTGTAATGGATGTGCATACATTTCGTTTTCTAATCTAGTGGGCATATATTTTTGATTGTTATCTATATGATGTTGTAAAAAATGTCTTGATCTTATCCCAATTAAATCACCATTAATCCCGTAGTGTGGTATAATTGCTGAAAATTCAGAAGTATGAAAACATATGTTGAATTTTTTCATAGCTTCTTTTAATATATGTTCATTTTCCCAAGAAGATGGATAAATTTTATCAAAAACTTTTAGAATATCTTTATTATATTTGGGAAGGGTAGGATTAGTCTTGGTTACGTTTTTTATTTTTTTATATTTATTAATAAAATCCCAATCATTTATCATTTTCTTTTTTTGTCCAAAAGTTTTAGGCTTCTCATAATTAATTGTTAAACCAATTACTTTAGCAACATAGTTTACTGACTGGGAAAAAGTCCAATTATTAATATTCATAAGCAAATCAAAAACACTTAAATTACCACACTCTGTAAAACAATAAAAATATTTTTCTTTTTTTAAATAATACAATTTATAACTATTGCCACAATGACAAATTGTTTTACATTTAATGCTTTGGGGATTGTTTTCATCTTTATATTCAATGTTGAACTCATTTAATATCTGAATAATATGTTCGCTTGTTAACTTTTCAAGAATTACGTCTGTTGTGACCATAAAAAGTCACCTCTAATCTTCAAATGATTTTATGTGTTTTTCTTCATAAGCAATAATTGGTAAAATCTGTTCAATATCTTCAATTAGTTTAAAATCCCAATCAGTTACAAATAAATCGGTTGAGTCCATATTTCCTAGATTAACATACCTAAATATTCTAATTTTTTTCCATTTACCACCACGATTTTTAAAAATATGCTCAACTTGATTTGGTCTTTTAAGATTCCATTTTTGAGTTTGCTTTATTATATCTTCAACTTTTTCTAATTCTTTTTTAGTTGGTTCTAAAATTATGCTTCCTATGTCAATTTTATCGCATAATGAAAAAGAACCACGTATCATAGACTCATCTCTTTCTGAATCTGGTAAAGATTTATTCCTATTTAGTTGTGTCGATGAGCTTACAAATACATTATGTTTATTAGATATTTCCTCTTTAAACATTTTGCTAACATATAAGAATAGCTGGTCTTCTCTAGTATACATTCCTTTAGAATATTCTCTTGCTTCTAATACTAAATTCCCTGTTAATAATATATAATCTATTCCTATAGCATATACGTCTTCTCCTTTTAAGGTATGTGAGGTTATTAAATTATCAATGTATGCTATATCGTAATTTGGTTCATTATACAAATGTATCTTACTTCTTTTTAATACATCTATAGCATAATATAGTCTTTTCCACTCCTCTTCATCTAATTCTTTTTCAATTATTTTAGATGTTTCTATACCACTTATAATTCCCCATAATATTATACTAACTTCCATTTTTAAATCCATTTCAGTTCCTATGTATATCGCTGATAAATCTCCGTCTGGATTATTTGGATTTTTAACGAATTGTTTTTTATTAAAATCCCATAATTCTGTAGCAACACAACAAGCTATTTCACATAAAGCAGTTCTACTTTTTCCTACACCACTACCTCCTGAACATAAGTGAAATTTTTTTCTTCTGTTCCCATATGTTATCCTATTTTTAAAGCCACTAAAACTTAATAATCCATAAGTTTCACCTTTCTTAATTCTCTCAAGTATTTCTTCACTACAGTCCCCTGCCTTTAAATAATCCTCACTTTTATTATTATTATATTTGGTTTTTAATTTTAAAATACGTTTATCGAAATGTTGAATTAATTCTTTTATAGTTAAGCTATCAAAAGCTTTGCTTTGTATTTCAATTTGTTTATTATCTATTTCTTCTAAATCTAATATATCACTTACATCTTCTCCTTCTGTTAGTGCATCTCTAAGAATTGAGAATTTCTTTAATCTATTATAATTATATTCAAAATTACTCAATGCTGAATTTTCTTCACAATTAGTTAACCATTCCATACCTTCATTATCTTCAAAAACGATTTTATATCCTTTTGGTGAGGATTGATGTAAATAAGCCTCAATTTCTACAAAATTAATCTCCTCTACTCCATTTTCATATAGATTATTTATAGCTGAGAATACATACTGATGGAAATTATTATAAAAATCATCTGGTGATAAATCATATTTTTTATCCCTTAATAAAATTGGTTTCTTTAATAAACAACCAATTACTTGGAAACCAGTTCTTGAATCATAGTATAGTTTTATTAATTTTTTATTATTCATGATTCATCAACTCCTAAACTATTCAAGTCAATTTTTTTATTATATTTTATTATATTTTTTGTTGGTTTTACTTTAATTCGATTTATATTTGTTTTAATTTTGATAGATGAATTATGATTATGTATGTCCATATTAATTATATATTCTTGTTTTGCTTTTTCATAATAATATGGTATTAAACCTATGGCTTCTTCATTGATAGGGTTTTCTAATAATTCATGATAATAATATAATGTTAACCTCATACCTTCATTAGTATAGTTATAAGGCTTTTTTCGATATTTAGCTATTAAACTAAACATTTTTCCATCTACATTACCATATAATTCTTTCATGTATTCATATAAGCCATTCCATCCATTCGAGTTTTTATCCATTTCCTTTTGTCTTTTTTCTCCACATGAAATGCAATAATATCTGTTATTAATTTTTATTGTATTACTTTTGTCATTTGATTTCCCACATACAGGACATTTAACTGGTTTTGCTATTTTTATCACCGTCCTTTTTAGTAAAATGGGGCAATCTAGCCCCATTTTTATTCTGAAATTTCTAATCCTTCATTTCTTATTCTTTCTTTTATTTCAACTAAAAAGCTATTCATAACTTCTACTTGTAACTTTGTACATTGAGAAATTTTGTTTCCTACTCCTAGCATTTCATCAGATAAATCATTCATGATATGTATTTTTTCTTGTTCTACTAAGAACGTACCTATCTTATTAATTTCTTCCATCATTTCATTATAATCATAATGCTTTGATTCTTCTGCAATTTTGTATGGTGACTCGTCATCAGCTTCAGTAGGGTCTACTCCATCCTCTTCTGCTTGTTTTTCAATAGCTTCTACAATGGCTTCTTCATAATCTTTAAAATTCAAGTCTACACCATTAGGCAAATATTTTCCCCATCTACTGCCCGCTTCAAATTTACCATTACTTCTAAAGTAAGCTATTCTACGTACACCATTTTCTGCTTCTACATTTGCACAATATACAATAGCATCAACAACTCCTCCAATAATTTTAAATGCATTCTTATCCATAGTTGGTATAGTTTTTTCTTCTTTCTCTTTTGTTATCTCATTTATAATTTGTTTTGTTTCAGCATGAGATGTAAATACTAATGTATACCCTGCTCCTAATAATGCAAACATTTGTTTTAAAAATTCTTGTTTAACCATTTTATATCCACGTTTATTTTCAGTATAATCAAGATGAGTTACACCTTCTTGAGAACATATGTATTGGACACAATAATCATAAGCTATGTCTGTAGTATCTATTATTAATGTTTCAAAAGTTCTTTCTGTTTTTACTCCTTTTTCAACTTGTTTTGCGTCTTTAAGTAATGGTTTAACAAAATCAGTTTTAAAATGATTCCAATCTTTAACAGGTTGTGCTTTAACTTTATTTAATGCTTTCCATCCTATTTCAAAACCTATTATAAAAGATTTAGGATATCTAACTGCCAAACTTGTTTTACCTATTTTTCGTTGTCCATATAGTAAAACTGATGTCCCTTTTAATGTAGCTTTAGCAATGTGTTCTTGTGTTTCAAATATGTTCATATAATCATTCTCCCTTTAATTAAATATTTTTATATTATTTTGTTTTAATAAGGTTGCATTTATATAAAATACAACCTTATATTGAATTATTTTTGTATTTTATATAAATTTAACTATTAAAAAGGAATATCTTCATCTTTTATATTTCCAGTACCAAAACCACCTTTTCCTTTTGACTTATTATCTTTTTTATTTTTAGTTTTTAACTCTTCTAAATAAGCTTCCCTTTCAACTAGTGCTTTCTTAATAAAATCAGAATCAATTGCTAATTTATCATCCTCATCTATCGGGTCTCCACCCTCAATTAATAATTGTCTTTGTGTAAAAGTCTTAATTTCTGTTTTCGCCTTACCACCAAAACCTGATTTCTTTTCTTTAGTCTCTGTTATATGTGCTACTTTGCAACTACCCCAGAAATTAACAGTATCACCTTTCTCACATTCTTCTATGCCTTCTATCAATTCGTCATCTTCTACTGTAAACTCTACTGGTTTAACTGCTCCTTGATAATCTATGTATAAACCCTCAATAATTAATATTTCTTTGCCATCCTTTTCTTGTTTTTTAGGATTTTTATTTAAGTAAACTATCATATCAAATTCAGCTTTAAATTGTTCTTTAGGAATATCTCCTTCATAAATATTTCCAAAACCTAAAGATAGCTCAATATTTGATAAAATATTATCTGTATTGTCATTACAATATTCATTTAAATGTATACTAGGGGTGAAATCGCCTTTACCATAAATTCTAACTACACTAGCTGGTTTTTCTTGTGTTGATTTTGCTATACTAATTAAATTAGTAGCCCACTCTTTAGCTTTATCATAGTTTTTATTATGTTCTCCATCTGCTTTTTTACTTCCTACAAAAACCTTAACTTCTGCTTGTTGGTCTGCTTTATCCCCATATTGGATAACTAAAGAACCATTTACCTTATCTTTATCTACTATCAACTTATTTTCTTTAACAACACCTGCTACCTCTACCTCATTTTTAGTTTTTACTGATTCATTTTTTATATTTGCCATATGTATATTTCCCCTTTCAATTTTAAAAATATTATTATTAAATTATTATTAAATTATTTTATATTTATGTTATTTTTTAATTTTGTCTATAAATTAAGTTTGGATAAAATTCATGCTTTATCTACTTTGTATTTATAGGTGGACTATTCACTCTTTTAATCATTTTCCATCTTTGATTTGAAACTTTAATATGTATCACATCCTTTAATATTTTCTAGAGCTATCCCTAATTTATCAGCATTTATTGTAACTGTATCTACCCAATCTTTAATCTTATAAGTACAGTAAATAGTGTTTTTATAATTCACATATTCTTTTGGTACAGATATTTCTTTATTACCTTTTGTATCTATTTGTAGTATCTTAGCATTATCTTCAAATTCTACATAAACCTTACTATCTTTTAATGGTATATTTTTTAGAATTATAATACCATTTTTTATTAAATATTCTTCTTTAATAACATACATTTCTTCCAATCGTTGTTTTACGTCCATATCTCTTGTATCTTCTATTATGTTACTACACGCTCTCTTTATTTTGTCTAAAGTAGTAATTTTTATTATTTTATTTTCAAAGTCTGAAATCACACATTTGTTATCGTTAATGTATTTAATTTTATATTTATTTTCTTGTTTATCTGTAATTAATAAGTCTTCAATGTCCATTTCAAACATGCCATTTGATATAACCATTTACACGCTCCCTTAAATATTGTATCAAATTGTTTTATATTTGCTTATTCTTTATTCATATATACATTTATTAAATCATTGTTTGGGAAATATGTAGTGAACCCTTTAGCTTCTAAATACTTTTTCAGATTCATAAAATTTTCCTCGGTCTTTTTAAAGTCTTCATAATTATTTATATCTAGCTCGAAATACTCATCATTCCTTTCTAAGCTCTTAATAAAGTCTTTTTCTATTTGCTGTATTAATTTCTCATTTTTCTTTTCATAGTCTAGTTTAAAGGCTTTTTTTCCTTTCTTTTGAACTAACTTTAAGTCCTCTAAATCTAACATCTTATTCCTCCCAAAATTTTATTATTTTAATATTTTCCTTTGCTTTCTGATTTAAATTATTTACTATATGATAATATGACATTATGTTAATTTTATCATTACAATATATTTTTATCTTATCTTCTGTTTGTACGAGTAAATTTAGTTTTTCACCGCCTCTATTTTTTACTATTATGTCATCTATAATTACTATTGATGCTATATCACTTAAATTTTTACTATATTTTATATCATATTGAGTAATTGCTTTTCTCACCAATTCTACATCTTCTGGATTAACATACAATCTATTAAACTCATCTGTTTGTATTAATACTTTGTCTATAGTCTTTACATAATCTAAAAACTTACATTCTTTATTTGATAAACCTTTGTATTCACCATCTATTATTTTTACTATATCATATCTGTTTAAATCTTCTCTATTATCTACGGCTATTTTTTCTTTATCTAATCCTTTAGCCATTGAATCTATTCTAATTCTATTCATTTCATTATTTTTGAATTCTGTTTTTTTATTTTTATCTCTTATTTCTGCAATCGCTTCATCCCAAGTGTTGTTTATAATTTTCATTAATGTCTTTTCTGCTTCATTTAACTTTTTATTCTCCATTTTCTTATCATGGTCTTTTGAATTAAACTTAAATATTTCATTTTCTTTGCCATCTGTTAATGATATTTCTATATCATCGCCTAATTGAAAAATTTTATCTTTATTCATGCTTTACCCCTCCGTTTAATTAATTGTTGTTTTTCATTTATCTTACTATTTTAGTATATCATGTTATTTTAACCTTGTCAAATTGTTTTGTATTTGTAATATTTTTTAAGATAAATCCTACAAATCAATGCGTTTATCTTATAATTATATATTACCAAATTGTTTTGCATTTGTCAAGTCATACAATAAATTACTATTCAACTGCATTAAAATTAATCTCCAATAACTTTCGACTACTTAAATAATCACATAAGTGTACAAATTTCTGCATTTCTGTTACAGGCTTATCTAAAACTTCTTGCTTTGTTTTAAAATCCATTACCCATTCACCCATATGGGTAGCAATACAATCACATATAATATTTACATCTTCTTTAGGTAATACATTTTGATTCATGTTTCTTATAAAATCACTAGCTATAGTAGGATGTTCTATTTCATATTTACCACCTTCTAAGCCTTGTTTAAAGGTATCATGTAAAATAATAGCAGATAACATCAAGGATTTTTCCCTATTACTAAAGCTCCTACATATAGTATTATTTCTAAATAATTCTAAAGCTATTAATCCTGATGATAAAGTATGTCTTGATAAACCTCCTTTACCTAAAGAATACGTAGGATGATGCCTTCCTGAAGTAGATGCTGGTTCTATATAAAAATAGTTTGGCACTTTATTTAGAACTTCTATTGTAAAGTTATATATATCTTCTGGTAAAGTTTTTAATAAAGGATTAAATATACTCCATTTACAATCATTATATAACTTAACTTCTTTTTTAGTATAATTTAGATCAACTTCTTCATCTATGTTTAAATTATCTTTTCCAAACAATTCTATTAGTTTATGTATAGATTCTTGTGAAAGTTCCCATTCTTTTGTTTCAAAATGATAATGTCTAGGTTTAATTGTTTTTATCCCTTTAATTATATCAGGATTGTAAAAGAAGCTAACAAATAAACTTTTATCACAATCATTTATTTTTTCACTGTTTTTTAATTTTATAGTAATCATTCATATCTCCTTTTCTTCCTAGTTTATTGTTTTATTAACTTGTTTTTAATTAATATAAAAACTAGATTTTAAATTAACTTATTTTCTTGTTATGTAATTTCAAATAATCCTCGTAATACATCCATTTTAAATTTTCTCCTGTAATTGGATGTATACCTGTTGATTTTCTTTCTCCTTTGCAGCACGAACTCACTTTGCTTTTAGTCAATAAATATTTTTTTTCAGCACTTACTATAGAATTAAAAATTTCATTAGTAGTTAAACAAATTATAGTTCTGGCATTTTTACCACCGACCTTTCGACTATTACTTCTTATTTCTTGCTTAGGATTATAATTGCACCAATTAATTTTACTTCCGATTTTTAAATATCGTATGACAGTACCTCTTGATAATTTAGATTTTATAGCTATATCTTTTGTGCTATGTATTCCATTTTCCCAATATGTACAAATTTCTTTTACTCTATTTGATAAAGCAAACTTTTCACATTCATACCAATTTATTTTATTTAAATTAAAAATCTTAGACAATTGAGATTTTAATAAATTTTGTTTTATTATATCCAATCCTATATTACTAGTATTAATTACTATGTATTTTTCATGTTTCACACCATTAGCTACAGCTAAGTCTTTTTTTAATCTATCATTTTGTTGTTCTAATTCTAAAGAACGACCTCTGCCTGTATATCTATAATGTTGACCTCCATGTGTTTCTATTATACAATTTATTGATGGTATAAAAAAATCATACCTTTTATTTCCATTCAGTTTAGAATTTTGACATTTAATATTTTTACTCCATTCAAACTCTTTTTCTATTTCAAATTCTATATGTAGTTGATTTAAAACATTAAAAACAAATTTTTCACCATAAGATTTTCCATCGCTACATTTTGAACAAGAAAATCCGTATATGTATAAGTGACTTATTTTCATCTTTTTTTTATATCCACAATCTGGACACATCATTAAAATTTTTTTATTACTCGAATAACTATATTTATAAATGTCTTCTATATTTACAAAATATTTTGTTAAATACGGATGCGTTGTAGCAATGTCATTTATTCCTCTTACTACTTTTCTACAAGGAATACAACATACAGGGCATATACCTCTATTATCTTTTAAATGAGCTTCTGATGTTTTTCCAATATAACCACATTTTAAACATTTATAGTTATATCCTTTCCGAGGAGCTTGTTCCCCATTTTTCACTTTAATATAATTTATAATTTTTACACCTTTAACAATATCTTCTTTATTATATATGTATTCATCTGTTCTTTTTCCTAATATAACATTTAACTTACCTGTTAACAGTGTTTGTGTTGTAATCATAAAAGTTTTACTATTATAAATAATTTTTAATTGTTGATTTTTCGAATCATAATTTAATACTTTTAATTCTCCTATTATATCTTCACATTTAAATTTAATTTTTTTATTAATAGAGTTTGTCCAATTAACACCTTGTTTTGTGTTACCAACTTCACTAACATCTATATATCCGTTTTCAGTAGTTATTTTTGGGTTTAAAGTTATTAATTTGCTTATTTTATTTTCTATTAAACTTGCTCTATCTATAAAATTTAAATTTTTATTATACATCAAGCAAATTTTTCTTCCATCATAACTAATTATTTTAAATTCGCCATTAATATTATCATAAATAAATGGAATTATTGATCCTATTGAATTTTTCCAATCTATTATTTCTTTTCCCAATCTATATTTTTTAGGTAAATTATTTAAAAATACTTTTTTCATTTTATACCTACTCCTTTAGGAGGTGTAGCTACACTTTATTACTTGCAAGTTCTCCTTTTGTTTTATCGAATTATTTTTTATTTATGATAAAATGTTTATTTTAAATTATTGTTTGCAATATCTTTGAATTACGAATTAATCAACACCTACTTCTTTTACAGTTCTTTTATTTACATTTACATAAAATTCTTTATCATTATTTCTTTGAATATTTTCAGCAATATCCACTATATCATCAGTCATTTCAACACATTCTATTGCATATTCCCTATCTTCATAATCATTCATTGGTACTCTAACCACACCTTTAATTAAAACTTTCATTTCATAATATTTTTTACTCATTTAATCAACCCTTTCTCCGCAATATCTTTGAAATGTGTCACTAACTTTCCCTATTATTAGGAATATCAACCGTTGTTGAAATTGTTGGCTGTCTATCTATAATATTTTTCAAACAAATCATTAAATTAGCCTGTTGCATGAACTCTAAATCGTTACATTTTATTTCTTCAAAAAGTTTATCAGCATCTATAAATCTCATTTTCTTAGCTCCTTTCTTATTCACAATATAATCAAATTGGGAATTATTCCTCGTATTCAAAGTCATAACAATCATGGTCTAAGACTTCAACTATCCCATTTTTATCTTTAATAATTTCGTGACCTTCTAAACAAATCCAATTACTTTTTTTATCTTCACAAACACAATTTTTACAATCCAAACAATCATTTTTATTAATACTCATACTTCCTCCGTTTATTTTATCTTTATTTCAAACTGCGAATTAATTGCTTCTGTCTTTTGATCGAAATATCTCACATTTCTTTATATAATTGCAAGGCGTTCTACTTCCCATAATACCTAATATTTGTCTACAATTATCGTCTTTATCTCTAAAAAAACAAATATCACATTTTTCTCTTTGCTCCATTATTAACCTCCCAACTGTTTTTCATGATTCTATTCGTTTTACTTTCCATTGTTAAATTGTTTTATGTTCATATAAAATCCTCATTTTAACTAAAATTGATAAATTGAAATTCTTCGTTATTATTACTTTCTTCACTATAGCTATTTATGTCTGTATCAAAATCTAATCTTTTATATGTAAACCCTATTACATCACACCAATCTATATTATGTATTTCTAAGTTATATAATAAGCAGTCATATAAATTTCTTTCAATGCCCATTACACCTATATGAACTTCCTTAATTTTAAATTTTTCAATAAACATAGCTGCTATTTTACTACATTCATTTAAATTTTCACTTAGCTTTATAGAATAACATTTTTCTTCCATTCTATCTTTTATGCTTATATATGTATAATATCCTCGGTATTCTCTTCCTGTTGATATATCCATTATTAATTCATTTGATTTATTATTTAGTCGTTTTACTTTTCTTTCTTCTTTTTTCAGTAATTCTTTCTTTTCCTTCTCCCATTGATTAAAATATTCTTGTTCATTTGGGTTAAGTAATTTTTTAGGACATCCACCACACTCATTCCTATTATGATTACAACCCCAACAAGGATTTTCACCTCTTTGGATCAATCCCATTATTAATACTCCTGTTAGTTTGCATTTTGATGGTACATATCCTTGTTTAATACACAATTCTCTTAAAGTATCATTGTTCTCCATTTAAAATATCCCCTCTTTAATTTATTTTGTATTTTTCATTAAAGTGTCAAATAATTTTTCTAATTCTTCATAAGAAGTATTGTCTAAGAATTGCATATGTTTATCCCTATCTTCTTCACTTAATTCTTTCATACTTCTTATAGCATTTTTTAATATATGTCTATAAAATTCTTTAGATTCTTCTTTTTTAAACTCTGCTTTTCTCTTATTATAATCAGCTTTAAATTCATCTGATGTATTTTTGTCTGTAATTATAAACCATTTACCTTCTCTAAATCCTCTTTCTACTACTTTATAAGAAGTTAAATTAGAATTTTTAATCTCATCATATCTTATGTATTGTCCTATTTCATCATCTTTATTTTTACCAAACAATATTTCATGTTTACTACCTTCTGTTTCTACTACGAATTTCTTTTTTAGTAAATTCCAAATTACATAATCGACATCTACTGATTCTAACTCTTTGTAATACCAAATTGGATATTCATTTCTTTCTACAAACTTCTTATTTATTGTTTCTTCAGTATTCATCTAATCGCCCCTTTTGCATTATCATTTATTAAATTATTTTAAATTAATGAAATTTTAATTTTCCTTATCAATTGTCATTATGTCTAAATATTTTTTTATGTCTTCTTCTGATACCCCAATTTCACTTGCAGTTTTAAATATTTCTCTAAACATTTTTTCTGTACTATAGTCGAAGTAATCTTTGTATATTATCTCAACCTTTGATTTGTTATGTATACAATATTTACAAAAATCACTCCTTTTATCTGTTTTACAAATATCAAATTTTTCACAGTTTATTATCATATTAATCATCTTCCTTTTTAAAATAATTTACTATCCCTTTAATTAGCAATAATAAATTTAAAATAGGTGTCATATATACTAAAAATATAAAAAAGTAACCTATTAATGGATTAGACATACTAGTATTTATTAATCCATTAACAAAATTGGTCAACTTTTCATTATCCAGTTCCTCTAAACTTTCTTGTATTGAGTTAAAAGCTTCAAATGGGTCTATGTTTTGATTCATATTATTTATTTTATTTATTATAAAAGCCATTGCTCCTATTACAATATTTAAAGTAAGTAAACTCATATTCTCACCCCTTTAAAACATCACTTTTGACATTTATTATACATTAAAATCTCATTTTAATAAAATAATGGTTTTAAATCCTATGTAAGAATTTTAGTATTTTGTTTTTAATCTTTTTATTTTCTCGTTCTTCTAATAATTGTTGTAATTCAATTTCTAATTCTTTATATTTCTCTTTGTATTTTTGTTCAGCTTTTTCTATAGTTTTATCAAAATATTCTTTATCATTATTTATAAATTCAATAATATCATTGGTATAATAAATAATATTCCCATTCTCATAACTTACTTTATCAATAGTAATTTTATTATTTTTATTAATTTGTATTTTATCACCTTTGAATAAATGAATAGGAATCTCTATATCTAACCTATGTAAAACATATTCATGATATATCTTACAAGTATGTACTATATAATATATATTATCACCAAATTTACCACTTGCTTTTGCTTTTATATTGTATTTCATTTTATCTATTTTATATTTTAAATATTTTATTCTTTTATCATCGTATGTTTTACAAGAATAAGGACATGTATCAAATTCTCTCTTTATTTTATTATCTAAAATACGTGGATCAAATACAACTGTGGCTTTAATCCCTTTTATAGTAATCATATTTTATCTTCTCCTTATACCATTTAACTATATCTGTATCGTTCCTCCTATTAAACCAAGCTCTTAATACGTAAATATCATCTTTCATATGATAATAATCTACATATACACCTTCTTTATCTTTTTGAAAATCTATATCATATTCCCAACCGTTTTCTTTCATTTCCTCAATATGTTTGTCTCTATCATTTTCTGTATTGTATAAATAAACTATTTCCTCATCTCCAAATACATCTACATTATTTCTATAAAGAATTTTTCCATTCTTTTTTAAATAATTAACAATAATCTTAGCTGATTCTAAATTTATCATATTAAAACACAACCTTTTAAATTATTTTATATTTCTTTACCTTTAAATATTTATTTAACAAATTTCATACCTATGAAGATTCTCTTTTAGATATTTATTAAAAAATTCTATGCCACATATATGAACACACCAATCACAATAAATTATATATTTATTTTTACATTGTTCCTTTAAATATTCTTTAGCTTGTATTATAAATGCTTCTTGCATTTTTCCTATATCATTATGTGAAAAATCATCTTCCCAATCATAATCACGTAAAAAATTATTGGCTTTATTATTTAATAATTTTTTATCTTTAACCATTTCTCTTAATTTTTCCATTTCATCTTCTATAATATCTTCAAACATAACCATAGCCACCTCCTTACATATTACTTATAATAAAACAAGTGTTTTAAATTATTTTACTATGGATTTTCTTTTTCTAAATACAATTGATAAATAACATCATTTTCTTCATCAATTTCTGAGTATTTAATTGTATAAAAATCTAAAATATTAACTTTATCAATTGTATTATCATATAAATCATTATCCATATGTTTCTCAATATTTTTAACAGTATCTTTCATATAATGTTTAGCTACCTCAAATGCAAACAATTTAGCTACAAAAACTTTATAATATTCATTTAAGCCACATTCATGATAATAACAATCTGTATCTTGGAAAAGATAGTCTTGCCCATTATACCCAAAATGGCTACAGCCATCCCATTTAATTGAACAAGTAGCTAAAAAATCTTCTTCTCCAACTTCATTTGTAGATACATTCCATGATGTTGTTAATGTTATAAATCCACCAAAACTATGTGTCCAATCATGCACTTGTCTTACTATTGCTATTGGATAGCCTCTTTTATCAATCAATTCTGCTTTTATCATAAGCAACACCTTCCTTTAACTTATTTTACAATCTCAAAATAACTTTCAAATAATGTATATTGTTCATCATTATCATCTTTTAAACAAACGCATTCTCCTGCACAGCCCAGTAATTCATATGTTCTGCCCACTGTAAATCCTTTGACCTCTTTAATACATTTTAATTTCATCTTTATCTCCTCTTAAACTATTTATCATATACTGTCTTATAACAATCAAATGTAATTCCCTCATCATTTGTTTTCTTTAAACAACATTCTTCATTATCTAATAGACATATATTATTTTTATAATGCTCACAATAAATTGCTTTGTTATCTGATAATTTTATTTTTCTATTGGTGCTTAAATTCTCAATTTTGTTTTTCTTAACTTTTTTTAATATCTGATTTAATATTTTAATGATTATCATCTCCTTAACTTTATTTGCAAAATACTTTTGCTGCCACACCTATAATTAATAATAACATAGCTAAAGGTGGATAGATGAATAATAATATTAAAAATAATACAAACTAAAACATTATTAATTTCTCCTTTCGTTTTCTTATGTAAATTTTTATGTTTCAATAATAATTTTATATTACTTATTCACCTATTAGTCTTAATAAAATTCAAAATTTATATCATTTTTATATATTCAAATATTTATTATTTGTTTATTTTGAAGCTTTAAAATTATATATTGGTTTAATAATATCTATAATATCAACAGTTTCTTTTATATTTTCTATAATTTCCTCTATGTTTTTATAAACCATAGGAGATTCATCTATTGTGTCTTGATTAACTGACGTTGAATATATCCCTTCCATTGATTTTTTATATTCTTCCATTGACACTAATTCTTTAGCCTTATTTCTACTCATTAACCTTCCTGCTCCATGAGGTGCTGAATAGTTCCATTCTTTATTCCCTTTTCCTACAGCTAAAATACTACCATCTCTCATATTAATAGGTATTAATATTTTCTCGTTCTTATAAGCTGAGATACTACCTTTACGAATTATATTGTCTTTAAAATTAATATAATTATGAACTGTTTCAAAGTGATTAAAGTTGTTTAATCTTTGGTTAAATAATTTATTTAAAATAATATCAGCCATAGTTTTTCTATTTAAAGAAGCATATTCTTGACATATTTTCATGTCGTGTAGATACTTATCTCTAAACTCTCCTTTTAAATAACACAATTCTTTTTTATATTGAGCTGTTGAAGTAGTATATTTATCTTTTAATTTTTTTAATTCATCTTGAATCAAATGCTTTTTCCCATTGATTTTATATTCTTTTATTATTCTATCTTTTTCTTTATAATAATCTTCTTTACCGCTACACATATCTATTGCTATATTTTGATAATATTCTGCTACTTGTTTGCCTAAATTTCTACTTCCAGAATGAATTACTAAATATGAATTATTATTTTTATCTTTATTTACTTCAATAAAGTGATTTCCTCCTCCAAGTGTACCAATACTTTTTTCTAACCTTCTTGTATCTTTTAGATTTCTATAACAATATAAGTTTTGTAATTTTGAAAACTTTATTTTTCTTTCTTGATGTACTTCCATCCCTGAAGGAATATACTTATAAATAATATCATCTAGTTCTTTTAAATTTATATTTATGTTTTCTAATTCTACTGTTAGCATTCCACATCCAATATCAACACCAACAATATTTGGAATTACTTTATTCCCCAAATCTGCTGTAAACCCTATCACACAGCCTTTCCCACTATGGCAATCAGGCATTATTCTTATCTTACTATCTTTTGTGAAATCTTGATTACATAATTCTAAAATTTGCTCTTTAGCACTTTCTTCAATATTATTTGTATATATATTAGCTTTTGAATATCTTCCTTGTATTATTTGCATTTTATCACCCCTCTTACAATTTATACTTTATCAAATTATTTTATATTAGTCAAGTATAAAATGTAAATAAAAGAACTATTTTATATGATAGTCTTTAACAAAAGATGCAATTAAATCACATTGTTTTTCTACAGTTTTTAAAAATACATCTTTATCCTCTATCCATTTATCTAATTCCTGTTGTCTTATTGGAATAGGGTTTTGTATTATATTCATTAAATTACACATTGTTTGACTTGTAGTTAGAACTGATTCTGCTAAAGATACCCTTATGTTATTTATCTGTTCATACTCCCCTCCATACAATTCCTTCATATCTTTCATTATATCATATCCATATTCATGTTTACTCATTTATATATCCTCCTATCTATTAAATTATTTTATTTCTCTCATTTCTACTACACTAACCATTGGTATAATTTCTAAAGCTCCATTCTCGTTTTCTACAAAGAATCTACCTACAAATGGACTATCATAATTAATTAAAGTACCCCTTATACAATTAACTTGTCCTAAACCATTTATAGCATTTTTATATTTTCCACCTTTATAATAAACTATTTCATACTTTTTATTACAAAATGGTAAATCATTTTCTTCATTCTTTCTATTTTTATATGTATTATCATCTAACATTTTGTTAATATTATTTCTTATAATAGTTAATTCTTCTTCATTTAAATTCATTTGTGCCATTTTATATTTTTTTACCTCTTTATTATCTCCATCTTGTCTAATTGAAATAGTAAAACGTCTATCTTTGTTTGAATTATTGTTATTTAATTTCATTTCGTGTAAAAACAAATTTTGCTTTCTATAATTAAAATGTTCATCAGTTAAAAGATTAAAACTTGTATAATGACCTTCTTTACTAAAAGCAACTGATGGCTTTCCATTCTCTTTTATTTTATAATTAACTTTCATTAAAGATTCCTCCTTATTCACAAGATATGTATTCGTCATATGATTTTATGTTATTAAAATATATAACTTCTTCATAGCCTAATAAATAATAAGCATATTTAATACCATGTTTTTTATTTTCACATTCTTTAAAAATTAAATATTCTGACCAAGTTATCTCTCTTATATACAAATTATTTTCAATTAAATTACTTTTATGTTTTTCAAACTCTTTATAATTATTTTTGTTCCACTTGTCTACAGTACATACATCTCCATAACGATTCTTAACTATAAAAAATATATAATTATCTATCATATTAAAATCCTCCTTAAAATGTTATAAAAACAAAATTTTATTAAAATATTTGGCGAATCTTCCAAATGCAAATTAATGCTATACAATATAAAATAGCTGTTAAAAGAAATCTATATCTTACTTGTTTTACTGTTTTGTCTCCTATTGATGATATAAAAGTTATAAATACAAAGCTTAAAATTCCTATTATCATATCTATAATATTTGTTAAATTCATTTAATTTTTCCTTTCTTTATGTTTATTAAATTATTTTACAACTGACCTCCCATAAAATAAGCCTATAAAAAATCCAATTAACAAAACAAATATGTATTTATACAAAGATTATATCACCTCTCTTCACTTAATTTTTGAATTGTTACTTATGGTGTTTCTATTCTTACGCAGATACATTTCACCCAACCATATTCAGCAACTTCTTTTTCCGATGCTTTTGCCACTTCTTCATCTGTCATGTTTTCATCCCAATCACCATTATCCATTGCATCTTCAATAAGTTGTTCTGCATCTTCAGACCTGAAATATATCCTTTCCTCATCACACCAATATTCATCAACTTTAGCTTCTCCCCATGAACCTAGCCATGAACAATAATCATCACTTGCACAAACCTCATAATTCACCATAGGCACTATTTCTAATTCATGATTTTCATTTATTAAATTTATAAGAGTTTTAATGTTTGCTTGTTGATTTTCTATTTTTTTCATATACTTATTCCCTCCAATTTAATTCGCCTTAAATTCATATTATCCCCTTATAGAATTATTAAATTATTTTAAATTGCTTTAAAAGTATTATTTTATTCATACTTCTTTCTAAATATTTCCTATAATCTTATGATACTACTTTATTATTATTTTGTCAAATTATTTTATATTACTGCAACATTAATATTTGATTAGGTTTATATATGTAATAATCTGTATTTCTCATAGTCTTTTCATAACTTTCTTTCCCCTCAAACTCATCAATTACTTGTTTTTCCTTCTCAGACATATCTTCATATTTACATTTACCATAAGAAAAAGGCAACCATCCTTTTTTACAACTTCCAAAAATATTGAATTTTTTTAATAATTCTTCATTCAAAAATGTTAAATGAGTAGTGCCTTTTTTATATGTATTTATAGAAAAATATTTTGTTTTTATATTTTTAGTTTGTCTTTCTTTTTCAGCCTCATCTAATATTTCTTTTAAATTTGTATCTTCTGTTTTCCCTCCATCTAAATAATCAAATACATGTTCAATATCTTTTAATTTATCATAAAACTTCCATCCATAATCCAATCTATCACCTAGTATCCCATAAGCTGATAAAGGAATTATTATGCGTTTATTAATTTTAAATGCTGAATTACTACTCCAACCATTGTAATAATGAATATTTTTACTACATTCTTTATACCAACTATGTTGACTAGAAAATTCTTCGAATAAGCTTAAAATTGTATCCTCTACTCCTTTGACTACATTTTGATTCATTTGTTCTTGTAATTCTCTAATATTATATAAACTAAAATCATAGTTTTTTAAATCATCTAATTTTTGTCTGAATTCATATAATAGATTAGATGTTAATAGAGATGTAAATTTCTCATTATTAAACAAAGTCTCCCAATATTTGTATCTAACATTTTCTATGTATTCATTTATTAAATTATTCTTAGTTTTCTCTGTGTAATAATTATTTTTACTAGTATTTATATCTAATTTTAAAATAGACCTGTTTTTATCAAAATCATCTTTAAAAGATTTTAACATTATTGATTGTAAATTCTTATATTCATTAATTAATTTAATTCCTGCTTTAATTTCAAAATTATATTGTTGAACTATTCCTGTTAAAAAATCACCATCGATTAATGAATCATTATTTTGTTTAGTTTCTTGATTAAATTCTTCCTCTTGTTTTAGTTTCTCTAGTATAATACTATCTTTATTTTTATTTTCTATTTTTACTTGTATTAATGCAATCTCTACTTCAGTTTTTCTTTCTGCATTAACAAATTCATCTTGTAGATATTCTATATTTGCATTATATTTATTTAATTTCTTTATTAATGTTTTTCTTAAATTACTATATGGATTTTTTATGGTTTCTGCATTAATTAAGCAAACAAGATTCCCCCCATTCTCTATTAATTCTAACGCCTTTAATAAATGTTTATCTCCCTGTGAAAATGGGAAGTTAGCTATAATTAAATCATATTTTTTGAATCCATTATAAGTTAAAAAATCATCATGAATAATTCTAAGACCTTTCCCTGTTAAAATATGTCTTAGATCTTCGTCTATTTCAATACAATCGATATCCCAATTTGCTTCTCTTGCAAAATAATTATTGCTTTTTATTGATTTTATTTTATTTTTAATTCCTTCTACTATATCTCCTTTTCCTGCTGATGGCTCAAGAATATTCGACACAGTTTTAAAATCTATATCTTCTAACATTTTATTTATTAATTTTTTAGGTGTTGGATAAAAATCCTTATTATTTTCAAACATTTTCTTTGCTCCTTTATTAAATTATTTTATATTAATCAATAAAAACCTTATTTTTGTTTATCATATATTTTATCCTATTTGAACTTCATTTGCATATTTTTTCTTATCTTCATCTAAAACATGTGTATATATTTGTGTAGTTGAAATATTACTATGTCCCAAAGCTTCTTGTACATATCTTAAATCTTTAGTTTGTTTAAGATTTACAGTAGCAAATGTATGGCGTAATTTATGTGCTGTTATAGGTTTATTTATATTTGCAGTTTTACAATATCCTTTAATTACATTGTTAACCTGTGTATCGCTTATATTGAATAATTTACCCTCTGTTATACCTTCGTCTTTAATATAAGCCAATATAGCTTCTCTGGTAACATTATTAAGATATAAGTATCTCTGCTTGTCACCTTTTCCTATAATCTTTAATTTTTCATTGTTTACTATGTCCTCTACTTTTAAATTTAATAATTCACTTACTCTAAGCCCATGATTAAGTAGTATAATTACTATACAATAATTTCTCTTACTTCTGGCACTACCATCTCGAATAACCTCTAATAATTTGTTACATTCTTCTAAGGTTAAATATACAGGTTCTCTTTTTTTTATATCTGGAGTTTCTAATTCTATTGAAACATCTTCTTCTATTATTTTTGCTTTAGTTCTTAAATAATGAAAAAATGATTTTAAACTAGCTATTTTCCTAGCTCTTGATTTTTCACTGTTCTTTCTTTCATTCTGTAGGTAATAAACAAAATTATATAAATCCTGTAATGTGACAGATTTAATATGAGTATCTTTAATATCTGATATATTTATATTTTGAAACTTAATATCTTTATTGACTAATCCCTTATCTAATTTATACCATCTAAAAAACATTCTTAAATCTACTTCATATCCTTCTATTGTATTTTGACTTTTATTTTTTATACCTCTTAAATATTTTAAAAAATCCTCAACTCTTTCAGGTAATTCAGTCATTTAAAACAACTCCTTGTTATTTATATTTGTCAAATTATTTTATATTAATATAATAACATGTATTAGAAAAAATTACAAGGATTATTTTCCCTGTAATTTATAATTGCTCTAAACTTGAAATAGTTACAGGATTTATTGCTAAACCTTCTGATTGTAATATAACTATTCTATTCTTGGGAACACCCTTTTCATCAAGCACTATATCTAAAAAATCAGCTATTGTACAATCTTTTTCACTAGATTTATAAGTATATTCTTTCCCACTATTCATTATAATTTTTACTTTTTTCATAGTTATCTATCCCCCCATCTTATACTTAATTTATTATATTATACCATATATTATCATAAAAGTAACTTTTTATATTAAATCTGCTTTTTTCAATGCATTCTCCCATGAGTCAAATCTATTAATTATAGAATAATATTGTTTTACATCTTTAGCTTTAGGTATTTTCCCTAATTGAAGATATTTTGTATTTATTATATTTAATAAATCCTCATCACTATACTTTTTATTACGATTAAGTATATCTTCTTTATTAAACCCTGCTTCTACTAATGCATTTTCCCAAGTACCAAAATTCTTAACAAATATATGTTTATGTGAAAAATCTGACATACTAGGTATTTTCCCTAATTCTTGAGTTTTCTCTTTTATCATATTTAACAAATCTTTTTTTGTATATGTTTTTTTGTATTTTTTTAATTCTTTATTATCAAACCCTGCCTTTTTTAAAGCATTATCCCAACCATTAAACCTTCTAATTATAATTGTATAATTTTCAACTTGATAGGACTTTGGTATTTCTCCTAACTCATTATATTTATTTTTAATTTTTTGTAATAAGTCTTCATCACTATATTTTTTCTTTTTTTCATTACTTTTTATTTTCTTTTTCTCTGATTTTATTTCAATTCCTGCTAATTTCAAAGCATCATTCCATGAATCAAAATTTTTATATACTTCATATTGTAATTCAAATTCTGCCCTTTTGGGTATTCGACCTAATTCATTACATTTACATCTTATTAATTCTAAAAGTTCTTCTCGCGTAAATTCTTTATTCTTTTTTAATATTTGGATATCTTTATAACCTGCTAAAATTAATGCATTATTCCATGAGCCGAACCTTTTAGATATTATCCTACATTGTTTTATTTCTTTTAAATAAGGTATCCTTCCTAATTCTTTAGTTTTACTTCGTATTATGTTTAATAACTCATCATCGGTATACTGATCTCTAGATTTATAAATTTCTTCTTTCGTATAACCTGCTTGTTTCAATGCGTTATCCCAAGTCCCGAATTCTTTAACAATTGTTATATAAGATTTTACCTCAGCAGTTTTTGGAATCCGACCTAACTCTTTTGTTTTAATCCTTATTTTTTCTAATAGTTCTTCGCTTGAATATTTTCTCAATTAAATCACCTCGATAAAATATTATCATTAATAATATATTCACCAAGGTTTTGTGTTCTTATACTTAATATAATTAATTTTCAGTCTTCTTAATTGTTAATTCTAACCCTAAAGCAGAAACATATCTTAAAAACACATCTAATGTCGGAGAATTATCTATCTTCTCTAAACGTGAAACCATCTGTTGAGTTAATCCGCTTCTTTCTGCAACTTCTCTCTGAGTTATTTTAGCAGACTTTCTAAATTCGACTAATGATTTAATTAACTGATATTGAGCATTAGCCTGTTTCATATAAATTTCTAATTCAGGATTATTCTGAATAGCTTTTTCAATTTCTTCCTCAGGATTTATTTTGTGAAACATATTTTACACCTTCTTTGATGTTATTTATACTTAATATAACATCAAATCAAATTTTTGTCAACAATTCTATTGTTTTTTCTTTATTTATGATTTCTATTTCATCTAATTCATAATCGTCAGGATGGATAATAGAAGTCATTTTTTAATTAAATAAATTTTTAATTATTATTTATTTTAGATTTTATAATAACTATGGCAGTTAATGAAATATTTATTATTATAGAAATTATATTTATTATTGGTATAAAAGATATTATAAATATAATTATATAAAACAATATGAAATCACTTAATCCCAAGAAAGAAAACCTAATTCTAAAACCACCTTTTCCTAAGCTATCATCATCTTTTTCAGTTTCTATAATTATAAAATGTTTATGTTTTTTCTTCATTAATTTTATATCATCTTCATTATAGTTTTTATCTTTTAAAAGATATTTTTTAGAAATTATTATACTTATTAAATTAACTAAAAAATAAAAGATTCCATTTATTAATAAATATTGATTCATTATCATCTTCCTTTGCAATCAAAAATATTAATATACTTTTTAACTCTTATTTGAACTTTTATAATATTATCTACTATTTTATTTTTAATATACTTTATCATTTCTTCTTAAACCATGATATAAAATCAATGTTTTAAAGTATAATCATCAACTTTTTCTGCTAATTCTTGATACCTATTTTTATTTTTTATAAAATCATTAAAATTTAAAGTTTCTCTTAATAAATAATACATATCTATTGCACTTTGACTGAATATATTTATAATTTCCTTCTTAGGAAATCGTTTATCCGCTATGGCATTAAATCCATATTCTTCATAATTAACAAACCTTCCATAATTCCAACATACTTCAGTAAAAAGTTCTTGTTTTGATAAAAGCTTTTCTTTAATATTATCAGTTAGTCTTTTCATATGCATATCCATTTCTTCGCCTTTTATAACATCTAAAACTTCTTCTTGGGGGATTTCAAAACCTTTTCTGAGATATTTATACCCATTATATCTTGCATGGAACTCTGTCCAATATAAAAATAAGCCAAAGTTATTTGTTTTTTCAATATCTTCCCAAGTTTTAACATTGTATTTATTCATAAATTTATAAAAATCAAACATATGAGTTAATTCATGTATAAAAGTATTAATAAACCCATAAGTTTCACTGTTAATTTGCTTTGTGTTTATTAATATTAAAAAATTATCATTTTCTTCATTAGGACATAACATAAATCCATTGTAATTATTATATTTTAATATATTCTCTTTAGTATAAGCCTTTAATCTTAACATCTCAGTCGTATCTGCGTGTCTTTTCATTCCATCATATAAATTATTCTCAAATGATACTTTAAATTTAGGAATATCTTTTTCTTCATTTTTTACAACATAAATATCGAATAAATAGTTTATAGTCTTGTTTACTTCTTGAATATCTGTATTATTCATTAAATCTCCCTTTCTTTGTTTACATCATTAAAATCTAATATTTTTGAAGCATTATTATCATATAGCTTTAAAAGTGCTTCTGTTACTAGTGCTGAAGTATTCTCCCCCATTATTACCTTTACTTTTATGTCGTCATAATTTCTCTTACTCATATTTCATTTCCTTTCTTAGTCTAATTTTCAAAGTTGCTTTTTATAAAATTACAAAATTAATTCTACATTAAAAACATCTTCTGGAAAGACTAATATCTCTTTTTCATTTCTATCTTCCATATAATCTAATATATCTTCTTGTCTTATATATCCTTTATATACTTTTCCATCACTATTAAACCGCCTTGCAAACCATCTAGCAACATCTATATCAATAGTCCATGAATATGCTTCATTATAAGGGGCAGATAAGTCCCCTTCCCCTCTATAAATAGTAATAATATCTTCATTAAACCAATTTCTACCTGATTTATTATATCCAAAAATTTCCTCTAAAAATTCTCTTGATAAATTATTAAATCCATATTCACAAGAAGTATAAATATTTTTAAACACTTCATATTTCTGTTCATCTGGTATATCATTAAATAACTGTTGGTAGAACAAAAATCTAAAAGGCTTATCTATAAGACAAAATAACCTTATATATTGTCTATTTTCAATGCATCTTTGATGAATTCTTTCTCTTTGCTCAATTTGCTCTCGAACTTTAAAGTTAATAAAATAATCTTCACTTATATCATATAGTTCTACCAATACAGTCCCCTTTAAATAACAATATTTATATAGCTTGCCTTCTACTTTATAAAAATCATCCATATCTAAATCAAGTTTATTAATAGTTTTAATAAATTCATTAATATCATCATCATTTTCATATACTGTTATTGGTGTTAATCTTGATATATTTGAATGTTCTATCTGAAAAATATTACTTGTAAAACCCATCATTACTCCTCTAAAAGTTTATTTCTCTTTTTCGTTTGAAAGTAAATCTTTTAATTTTTCTCTACATTTCTTACAAATAATTAAATTGTGTCTTCCAAATTCAATAGCTTTAACATCTTCATTTGAATTGCACTCATTACATGAATTATTTTTAAAAATTGATTCTGTATATTTCATTTTTATACCTCCTAAAATTTGGATAAAATCGTGAATTTATATTAACATATTACTTATTTATCTTCATATATTTTTCAATTATACTTTTTGTATTTGGATTACTTTCAAAATACTTTTTTCTTGAAATATGTTTGTCATTTATTCTTAATAAATTTATACAGTTACATTTACTGCATTTTGTTAATAGTAATCCTTTTATCTTATCTATATTTTCATTGTAGTACGGTTTAATTTCTTTTAAAACTTCATTGCAACCTTCGTTTTTACAATAATCACATTTATTTTTATTATATTCATATGATTGTATTAATCTCTCTAGTAATTGTTTTCTTTTTTGTTCTTCATCAACAATGCTTTCTTTAACGGTTAATATATTAGAAATACCTATATTTTTACAAATAGAAATTAAATCTAATACATCATAGTATGCCCTATGCTCCTTTGAAGATGGGACATCTAAAAATTTTTTAACTTTTTGCAAAGATGATAGATCTTCTAAATTATTTATTACTTGATAAGATTTTTGTGCATTAATGTGAACTATATTCTTTAAAAAATCATAATTACATTTTTTCACTATACAATTCTGCTTAATTATTTTCATATCATCAGAACCCCATGTAATAATATAAAAATTATCTCCACACAGCTCTTTGAATCTATTCATACAAATATTGAAATCAATTCCTTTTTTTAAATCTTTGTCTTCAATTCCTGTTATTCTTTTGACTCTATCATCTACTTTGGTTTGATATCTGGGTTTAATATAATAGCTCATTTCGCTTTGAGGGTTTAATTGAAAATCTGTTACAATACAAGCAAATTCGATTATTTCAAAAGGCATTATAGCTATTTTACTTCCTTTTACTTGGTTATATTCTAAATCTAAAAATACTAAATTCATATTATATATTCATCCTTTTTAATAATTATATTTTTATCATTAGTATTCCCTATTTTATATTTAACTTGTAAATTTGTCAAAATTCTTTAATAAAATTTCTTCTTTTTCTTCTTCTGTATCTATATTTGGATACATTATTGAAAAACTATCTTCTTCATCTTCTTCATCTTCTGATACATATATTTTTTCAATTATCGCAACTCTTATAATTTCTATATTAGTGTAATAATCTTTATATTCCTCTAACCAATCTTTAACTTCTTCATCATCTTGTAACCAATCATAGCCATATCCGTCTCCATCAAAATAAGTGGCTAATATTGTTTTATCCATTTTTTATTCCTCCTTTTTTATATAAAATTTTCCTTTTATTGACATTTATAATATCCTCGTATTATGAACTTATTTGTCCTTCATTTCTAATTGCTTTTTACATTCAGAACAATGAATTACTGCTTTTCCTGTAATTACTCCATTTGTATAAATACAATCTCCCATAAGACTTTCATCTATAGTATCATTGCCTTTAGAACAGCATCCTTTTTCTTTATAATATTTACACTTCATATAATTCACTCCTGCAACTGTTAGTTGTATTGTGTGTTATAAATACTAATTTTTATAAACTCACACTATATTCATTTAACATATCTTCATACATTTTATCATAGTAATCATCTGTACATTTATTACAATTTCCTTTACATTCTGGTCTATTTTCTAAAGCTCCATAACAACAATTATTCATATTATTTAATCTTTTTAACGAAACCACTTTTTCTACTAATTCTTCAATATTACTATTTGCTTTATTGATAGTATCTAAAACATGAATGTCCATATTTATATCCTCCTTTTTATTTTAATACATCGTTAATAGTATTATTTAATTCAATTAAGCAATCTTCACATAATCTATGAACAAAATTCCCTATTTGAAGTTTATAAACATAATCATAAGGATAGCTTACTTTAACATCATTATTAGTATAATCATACTTTCCTCTATTATAGGTTAAGCAACCACCATCTTTTAAATCCATTTTTTCTATCTTCATTATATTACACTCCCATTTAAAATAAATTTTTCATCAAAATATTTTATTTTACTTTTACATCATTTAGAAAATAATCAGTTATTGGTGTTTGACCTTTTGTAATTTTTATTCTAATAACTTCTCTTCCTAATTTATCTTTTTCATGTATTTCAACTCTTCCCTCTATTTTATTATTAACTACAACTGTTTTACCTATTAATGTATTCAATTTTATATCACGCCTTTATTCATATTTTTTATAATATCTCTCTACAAATTAATATAAATTTCTCATTTTATCTTACTTTTTTGTTTATAGATTCAACATAATTTCTTATCATTTTTTCTGCTGATTTTGAGCCTTTACCAGTTATTTTTTTAGTTGTTTTATTATAAATAGCATCTAAATTTATTTTATTGCATATAAAACAAATATCATTTTCCATGCCTATAACATCTATTATTATACCTTCAGATACTTTAATTACATCCTTTTTCATTTATAGTTCCTCCATATTATTTAAAGTGATTTATTGCTTTTCTATACAATAAACATTTTTCATATTTTTCATCATTATCCAATGTACATTCTTGACAAATTTCATTATCATCAAATCCCATAAATTTATAATGCGTTTTTGAATCTCCTATAAAATTAATTGGATGATATTCCGCTATAAAAGTTATATTTATCTTATTTTCTATACACTTTTCAGTTATTTGTACTATTTTCATATCCCTATCCCCTTCTTTTATCTAAATAAAATCTAAAACATCTTCTTTATTAAAAACATAATAATTTAAATCTTCTTCATTTATGCACCATTCCCTATCATCTGTAGTAGCATTTATATCAATATCTGTCATACTTCTAGTTAAATAGATTTTATCTTTATCACTATTACCTTCATATTGCTCTTTTAATTTTCCTTTAATTCTTTCTATATTCTCATCTACTTTTATAATATAATTTTCATCATTTCCTATATTTTTCAATATAATATCTGCTCCATAACCTTTATTTTGTGTCTTTATATCCAACAATCTACATTTGATAAAATTAGGCTTCATTTTGTTTCTCCTTTAAATTTACATTATTAATTATTTTCATCCTTATTATACCATATAATTATTTATAATCATGCAAAAAACAAACACTTTAATTATAATTTCTTTCAATTTTACTATGTTCTTTTTCTAATAATTTCTTGAGTTTTTCTGTTTCGCCTTGTTCTATTAAATCTAAAGATTCACTAATAACAACTTCTAATTCGATTTCCCTTTCTGACACATCATATCTCATGATTATTACCTCTCTTCTTATTATTTTCAAATTGTTTTATATTATGCTACTAACAATTCATCACCAGATTTACTTAATCCTAATTTTTTATAAGTTTCCAACAAATTATCTACTGACTTCCTTGGTGCTGTTGACTTATGCGTTTTAAAATTATCCCAAAATAAAACTTCTATCATTTTTGTATCTTCATTTACTACCATAACAAATCCACCAAACCTACAAGTGAACTTATTCTTAAATATTCTTTTTCTTTCTACTGCATTTATAACTAGAGCTGTTAGTTTTCTTCTAATTATTTCTGATGAAGCATTTCTTCCTTGTTTAGCTTGTTCTTTATAAGTTTTATAAGCTTCTTTTGAGATTGAGTATATTTCTATTCCATTTATAATATCCATTTTTATCCCCCTAAATTTTCTTTGTTTTCCTTATATTACTTATTATATATATACAATTATATATTGTCAATATATTTATTAAATTATTTTATATTGATATAAAATTTCTCATTTATTATAATTATCATTACATCTAAAATGTAAACCAATGATAATTTAATATATCTTATAGTTATAATCCTTAAATGTTTTTAAATTCATTAAACAGTTTGAAAACCTTAAACAATAAGCTTTTAATAAAAAATTAGTACTAGATTACATTGCTTGTATCAAACCAATTCGTTAACAATGTAATCTAATACTAATTTTATCCTATAAATTCCTTTACATCATAATTTTCTGATTTTAATCCATCTATTGTAAATTTTAAAACATCTCTAATATCGTTTTTATTCTCTATTTTATAATCCACATACCTCAGCAAAGCTTTTACATATTCTTGATTATCCAATCTATAATATTTAGTCCATTCTTTTAGTGTTAATCCTATTTCTTGTAATCTATTGATAATTTCTTTTTCATCATTGTATTTATCTAAAAATCTATTTTTGTTTCTTTTATTAATATTAAAAATTAAATTTATACCGTCATTAGTTCTTATATCATAATCTTGAATAAATTTCACAGTTGTCAATTCATCTAGGGCATCTTTTATTATTCTGTTATAATAATAAGCTTTTTTCTTATCTATCTCTTCATTATTTTCATTTTTGGCAACATCTAAAGACAACATATCATAAAGTTTTATATATGTTAAATATTTTTCATATCCTCTGCTCCATTGATTTAATAATAAATATAATTTTTTAGCCACACCTTTGGTTAACATTAAATATTGATTATAATTGTAAATTTTAAAATAATTATTGCATATGTTCTTAAAGAAAAAATCACTAATAGTTACGCTTTGCATACTTTTTACTTGTTTAGCATCACCTATTTTTTCTCCCTTTTTCTTTCTTTTAGTATAAGAAAAAGATTTATAATCTTCTAATATTCTAAAACTATCTTCTCCTTCAAAGTCATATATATAGTCACCTGCTTCAACGTCTCTTAATCCTAAGTCACTATATATAGTTGCTTCATTTAAACATTTTACTGAATTTTCTAGTTTCTTTTTTAAAGCTCCACCATAAGTTTTATACCCTAATTCCTTAGATAATTCTTGATAAGTAAAATGAATTGTCTTAGGTAAGGATACTTTTCCTGTAGTTCTATTGTATTCATATTTAAATCCTACGTTTTTTATTAATATTCTAAAAAGGGCTAACAAAACGTCTAATTCAGCTATTGTTGGACATCCATGCTCTCCAGAACCAACTACTTTTATACCTCTCCTAACACCATTACTAATCCAATATCTTTCTAATACTTTTACTTTAGTTTTTTTCATCGAAATAAAAGGTATTACCATCAAATTAGATTCATTTATGCTTTGATTGGATTTCAAACTTATAGTCTCCACTTCTTGTTCTTCTTCTTTTTTATCCACAAGTAACAACTCCTTAAAAATCAACATTTAAACTTAATTATCAACAGATTTTGTTTATATTTTATCCACAAATTTAAAAACAATGTATTTTAATGATAATTACAATGTAATCTAATGATAATATATCATACATTTACAATGTAATCTAGTGATAATTTTTCTTTTTACAATGTAATCTAGTGATAATACAATGTAATCTAATGATAATTTTTCTTTCTTATCTATTGATATAACTTGATTTTCAAAAAGTTGTTACATACATAGAACCTTGTTTATTTATTACATAGTATATGTATATAGAGACAGGTATAGAAACAGCAATTATTTTTCTCTATTCCTATACCTATATTAATCTATGATATTAATTTATAAAATATTACTAAAAATAACTTGGTTCTATTTTATCATTTCTAATACATTTGTAAACTGGGAATCTTAAAGAAATACCTCCATTTTGATTTTTAGTTTCTTCAAAATATTGTACTTCTATTATTTTTTCTATAAAAGCATCTTTATTTTCCCAAAACATTTTTCTATCTTCATCTGTATATCCTGAACCAACTTTTACATTATGTCCTTTATAATCTATTATAAAAGCTCCCAAAACCCCTTCATTTCTTCCTGTACCTTCTTCATAACCTATTATTTTACAATCTGATGAATTCATAATTTTTACTTTCAACAAATCTTTTGTCCTTTTACACTGATATTTACTATCTACCAAATTAATCATAATACCTTCTTCGCCATTTTGTACAGCTATATTTAATAATTCATCTATTTTATTTATATCTTCTCCAACATATAGCATAGGTACTTCTTTAACCCAGTTCGTTTCTAAGCTCTCTAAGATGTCGTGTAATTGATTTTTTCTTGTTAAAGTATCATTTATAGACACACCTTGTTTAAATTCGTCTAAAGGCATCATATCGAATATATTAAATATTAAATTAGTTTTCTTAATATCTTTTTTTCTTATAATCTTTTGAGTTTCTTGAAAAAGTTGTTTACTATCTAAGTTCTTATCATTTTTCAGCAAAATTTCACCATCATATACCATATTATCTTGCAATTGTTTAGCATCTTCTATAATATCAATTAAACCTTCTATTAGTTGTCCTTGCCTTGAAAATGTTTTTATAGCTCCATTCTCTTTCACTAAAACCATTCTATTTCCATCTAACTTTGTAGTTATTATAAATTTTCCTTTTACTCTATTTATATTTTCATGATATTTTTCAGCTAACATAACATTAAATTCTGGAATAAAATTCTTATGTATTTTATTTATTGTTTTTGATGTAATTCCTATTTTTAAAGACTTAGTTACTAATTGTTTTAAAATATCTTGATATTGTAAATCTTGATTATTGATCCAATTTTGAATTACTTTTATATGTTCATCTGTTCCTGTATTATTTGTTTTTAAAAAATCCATGACATCTATTATTGTATTCAGTTTATTATCTACTTCTAATTTTACTTTTTTATTTAATTTTTTAGTGCTTATACCTGTAACTATATAAGGATTATATAAAAAGAAAAGTATGTCTTTTAATAATTGATTGTCTTTGTTTTCTTTTAATATAGTTTCTTTCGCTATTCTACTTGAATCATTACCTATGCTTTTTAATATTTCTAAACATTCTTTCAAATTATTTTTCATATAAAACCATCCTTTTATTTATATTTTTTTAAATTATTTTAATTTGACAATCAAAGCATATTTGAAAAACAAATTATGCTTCAACTATCAAATTGTTTTTATTTACATTTATGGAATATTATTTATTTAACAAATTATAGCTAACTAATCCCAATTTTCAATTATTATTTCTTTATTTTCTGTTTCGCTTTCTGTAAAAATACTTATATTACTTATGTCTTCTTCTATATTAACTATATTTTCCATTTTAATTATGTACTTGTCCATTTCTAAAAATTCATTTTTCCCCAATATCTCTATTCTTTTCAAATTCGTATTGTGTTTATAGCACATATCTTCTAAAAATTTTTCATCTCCTCCAATTTCAGATATGGTTATTCCATATCCTTTATTTCCTTTTAAATAGTTCATTAATTTTACTTCCATGTAAAAAACCTCCAATAAATCCTTTTATTTATTTAAATTGTTCTATTTTATCGAACAAGTGTTTAGTTTTAATATAGCTTTATTATAACACAAGCTAAATCTAGTAACAATTATTTTTAAGTATGTTTTTTTAACATATTTTTTATAAAATATGTTAATGAACAAAAATGTTTTAACAATATTTTAATGATATTATAATAAAAATTTAACATTATATTTTTTAACAAATTTATTTACTTTTTTTAAATTATTTTGTATAAGTATATAAAAAATAAATAATTTGTCGAATTTAGTATAAAAGTTTCCAATTAGTTCTAAGATAATACATAGAACCAATTGGAGACTAATATATTTTATATTTCTATTACATAAAATATACTTTAGTTATTAAAAACTTATAATATCATTTTTAAATAAATTATATAAATTTTCATAAATATCGTAAAGACGATATCCTGCTTGTAACTTTAGCTTTTCATTTTGCTCAATATATTTAACAAAATCTACTTTCTTTAATTTTTGTCCAGCATATTTTTCCTCTGTAAGCTTCACCATTCTATTGACGATGCCTGAATGATATAAGCTTTGAACAGTTATATGTTGTCCATTTATATCTAAAAAATGCTTAAATATCTTTAATATTCTTGATTGAATTGTTTGACCATAGACTTGTTGTCCGCTATAGTTATTCATTCTAGCATTTAACTGAGCCGTAGGTGCTACTAAATAAGGAGAATTAACTATATCCGACATGTCATGTCTTCCAGTACCCTTACCATTTTTAAAATAGTAAGTGTCAGATAATATTGTTTTTTCAATCTCATCTGAAAGAAATTCATTGCATCTTAATTGTTTAGTCTTTCCTGTATCTTGTTCTATATATTCTAATATTTTATTTTCTTTATCATACTGTTCTTTTTTAATATTAATCAAATCGGCATGATTAGTGCCTTTTACTCCTTCGTAAATTAACAATGCCATAAGTCTATCTTGTGGGTTTACCAAGTCTTGTACTGCTTCATACAAAGTTCCTTCAGTGACATACTTTAAATACTTCAGTCTTTTATTTACTAAGCCTTGTATAAATTCTTTTTGAGATATTGTATTTAACAATCCAATATCCTTTTGGATACCATAATGCTCTGTGCAAAATTTTAAATAGTCTAATATTCGGTTCTTGTATGCTATCGCTGAACTTTCTGAACTAAAAGTCATATTTTCTAATAATTTAGAGATTTCATCAAGTGTAAAGTATTCTATTGTCCTATCTCTATCTATTATTTCTTCAAACGCTCTTATTTTATAAATCTGATTTGTATAATTGTCAACGGTTATATCTTGTAAATCTTGTTCATTTTTTAAAAAATTTATATACTCTTTCTTTCTTTCATCTAGCTCTCTAAAATATAATTTATTGAGACTAGTGAAATCCCTAATTTTTTCTGACATTTTCGTTCTCACCACTTTCTTCTACTTCGCTCAATATATTTTCTAAATACTCTTCTAGTTTTTTTATATTTGTTTTACTCATTTCATTTTTAAAGAGATGCATATCTTCTAATGCACCACCTTTTTTATAATCTATTTTTTTCAAAATTGTGTCTATCTTCTCTATCCAATTAGGATCATTAAATAATTTAGCAGCTATATATAAATAACCTCTAAACATATTCATATTTAATTCGTAGCCTTCTTCTTCTGATTTTTTTTCTTTTAATTTTTTATTCTTCAACATATCTTCTATTGAAAGTTCACGATCCCTTCTTTTATCCTTATGAAAACTTAAAATACAATTGAAAAAATCTTTTAAAAACCTTTTAACTTTATTTTTTCTTATTAAATCCAGTTCATCAAGCTCAAAATGTTTTAAACCTTCTGCAAAAACATATAGAGGAGTTAGTTTATTTAATGTTTTTACATCTTTCAATTCTCTCCCTAACTTTCCTGCTAATGGACTTTCTCCTTTATTCATATAATCAGCTATTTCATTTTCTATAGTCTTCTCCATAGCTTTAGTTAGAGTTTCATCAAGAGGATTTTTCTTGCTTTCTTGGAAAATATATTGTCTAGCTGAACTAGGGTCTAAGTTCATAATTTGAATTCCCATATTTAAAAGGAATTCTTTACCTTTTCTACGACACATATTTCTAGCTAAACTTCCCCCTGTTGTTCTATGATTTCCATCTATTAAGTTTAAACTAGTATTCTTATTTATTTTTATTATAATATCGTATAAACCGTTTTCCTTATCTATTACATGAAAATCTTCTTCTCCATTTGAAGGAACATTTATAGCTATATAAGTAGGTATATATTTATCCTGATACATACTTTCAGATATTTCTTTTATAGATTTAGAAAAAACTTTAGCTTTTTCTACATAAGTTCCTCTCCATTCATATTTTTCTGTTTCTCTTTGACAATTTATGTTATAAAACAGAATGCCTTTCTCTCTTAGGTCTAAAATATAATTAAAGTCATCAACGGTACTATAGATGCCTTCTTTCATAAACTTAACATTTTTAAAAACTACTGTTTTAAAATCTTGTTCTTCTTCTACAGGTAATACTGAGTTCTTATATTGTCTTATTTCATCTTCTGTAAAATAAAGTTCTGGATTTAGATCTTTTTGTAATTGTTGTTGGAATTCATTTAATTTAGAAATGAATTCTTCATCTAATAACATTTTGTAAAAGGTTTCTGTTATTAGATAAAGTTCTCTAGTATCAAGCATATCAATTTGTATATCTTGATTAAAGAGATTATTAATTCTTTCTTCGTTTACTTTGTTCTCTAATTCTTTAATCACAAAAGGTTTTTTCATTAAAAATTGTTTTAGACTTAGACAGCCTGTGATTTCTCTTATCAATCTATCGTAATTGTAATCTTTGTTTTCTATCATATTTTATAAATACCTCCCTTTTTTAAACACTTCTATATTATAACACTAATATACAACAATTTGCAATAACATTATTATTTTTTACCTAAAACATAGAAAAAATTAGAAAATATAGGTAAATGCATGTATTTATGCTGATTTATTGGAAAAATCTATCCCTAATTTAGTTTTATCATGCTCCGCTATATGTCTTAGAGCAGAAAAATAATTATAGAATATTCCTTGTTTATGAAATTTACCTTTTGCATCCTTATTCTTTTTATTTATATGTTGTAATATAAGCAAATTATTTTTAGACGGTTCTATGAACCATTCATCTAATATAGATGATACTTTTAAAGTATCATTTACCCATTGTATTGTTAAATTATATTTACTTATATAATTGTCAATTTGATGCTTTAACAATTTTTTATTTATTTCAAGTTCATTTTCTGTTGTAATTAGATTTTCTATTGGTATTCTATATCTATTCTTCCCTTTTTCTACTAGAATAAACTCTTTTTTAAATTTATTTAAATTTGTTTTTATATATCCTGTTTTTATTTGATTATCATGTATGAATCTAATTTTATTTTTCATTTACAATACAACTCCCTTTTAATTTATTTTATTTTATAACTAATATTTAAAAATAGCAACAAAATTTAAAATTATTTTCTTTGTTGCTATCATATTTTTTATTTTGTTTATTAGTAAAAGTAATCACATTCGAATTTTGTCTTAAGTTATTAATGTTTTCAAATATCATTTCATATTGCTTATCTTTTGTTATTCTAAGTAGGTATTCATATGTTTTTATTGCTTTCTGTTTTTTATTTAGCTCCTTATAAATATTAGCTAATAAAAATAGAGTTCCTTTATATTCAGTATTAAATTTATCTTTAAAAGTAATATATCTAAAAGATTTTAAGCAAAAAGATAATGAATCTTTTAAATTATTTTGATTTTTAAATATATTACTTTTATAAAAATAATAATACCAAATCAACTGATTTTGTTCTGCTAAAGTTATTTGATTATCTCTTATTAATTCTCGATATAAATCTGTAAGTTTTTTGTTACACTCCTCGTATTTCTTTTCAAGATACATTTCTCTTATTTTCATTTTTAATAAAGTGTACACCAT